AATTCTTTTCCGGTTGGTCCGTAGGTTCTTCAGTAGCTTCTTTATCAGTAGCTTCCTTGTCTGTAGGTTCTGTACTAGCTTCTTTATCTGTAGCTTCTTTATCTGTAGCTTCTTTATCTGTAGCTTCCTTGTCTGTAGCTTCCTTGTCTGTAGCTTCCTTGTCTGCATCTGCTTTAGCAGCATCAGCTTCTTTCTTTAGACGTTCTTCTTCTTCTTTCGCATCTTTAATTTTTTGAGCTGCAGCTTTTTTATCCTCTTCAGAAGGTTCTAATTGTTTTAACGCAGCATCTTCTTCTTTAGTTTTTGCTTGAAGTTCTTTCATTCTTCCTTTTAAATCTGCCTGTTGCGCAGGATCGTCCTCCATACCAGTTTCAGCTTTTAAAATCTCTAGTTTCCCTAGTATTTTTTCTTTCTGCATTACTCGTTGTACGTATTCTCCTTTATCTTTATATCTACCATCTACATCAGCTTGAAGTTCTTTAACTTGTTCTTTAGCTCTTTGAGCTTTAAGTTTTAATTTAGCTCTTTGTTCTGCGTTAGGTGCATCATCTCCTGCTAAGTCAATTGTAGTTGTATTTAATTTAATAGCATTTACCTTTTGTTGAGCTTTTCTAGCTCTAGGGGCATGCCAAATAAAGTTCCACATTTTAGTTCCTAGTTTTGATTCAGCACCTGCTTCATTAACTGCTTCAATCACTACTGTAGATTCTGCAAATTCAGAATAAGATTCTAATACTGTACTAATTAGTTCAAAATTTGGAATTTCTTTTTCTAATTCTTCTTCGATAATATCGTAACACTCTTCGATAAAACTGTATACTGTTGTTTTAGCCTCATCAATTTGTGATGAAAGCACTTCTAAGTTATTTAAAATAGAATCTACATCTTTTAAAACATCACCTTTAAAGCCCGTTGCTGGTTTTGAGTCAACATCTGTTGTTTTATTAACAGGTACTTCATTTGCCTTTGGTTTTTGCGTCTGTGTACCTGAGATCCCGGTTTGGAATTCTTCAAGTAACTGAAGTCTTTTTCTGATTTTCATTTTTAGTATTGTTTATTTTGTATATTCTATATATCTGGTATTCCTGCAAAAATAAAAAAGGGCCCCAATGTGGAGCCCTTTTCATATTTTAGAAAGTTCTACTGAACTTAGTCCTATTATAGTTCTAAGTTAGTTACAGTAAATTTCTCGTATTGAGTTTGTGGGTGGAAACCTGCTTCAACTAATGCGTATCTAGTCTTAACAGCAACTTTCGGTGCCATTGTACCTTCAACGATAGCTTGTACTGATTCAGCCATTAAGTAAGGCATGAATACTAAACCAGGACCATTACCATCACCTTTTCTACCTACTAGGATTTCACCTTCAGCGAATGCCAAGTTAGGATCAGTGTAAACATTGATACCTGCAACAGAACCTACTGGGTAGATTGCACCTGCAACTTGGTTGAATGTGTTAGCCATTGGGTTAGGAACGAATCCAGCGATACCTTGCAATGCAGAAGCAACTTTTGCTCCAACTACTGCGAAGTTACCAGCACCTCTACGACCTTGGTTTGCGATTAAGTTAGCCGCAGCAAGGATGTTAGTTAAGATTCTTCTGTGAGCTTCAGCTCTTGTTTCACCACCGTAGTTTGAAGATGGAGTCAAGTTCAATCCAGAGATACCTGAACCTGCGATTGCTCTCATTCTACCTAAGATGTGTTTGTTGATAGTTTGAGTCAATTCGTTTACAAGTACTGATTCAACTTGTGCGATTGCGTCAACACCAAATTGTTTTAAATCTTGAACTTGCTCACGAGTTACAGCTGCAGCAACTTGGATAGTCTTAGCTTCAACTGATTTGCTGAATAAAGATAGACCCATTACTTTGTCTGCTGTGCTTTCACCTTCATTTCTTGAGTAAGGATCTGCTGACATTAAGTCACCAGTTTCATTACCTACGAAACCTGGGATATGATCTTCTAGTGCTTTAACCAATTCTACTCTAGTCTCACCAGTGAATAAACCAGCAACAGTTGAACTGTTTGCAGTAATCCATGCTTGACCAGCAGCAGTAATTTTGTAGATTTTACCACCATCGATTCTAGAATCTCCGATTAGTTCAACAGTATCACCTGTACCAGCGGCAGTACCGTTAGTATCAGTAATTGTGTGTGAACCAATAACTTTGATGTAAGTAGGAGCTTGAGCGTTGTCAATTCTACCACCTGCATAAGTAAAGTCTAAGTAAGAAAGTAGACCCATTGGACCAGCCATAGGAACTACAGGAACTAAATCTAGACCTACAGTTTGTGCAGCAACTTGCATTGCTAAAGGCAATAAGGTTGGTGATTTGTCACCAGAACCGTATTGTGCAGGGTTAGTACCACCACCTTGAGTAAATGCTCCAGGGAAAGATACTGCGCCCATACCGTTAAGGTTCATTGGACCAGGGTTGTTTGACAAAGACATAATGTTTGCATCTTCGTAAAGTTTGTGGTTGTGACAGTATTGTGACATCCACGCTAGTTTTTCTGATTCATTGATACCAGTTGCTTCCTTGATAATAGGAGCCCAAGTACCTCTGATCTCAGCTTCGTTAATTAAATTAGCCATTTTTTAATGATCTTTTTTTATTTGTTTGTTTATTTCGACATATGTGGATGTTCTGCTTCTTTCATCCGATCGTCGTGCTTTTATTATATATCTGTTTGATTTTACTTATTTGTTAAATCTTTTCTTGAATGCTTCTGCATATCCACTTACATCGTAAGCTGTTGTAGAAACTGGTTCAACAGTTGACTCAGCTACCATTGCGATCTTTTCCATTGCTGGAGCAGATTCTCTTAGGTCTCTTGTTTGCCAGAAATTAGCTACTTGGTATTCTGTAGATAATGTGTGGTATTTAGCTTGAGCCAAGATTTGAGTCTTTTTAGATTCAGATAGGTTAGTCCATGCTTCTGAATACTCAGCTGGCATTGCTTCAATAAAGTAAGGTTGTGAACCTGCGTTTTCTAAGATCAACTGAGTTGATTCCATTAGAGATACGATTTCAGCTTCAGTCATAAAACCTCTTTTTGCTACAGTTGCTCTAACTTCAGTTTTCACTGATTCGTTTAAGTTGTTGTATTTTTCTCTAGTTGTAGATGATACAATTCTAAAGAATGATGGGTTTGTGTTTTCAGCGATTGTTGCGTTTTCAACTAATGCATCAAGTTTAGCAGAGATAGATTTTTTGTAAGCTTCTAAAGCATCTTCTTCTTCGATTACTTCTAATGCACCTTCTTCACCATCATTTGCTGGAGCTGTTCCGTTAGCATCTACTGTTTTGTTGTCTTTTTCAGAGTTAGAAACTTCTGTTGTTCCAGCTGGTTCGTTAGCTGCATCTTTTGCAACTTCTTCTGCAGCAGCATCAACATCACCTTCAGCAGAGTTGTTACCAACTCCATTTTCTAGATCCGCTTCTTTAGCTTTAGTTGCATCTACTCCAACTTCTTCAGCTGCAGCATCAGTATCACCTTCAGCAGAGTTATCACCTATGTTTTCTAATTCATCTGATTTTTCAGCTTCTTCATGCTCTTTACCAGCGTCACCTACTACTTCTTCAACAACTACATTTTCGTTGATTGATTCAGCAATGTATTCAGCGTATTCTGATACTGATTGAAGATTTTCTTTTAAGTAGTTAACGTAAGATACGATACTCTCATAAGATTCTGATCCTTCATTGTGTGCTTCAGCTAAATAGTTAGCGAAGTCTTTTACTTTTGCAACTGCTTCTGCTAGATGTTCAGAATAAGAAATTCCTTGATCTAATTTTTCAGCAAGATGTTCAGCGTACTGAATAGACTGGTCAGCCTTTTCAGCAACGTGCTCTGAATATTGAATAGAATCATCCAATTTACCAGCAACGTATTCAACGTAAGAAGTTAGATTATTTACGTTCTCTACAATGTGGTCGTTGTGTGAAACTACATTTTTAATAGTCTCAGCGACCTCATCATTGCCTTGAGATGCGCTGATCTGTTCCTTAATCGCCTTAATTTCTTTAGCAAGATACTCAGAGTACTTGTTAAAGTCTTCGGCTTGTACGAATTCTGCCATGTTTTTTGATTCTTTTATTTCTGTTGTGTTTATTGGTTGTACGTTTTCAATTTGGTTTACTTCAGATGGACTCATCTCATAGATGTATAAACCATCATTCTCATCATAACCTAGAGCCTCATTAACTCTTTTAAGTTCTGCGTTTTCGAAACCTGGATCTGCTACTAGATCATAAGTAAATAGTTGTTTAATCTTAACTTGTCCGTTAGATTCAACTGCACCTGCTGCTCTAGATGAAATTTGTAGAGGAACACCAGCGTCAACAAGCGCCTTTGCTTGTCTACCTGCGTCAGTATCTAAAAGTCTAATACGACCTCTGACCTGCTTGCTGTCTTTATCATAGTGAAGGTCCTCAATTACGTGTGATACATTCTTTAGGGAAATATCGAAATGTGCTGGATGGTCTAACTCACCTAAAAGCTTAGAAGACTTAATTTTAGCCTGTAAAGCTTCGATCTGCGGAAGATATTCTGCTTCCGTATAGATTCTGTTATTTCTGTTTCTTTGATCAATTTGACCAAAAACACCTTCCAAAACATATTCTTTCTTTTCTGAACCGTTTTCTGCAGCAGCTACCGAAAGGGCAGATGACGACATCTCAACGATAAGAAGATTGTTCTTATTTTTCATTTTTATATGTTTCTATTTTATTTTATATATCTTAGTAGATTATGCAATTATCTGATTATACTCCAAGGCCTGCAAGTGGATCCTCTTCACCGCCACCTTTTCCAGCTTCTTTTTCTTCTTCTTTCTCTTTTTCAGCTTTCTCAGTCTGGAAATCATTGAACATCTTCACTAACTGATCAATTTCACCTTCTGCAAATGCTCCTTCACCATACTCATCATAGAAGTATTGTTTGAATTCTTTCTCAGTAGGTTTGGCATTAATAGCACCTAAAATTTCAGCTGCTTTAATTTCAGAACCAGAGTCCAATGTTACATCATCCACATAAACTTCAGATTCTTCTCCTGCTTTTAATGCGTCTTCCTGTACTTTTGAGTTCATATATGACTCGAATGTTTTAAAGATTTTCATATTTTATATATCTTCTTTTTTAATGATTAGAATCCCATGCCGTTATCAGGCGGTGCTGGTGCTTCAGCTTCTTCTTTTTTAACCTTTGATTTAGCAGCTTCATTACCTCTAATATCATCATCTGATAGCTTCAAGTATTTCTTAACAAGGAACTCTTGATCGAAGTAGTATTCTTCTTCCATAGTCTCTTGGTTAGTTGTCATCAATGAATCTCTCATACTACTGATAAAGTCTAGACGCATTTGCATAATCTCCATATTCTTCATTTCAGAGAATACGTTTTCTTCGTTGAATCTAATTGCAACCTGTGTTTTAAATTGTGCATCATCAACAAATTCTGGGTATTTTAAACACATTTGAATGTACAACGGTTTAATCATAACCTCTTGGAAAGTTGAACGTAAACGTTTAATGAACTTACCAAATTTGATCTCATCACGAATCATACCATCTGCTGCCAAGTTAAATTCTCCACCACCATCTTCGTATAAGAATCTAGAGTAAGGAATTTTAGAGACATGTTTTAATTTGTCTGAGAAATATTTAAGTGCTTCAGTATCTGATAGATCTGGACCTTCACCACCTAGAGTTTCAATTTCTGGTGTCTCACCGTCTTTAGAAGGTAACCAATATTCTTTACTAAATTGTAGCATTGGTTTACCATCAGTTTGTAATGAACCTGATTCCCAATCGAAATCAACTACTTCTTTATAAGAGTTCATTAGTTGTGCTAATGATTGTTTTGCTCTTGTTTTAGATTTACCACCAACTGGGATGATAAACTTCATTCTAAATGATGCGTTTGTTACAGCCCAAATTACTCTGGTATGTTCCATAATACGCAATAAGTTAAATGCTCTGATTAATCTTTCAACATAAGATACTCTTGATGCTGTAGTAATAGATGAATAAGAGATATAAATGATTTGTGAATCATATAACTTTCTTTCTCTTCCTGGATCATCTTTATATTGTACCCATACTTTCTTACCATCATCATGGTTATAACCTGGTACTAATGTAATTGGATCTAACTCTTTAAAACCAATCACCTCTTTTTGATCTGGTGAGTAAATAATCTCAAATGATAAATAACCATCGATCAAAAACTTTCTATAGAAATACCATGCTGATTGATCTGTATTAAAACCAAAATAGTGGTAGATCTGTCTAAAATATTTGTTTAAGTCTTTCTCAACGTTTTCAGATATATCTAATCCTAGGATTTCAGGATAACAAAAGAAGTTCTTGTCATCATACACAATAGTTTCATCACATAAAATATCTAAGATGTCTTCAATCTCATCATTCTGTGAGAACTTTCTAAGTTCATCTCTTCTGGCAACATATTCTTTATCAAAGAATGGGATATTTTTCTTAAGATTAATATCCGTCATTGACATCGCTGCAAATGCAGAGTAGATGTCATCATTATCTAAACCTAGTGGATTGATCTGGCCATAGCCGATCTGTGCCTCCATTGGTCCAATCGCTTGTGATTGTCTAAGTACTAGATCGTCGTATCTCATACCAAACGACGAAAGTGTCTTTAGCGCATTTGAAATGCTAAAGGGTCTCGTGTTGGTACTTAATGGACCATTTCTTTTTTCATTGAATCCTGCCATAATAACTTATTATTGTGTTCTTTTTATATATCTTATTTTTTGGACTGTCTTTTCGACTGTCTTTTTGCTCTAGCTTTATAGTAATCATCAAACATTTGCTTGATAACTTTTTCATTAATTCTTATAGATGGATCAATGCTTTTTGGTTCTATTAGATTACAAAGTGCAATATAGGACCATCTTTCATACGCCACTGCTTTTTGGTTCATTTTTAATTGTGGTATGTATTGTCTAATTGCAAAATCATAACCGAACTGCATTAAGAACTTCTTTGCACTTTCATATGTAAATCCATTAATAGGACCTTGTAACTTTGCATTCTCTGCAGTTTTACCAGATCTTTGTTTCTTTATAAAACCCTCTTTTTGTTTATAAATAGCGTCTAATAATTCAATCCTTACTTTTGAAGGTAATAGATTTAAATTAATACCAACATCGTTCTTTTGGTCGCTAGGATTCAGTGCTAATACTACTGGATGTCTATCCCACCAAGGTAACTCTTCTTTATGCTTAGGTTTCATATAATTAAAGACATAGATCATACCAGGTTTAAAAGGTTTCCTAACACTGGCAACTGTATTGTCTTTTAATTTTGCAGCGCCACGCTCAAACCAACCTTCTGCTTCTTTTATTGCAGCGGCTCTACTACCGTGCTTTTTAAAAAGTTCTTGTATTTCGTCTTTAATTACGCCCATTTTACTTCAATGATTTTTCAGTTAATACAATAAACCGCCAACCGCGGTTTGAAGCATAAGCCTTTGCATATCCATATTTATCTCGGTTTCTAACATACTGTTCTGCAAGATATTTATAAGATTCCAATGCCTTCTTTGAATTTTTCATTGGAGGTACTGGTTTCTTAATCTGTGCTTCTGGTTTTATTTCAACTAGAAACTCTTCAACTCCATCTTCAGTTTTAGTTTTCATATAGAAGTCTGGATAATAAGTATGTTCCTTTTGATCTATTGAAGAGATGTATTTAACTTGAACTGGTTCACTAGCCCATGCAACAACTTTTTCTTTAGTGTCACACATAATCATAAACTTACGTTCCCATGAACTTCTATAAATGATAGGTGTTGTACCTATGTACTTCTCTGGATTCTTAGGATTATAATAGCCTTGAATAAATCCACTTTTTGTAGTAGGTTTAACCTTCTTTATAGACATTCTTAGATATTGAACATGCCACCATCATTATCACCTGTGTTGATACGATCGATTGACATTGTATTTTTATATTTTACCGGGTGGATTTTATTCCAACCTTTAGCATAACCTCGTTTTGCGATCTCTGTAAAATATGCAAATGCGTTTGTGTACTTTGGATTAAAACCTCTCCAGTATTTTAATAAATCCAATAAAGCGAATTGTAGACAATCTTGTCGATCGTCATTGTTTACGTAGCTTAATTTGTTAATTGCCTTTTCAGCTAGTAAGATTAACATCTTTTCTGCTTCAGGTGTAAGTTTATTCTGCTCAATAGACAATACGATCTGATCGTATAAATCTTTGTTATTCAGGTATTGTTTTTTTCTAGCCACTTTATGTGTTGTTAATGTATTTAGTATTTATATGCAAAAAAACCCGTCTGTTTCCAAACGGGTTCCTTATATTAATTTAGTGTGAGTTACACAGTTTCTGTAGAAGGCATTTCAATTCTAAATTTCTCAACTCTTACTGGATTGTCTTGAATGAAAACTGTTAAAATATCTTCTTTACCTGCTGAAGTATAATCTAAGGCATCTACTTTAATTTCAGTACCTGTAGCATATTCTTCAATTTTAGTATTTAGGAATGCAGTGATAAAACCATCGTTTCTAGTTAGATTTTCTTCTTCTTCTAAACCTTGGATTTCAGTACTAATCTTATTGATTTCTTCATCGATCAACAAATCTGCTGCTTTAATAGAAGGGATTGTTTTATTTGCTTCAGCTAATCTACCTTTTTGATCTTTCAAGAACGAAATCATTTCGTAACGCATGTCGATCTGACCTTGACGGTTAGCTGTCTTGCTTTTAAAGTGTTCTAAGATGTCTTCAACCATGAAAGATACATCTACACCAGTCTGTTCAGCAACGTAATCTACGACAAGATCTGCATGCATCTTCTTGAATGTAGAAAGCTTAGTTGCTTCATTAATTCTGTATACGAAGATATTGTTTTCTGATCTCATTGTCAAAACCTTAACATTTTCATCAATTGATTCTGTTAAGAATTCTAAACGTACAAACTTATTAAAGTTCTTTGCTGCATATTCAAATAAATTTAAAAGATTTTTATCTTCATATTTAATTGCTGCCATTGCAAATGCATGTTCAGTTAAACCGAAATCAGATACAAAAGCATCTGCGATTTCTCTACTGCCCATAAAGAATTTGTTATCTTCTGCAACATATTTAAAATGAATAGCCAACGGGCCATTTTTAAATTCTTGAATTGCACCTTCAGTAAGTTTGATTTCATTCTCAACTTCTGGTAAAGCATTAACTTTATTCTGTAAAGATAGTTCTTTTTTAGTTTCTGTTAAGAAGCTTAACTTTTCTTCAAGTTTAAACATCTTCTCTAGATTTTTAACCGCAGTTTCATCTACTTTAGTGATTTGCGATTTTCTGTTCCAATCATAATAGAATTCAATACCATTTTCGTTGATCGTAAATGTTTTACTAGCTTCTACTAATGCATTAAATTCAGGTGTGATATTAACGAACTCCTGGATATGATTACCGGTCATTTTAAAGTTTTGACCAGCAGCATGGAATACATATCCATGACCATGTTCCATTACAGGTGAGATCGTATATTTTTTAACTTCTGCCATTTTGGTATATTTTTGTTTTTTATATATATCTTAGTTTTTTACTCATTGAACGGTAAGTCTCTACCGGTTACCTTATAGTTGTCTCCTAACAAAGGTTTCTGATTTTCTGAACTCTCTTTAACTATATCCGATGAACCTAATGTAAACATTCTATTAGATTCAGGTCTTCTACGTGAGATTCGCTCAATAAATTCATCTTGTATTGCAGGTTCTACTAGATCACCAGGTTGAATTACATGGTTTTCTGCAGTCAAAATCCATAATCCCGTGTTGTTACATTCCCAAACACTGTTATTACTAGAGAAATATTTAGTACCTTCAGGTGCATACGTGATATTGCCGCTTGCATTTGGATCTTCATAAGTTCCAAAAATATTACCGTTAGCGTATGTAGAAATTGTGACTTTCTTATAGATGTCTTCTTCAAAATCAAATGCTGGAATAAATGAATTTACTTCAATTGAAAAGGTTACTTTATGTGCACCTTTGTCATCAAATCCAAATTCAATAGGTCTCTCTTGTCCGTAATCATCTGGCATTGCATATTCCGATGCGATTCTATATGTACCGTCTTCAATATGTCCAGCATCAACTTGAAAGTTGTTTGCCTTATACATCTTAGTGATTAAAGATTCTGTAACCTTAAACATATCCAGTTGACTTTCTAATAAGATCTCAATATCGATACCGATTACAATTGGAATCATTTGAAACTCAGAAACAAAGCCTTGTAAATTACCTTCTTCATTAATTCTAGTATAATGACCTAAATTTCGTTTGTTAACTAATTTAGATGGATCTACAGAAAGAGAAGTTAAAGTTACAATACCTCTTGGAATCCTATCGTAGTTACCATTTGCTTTACTTGGATCTGGATCACAATTCTCACCATTTAATGTGCTAAACAAAAAGTTATCTCTCATGAAATTCTCATCACCTGAAATTGAATAATAGAAAGGCACGTCAACGATTACACGTCTATCATTAGTGATCTGCCTAGCAAAACTTAATTTTTTATTTAAGTCTGCTAGTAGACCAATCAAGATGTGTCTTATAACACTGTCATCTTTATTATATTTTAGGTTGTAAGTTGCCATATGTTTTAACTAAATGTTAATGAAATTGGTTGACCAGAAACAAATGATGCTGCTGATGTTACTGTTTGTGTAGCTTGTCCAGTTTGGATAAAAATGAATTCATTTTCAGTATCGACAAGGAATACACCAGGCGATGTACTCGTATATGTTACAGCATTTGCACCTTGAGTTATAGTTATTGTACCACCATTAGTCGACAATGCTGTAAACTGAGTTGTATAATCTACACCAGTACTATCACTTAAATTAAGATAAATTTCATTAGCACCACCTACTTTATTTGGATTAAATGTTTCAGTAACTACATTTTGATTATCTCTGATCAAGAATACTGCGTTACCTTGTTGAATTGGTGGCGCTGCATTTAATGCACCTTCATCACTATAGAAGTACCAAGAACCTGATCCTGTTCCACTTGTACCTGAAGTTCCACTTGTACCTGAAGTTCCACTTGTACCTGAAGTACCATTTCCAGCACCGCTACCAACTATAACATTAATTGAATCTGCATTAGCACCTGTACCCCATGTATAAGTATAAGTTCCATCTACAAAACCTACACCTGCTAAAGTTTGATTTCCAAATGTTTGAGTACTTGTAATTTGATCTCCGGTAGTATAACCTACAGGAACTACTAAATGATGTGGTGGTGCTCCTTGGTAGATAACACCTAATATATCACCACTACTTGAAGTTGAACCAAATCCATTCATTCCTGTTCCAAAATTAGAAGGAACTGATGTGAATCCCGAATACTCATCATAATATGCTGGAGTTGAACCCATTGCCCACGTTGCAGTATTAATTCCCATACCACCACCACCGAATGGCCCGTTATTAGTAGCAACTAGAGTTAAATCATTAATATTAAGTGTACCAGTAGTTGTCATAACAATATCAGATCCAACTTGATCGATAGTTATTGTTAATCCACTAGTAGGCGGTGTACCTGAATCTAAACCAAAAGAAGTCCAGAAACCTGCATTGATAAGTGCATTTTTTGCTACTGTTGTATCCGCTGTTGTATATGTAGCGTTTAGAAGTTTATTTGCTAAAGTAATAAACGAAGCATCTGTTTTAGCTGGAGATCTCCAAAACCCAACATATGCTGGTTGTCCATCTGCACCCATTTGAGGTTGACTAGAAGATCGAGCAACAACATATCCGTTGTCTTCGTCTGGTCCATTCCACCATTTTAAGTTAGTAGCTTCAAAACCACCGGTAGGATAACCTACCGCTAGATTTGTAAATTGTTCGGTACCTGCTATATTAGGTCCTAAATTTTTTGTAAAAGGTCTGGCAGTTGCCATAATTCTAATGCTTTATTTTTAATGATTATAAGTATCTTGATGCCATTCTCTTCCAGTTCGATAGACCTGCTAGTTTAAAACCTGCAGCTTTTACGAATGTTCTCATTGAGATGTCTTTTGCTTCTTTCATGAATTCAAAGATCTCCTCTTTGTCTGCTATCGGCAATTCTCTTGGCTCTAAATGAGGTAGAAGGATTTTCATACGTTCCATTAATGTAGCATCATCTGGATCTACGTCAATTAAGATTGATCTTGATCTGATTGCTCCATCTGGATCTGCTACGTCTTTCTTCAAGTTTGAGATGAAGATTACACGACCTGCAAATTCAAAATAAGCTGGTACTAAACCTGACTCAAGTGCATTAAATTCTGCTTCTGGATTATCTGCAACATCCAATGGATCAAATACAATTGAAGATTTCTTTAACCAACTGATTTTTCTAATCTTCTTAGTATCTAGGGCTGCTTTTAGCATGTTTCTACCATTCTCATCACGGAATACAGAATCACAGTCATCAAAGATAAGTGTTTTATTTCTGTATTGGTACATTTTCTTGTACATCATGATTGGTGAAACCGCACCAGAAACTATGATATAGTCATCTTCATCGATTAGACCTTCGTCTTGCATTGCTCTTTCAACGTTGAAAGTTTTACCAGTACCTGCACGACCAGAGATAAACAATGAGTTGAATGCTCCAGCAGCAACTCTTCTTGAGATTTGGTAAATATCTTCCATAGTCTCTTCAAAGAATTTAACTTTATCTGTTAAAGTCAATTCATTTTCTTGTTCAGCTTTACCTGGTGCTTCAGTAGCACTTAAGTTTCTCTTTAATTTTACGATTGCTCTATATGGAATGCTTAGTTCTTCTGCAATTTGTGTTGCAGGAGTACCAGATGCTAACATAGATTCAACTTGCTTAAGTTCTGGTTTGCTAAAATTGTATTTGCTTGATTCTTCAACAGCATCATAAGCCTCAGTAACTGAAGCAGCATAACTTTTATCATTTACCATTAAGATAAATTCATTTACTAATGATACGATTGGGAAATTGTCTGAACTTACACTAAAATCTACTCTACCAGATGCATGATCCGCTGAGTATTCTAATGCACCAACTAATCCAGGAACTCCTGGCATTGTTCCAGTTACTCTGAATGCTGCATCACTTTTATTTGAGTAAAAAATAATACCTTCGGTACTAATTCCATCAACAGTATAATAAACTGTGAATGGGAATTTCTTAAAGTCTAGACTAGTCTTCTTGTTAATAAAACTTGCAATTGCATCTGCAGCTTTATCTAATCTTGGATTGATGTCTACTGTTTTAGCTTCGTTAATAAAGCTTTCAAAATCTAAAATTTTCATGTTATTATTGGGTGTTTGTTTTCTTTTATATATCACCCAAAAAATTACTCTATATTTTCAATAGTAAACTTAGAAAAGCCGTTTTCACGGTAGATTTGAATCTTTTTATCGAAGATCTCATGTGGCAACACTGTATGGTTAATTACAAACGTGTTGATCTTGTTTTCTTTGATCACTTGATTTAAGATTTTAAGCATATTGTAGATACCATCGTGATCTACTGAACTAAGCAATTCATCTAGGAACAATAAGTTCAATTGTGGGAATCTCAGTTTCAATATTTTGATAATTGCGATCACAATAATGAAGTCTGCTTTCTTACGTTCTCCAGTTGAAAGTGTAAGTGGATTAATATCTTCGCCTAAGTGATTGATGATACAGTTAAACTTCTCATCAAATCTAATATGGAATGGTAAGTGCATGGTTTGACCCATTGCAGCAATATTTGCATTTAAACCTGGTAAGATCGTTTTAACTGCAAGATTCTTTACACCATCTTCACCTAAAACTTGTTCCACTATTTCCATGAAATTATAGTCAGATGAGATTGTATCTTTCTTATTAGATTTTTCAGATTCGCTCTCTTCAAATTCTTCGATAAGAGTTTTAAGGTGATCAAACTGACCATCAGTAGCATCGTTCTTAATTTTTAGCAACTCATTCTTTAGAGTTTGCATATTGTATTTAATATCGGATGCTCTATCCGTGATCGATTTCTTCTGCTTTTTTAACTCTTCAGCAGCATCATGGATTGAATCCATCTCAGTTTTATAGATTCTAATCTGATCAGTATCTTCTGCTATCTTTTTAGTAAACTGGTCTTTCTGTTCAATATGCCATTCTGAATCCAGATGCGTTTCACATGTTGGACATTGACCTGCTTGGTAAAGATCTAGCTTTTTCTTAAGGTGCTCGATCTCATGTTTAAGTGAACTAGCATCATTTCTAACATCTTCATAAGATTCTTTCTTAAGTGCAAGTTCAGTATCTAACTGATCCATCTCAGCTTTCATAGACTTAGCAGTATCATTTAATTCTACTAAGCTATTTTTAAGCTCATCAATTTTATCTTTATTCTTTTGTGAAGATTCTTCTAATAAAGTATTTAATTTATGGCGAACTGATTTAATGGATTCCATGATCTGATTTAACTCAGATTCATAAGTGTCCATATCCATCTTTAAGATCCTTCTCTCATTCTTAATAAAGGTCTGCATATCATTCAAGATAGAAAAGCCAAACATCTTATCGATGATTTGCTTTTTATCAGAAGGTGACATTGTCAAAAAAGATTTAAAATCGTTAATTGACAATATGATGATATTTTTAAATACGTGGTATGGAATCCCAAACACCTCTTCTTCAAGGTAATCTTGTACTGACTTTTTACCAGCACGATCATATTCAACTCCGTTGATTAACACAGAGAATTTATTAGGCATTAAGCCTCTTTCGATTTCAACATTAATAGTTCCGCATTGAACTCCGATCTTAACCCAAAGTTCTTTGTTGATTCTATTCGGTAAGTCTGAAAGCTTTACACCTTCTACTTTACCATACAATGCATATATAATTGCATTTGCGATAGTGGTTTTACCATCGCCATTTTTGCCTAACGTTAAGAAAAGTTCAGATTTGTCCTGATCGAATGTTAGTTTTTGTTTTTGATTCCCGTATGATGCGAAATTCTTGAACTCTATGTAGTCTATTCTCATTGCTCAATATCATAATTATAAGCACATTGCGTGTATAGTTGTTTTAGCTTCTGTTTAAGCTTTTGTTTCACTTCGTCATCAACTTGAATGCCATCTACATAAACATTACATAAATTTAAAATATTGTAATTCTTGTACATCTCTTCGATTGCATCAATGTCATGGAAGTCTCTATCTATAAAGTTCTCTTCTTGATAGATGTTTGGTTCTAACTTTCTACTAATATGCTGGATTTTACCAACCAATTGAGATAGTGCGTTTGATGTTGCAATTTGACTTGGTACATACAGATCCACAAAGTTATTTCTAATCTGCTCCTTAAATTTACCTAATGGCATTTCAAAGAGTTGTGTGATGTTGTATTTTAAAAACTTAGGAGATGCATGATTCTCAAAGAAAGTCTCATGCATGGTCTCTAAATCAACCAGGTCGAAACCTTTAGCATTGTTAGCATCTGATCTTGTTAATTGATATGGAGTTCCTACCATTAGCAATCTACCTCTTTCTTGTCTATAATGAATATGACCGCTATAAACTCTAGTGTATTTTGTATAGATGTTGCTATCTGTACCGTGTTCATTCTTTACCTTTGAGTTCAAATAAATACCTTTAACTTCTGAGTGACAGAATACTATTTCTGCAGTTGGATAATTAGCCAATGTTTCTGCTTCATGATCTGAATCTCGTCTCCAAGGCATCATTAAGATCTTTCTACCGGACCAAGTTATAAGTTCTGGTTCTTTATATATTTGCACATTTGGGATCCACTTTAACGTATCAATTGATGTGATTTCATTTGACTTTTTAGCCCAAATGTCATGGTTACCGCAAATAATATGAACTGGCAGAATCTTACCTAATCTTTCAAATAGATCTACTGCATAATTTAGAACCTTAATATTAATAGATTGTCGGTTATCAAACGTGTCTCCAACTTGAACCAAGACATCTCCTGGTTGTACATTCTTTACTAAATTAGGTATGAATACCTTTTCAAAGAATTCTTGTTGAATTTCTAGCCATTCTTGTGAATTAGCTCGTACGCCAAAATGTAGGTCTCCTAGGACCCACACTCTTTTAGCACCTGCTTTGATTACCTTTGCTTCTATCATTATTAGAATAATTTTTTAATGTTCTTTTTCTGTAAGATTCCAGTTCTAATATCCAATTCTTGGATTAGATCTTCTTTGTACACGTTTGATAATGAGCTATAAAACTTGTCGGCTTTAATGTCAAAATAAATGCATAATTCTGAGAATACATCGATGCGGCTATATTTAGCAACCATCTCATCGATTATGAAACCATAGATTTCATTGATGTCTGCTTTCTTAAGTTTTGTACATCTGCCTAGATCGTCAACATCATTAAATGATTTGAATCTAGAACCTTGTACTAGTGAATGGATTTGTCTAGCGATCATATCAAAATGGATCCTATCCTCTTCGTCCATGCTACCTCTAAAATCTGATTCTACCTCAAAACTCATGTTTGGGTTTACATCATATTCAGGTGCATCGAAACTGTTGTTAAAAATTTTGTCGTGTGCCATTTTAAATGCTGTGTATGTTTGAATTTGTAATTTGATCTGTCTCTATTAAACGCATATAATTATAATCGATATTTAATTTACATTTAACACCTTTACCTTCACCATCCCTGATCTTTAGGATTTTAAGCCAATACTCTAGATTTGCTTTCATGATGTCGTCTTGAATAATACCTAGCATAATATCTGCAGTGTGTGAAAGACCTGCAGATTCTGCAACATCACCCATTGAAATATCTGATGAATTATAAGCGCCTCTAGTAATCTGTGTTGCTGTTACAATTAACCAGTTGTTACGAATACCCATTGCTCTAAGATCTTCTGCAATTTGCTTGATCTTCATATAAGTATTTTCCGTATTTGGGTTTCTGTAGTTTGCCAAGATATTGATGTAGTCAATTACAACTGCACCAATCTTAATTTGTTTCTCCTCTTCAATTTGACTTACATAAGCTTCAATATCTAATACTGTTGCTTGTGAAGTAGGAAACTGTTTAACAAATAATTGACCTGGAGGTGTAAAGCCAGTACCAACCGTTTCTAATCTACGTTTGATGTGTTCTTTATTCTTTGACTTCTCAGCATAATCATTAATGTTAATGCTTAATAGATTAGAACCGATACGTTTAACGAATTTATGTGCTGCCATCTCCGCAGTAACTACTACAGTATTTGTACCCATTTTAACAAAACTTGCAGCATCATTTGCTAAGAAGATTGATTTACCGATATTCTGTTCACCAGCATAAACGATTAAGTTTCCACCTTTGTCATATCCACCAGATAGCAATCTATCGATGAAGTTATAACCAGAACTAACTTTATCAGTATCTTTCTGGTCGTGTGCGTCTGGATCAAAGAAATCTAAACCTAAATCTGAATTGAAGGTTAGATTATTACGATCGTTGATTAAGCTTTTTACCTTTTGGATAATACTATCTGCGTTATCTGGCGTTACCTGAGTTGTTTTAATGAACTCAATTGTATCAATCAATGAAGTATCGAAGGTTCTCCACTTAATCCATGATTCAGCAGTTGAGGTTAACCATTCGTCATCATACTGGTCTAGATCTGTATTAAAGATCATATCCATCATTGAATCGGAAATCTTATCCTTGGCTTTGCTTGAATGCTGAACAAGAAGTTTTAATTGCTCTTTGGAAGGTGTCTCATTAAACTTTGCATAGAACTTATTGGCAAGATAACTTAACACATCGATTTCTTCAGATGTATAATATCCTGTCTTTATCGTCTGTAAATATTTAGGCTTATGTAGTGATAGCTTAAAAAAGATCTTCTCAAATTCTTGTCCGAATTGCATATTTTTATGTTGTTATGTTCTAATTAAAGTGACGTTGCGTCATCAAACGGATTGATTAAAATCTTATACGCTTGTTTTCCGTCTTCATTGCACGTTTGTTCGATAAGACCTAATTTAATAAGTTCATCTAATGATTGTATGAGATGATCTTGTTCTGTTTCTGGAAACCTATATGTTTTCAATGCATGTAAAGTGAAAGAACCTTTGTATCGGTCCGGACTTTTCACACACATTCTAACTTCATTATATAGAATATCAAAACTGCCAGGATAACCCGGCAGTTCTTTTTCTATACCCAAGATATACTTAATAGGTATGTTGTCTTCGTTAATCTTCATCACCGATTTCGATTAATTCTTCAATATCGATCTCATCAACTGATGTGTTATAATTAAAGATACTGTAAATTTTCTTATCGATCTTCTCAAGAACTTCTTGTGTAAATACTTTTTCAGTAAAGAATTCGTGGTTTTGTACTACTTCATCTAAGTGTTTACAGATCCAACCTCTTGCAGTTGCTTTAGGTACTTTAACACCTTTCTCGATTGATCCTTTAGCAATACCGATTTCATCCCAGTCAATGTATTGTTCTAGACCTACAAATCGGTTCATACCTTTTGAAAAGTCTAAGTGGAATTTAACAGGAGTTGGTTTTGCGAAACGATTCTTGTTTGGTTTTGCAGTTACAATGATACCAGTCTTTTCTCCACCTTCTTTAAGTTGTGCTTTGTTCAAGAACAAAACGATTGAAGCTGCATACTCAGGTCCAGTTCCACCACCAGCAACTTGACGACTAATAAAGTCTTGTGTTTGGTATGTGTGGTTTGTAAATAAGAAAGGAATCTTAAGATCTGCCATTGGTGTCATGATAATTCTAAAGATTGATTTAAGTACTTTAGATCTAGTCATGTCAGATTTATCTGATCCAGAAGCTGCATCATCAATTTCTTTTTGTGTTGCCAAGTTACCAGCAGAATCTAAAATAATCATTACTTTAGGAATGCTAGCTCCAGCTCTTTTAGCCTCTTGCATTCTTCTAGTAATTGAAGTTACTGAAGTTCTAAATTCTTGTACCGTGTTGATTGGTTGGTAGTTTACTTTAGTAGTATCAATACTGAAGTTCTCCATTAAAGTTTTATCGACAGCTGCTTCTGAATCATAAAAGATTACATTGTAGCCCATGTCGATTGCTCTTTTAATAGAGTTAAGGATTAGGTATGTCTTACCAGTTCCTGAAGGTCCTGCAATTGAACAAGATCTATTATTAGGCCAACCACCGAAAAGTGATCCGGAGACACATGCGTTTAAATTGTAATTTCCAGTGTCGATCCATTCTGTAACTTCACTGAAATTTGATTGATCCATTACGGATCCCATTGGGTTTAACTCTGCCAACTCTTTGTTGATGTCGTCAAAACTGAATTCTGATAGTTTCTTTGCCATAATAGTTTTACTCTGCGTTTGGAAATAGTTTATTTTCTAAGTCTCTTAATTCCTGTAGTTCTGACAGAATGTCCGCTGCTGCATTTTTCAGTTCTACCATTCTAAATTCAATATCACTTAGTTTAGTGTAGAGCTGTTGATATTTTGCGACATGCTCTGCTTGTTCTGGTGTTAGATTAAGATCCATGTTGATTTTTTTGTTCGAGTTCAGTGATAAGTTTTCTAACTTTATCTCCTAATTCATAATTGTTTGGGTGTGCTTTTGCAAGTTGTATTAACTCGTCAAGAGTAACTGTGATTTGCGATTGCTCTTCCATATTATTCTTTGTCTTTGTTTTCGTAATCCTCGTTGTAATCTTCGATAGCTCTGTATTTTTGTAAGTAGCTTTGGTATGCGCCAAACATAAAATATGCAAATCCACCAATAAAAATTACTTCAAGTACTGTGGTTCCATAAGATTTAACTAACCAGAAGAAACCGGTCATCCCTAATGTGATCAATAAGAAAAGTCCTACTGTTGATAAAAGGGCTTTGAATTGTGGTGTTTTAAAATAACTCATAATTAAAAAAGTGCTGATGCGTAAATAAGATTAGTGTCTAATGTTTGAAGACCAATTGCTGAAAGAACTCTATTCAAAGGATCGATCATTGATTTCTCGAATTGAATGTCATAATCTACAGGTGGTGCAAATTCATAAGGATGTTCGTTAGGTAGATATGCATACATCTCTGATATTGGAGACTTGCAATGATAGATCTTTAACTTTTCACCGTTATTAATTACCTTATATTTGGTCTTGTATTTTGTGTTGTTATTCAACAAGTAATTGTAGTAACCTGCTGCTTTTACGTTTGCTGGACATTTAAGTCCAATTTGAAGTTCGATCTGATCATCCACAATATACTTATCAATGTTGTTTGTTCTCTTATTAAAAGAGATGTCATCGATATTTGCCATGTGGAATTCTTTCTTAGTCTCTTTCATGAAGACAACCAACTTCTCTAAATCTGTTGCTGTTGGTTTAAAGCCGCTTGTAAAAATAAGCTTAAGTGCAGCTACAAGTTTCTCACGAACAAACTTTGGTGTTGAAGATTGAATGGTATCATATCCGATTGTCTTAACCTTCTTTAAAGGTGGATGACGGTCTGTTGTTTCAAGTTTGTCATCCCATGCAATATTTTGGATATACTTTTTCTTTGCAAGCCAGATACCGTTATATGCAATAGTCTCAAGTTCAAATACCAAGAAGTTGTCTGTGTTTCTTTTGTCAGCATAACGCTCCATGGATTTAACAATGTATTCCTTTAGTCTAAAGTGATACAAAGCTAAGATGAATACATCAATGCTCATCTTCTTCTCTTCGTCTAGCCAAACAATTGATTCATACATATCTTGAAACTGAACGTAACAAGAATCTGTGTCAATGTAAATTACCGCAGGCTTTTCTACTTTACCTTTAACTTTAAGTCCAAACTGTTTATGTACAAGTTCGTCTTTATGCCAAAAGTCATTTACATATTTGTTTAAGACTGCTTCGGAATAAAGGATTGCATTCTTACCTTGCTTGGTAATAGATTCTGCAATATTAATGTTAAAGAAGTGGAACCATTTATTACCGAAAGCTCCGTAGATTGAATTTAGAGTCAGTTTAACTGCTTGTTCATACGCAGTGTACTTAGCAGAAAGCTGCTCATAGTGTTCTATGAGCAGCTCCGCTTCTTCTTTTGAAAGTTGATCGACTGGTTTATGTTCTAACTCTGTAATATTCATCTATTAAGCAGTTTGGCAAGTTGATATAGTTAACAAAGTTTCTGAGTCATTAGATTGGAATACAACCTTTGATCCTGAAACGTATACCGTTTGCTCTTCGCGATCTAATAGATTTAAATATTTTTTATAGACTGTAACGTCACCGTTACCTTTTGAGTCTGGATTTACTACCACGTTAAATGTTTTACCTTTAACATTAACACCGGTTGTGCTTGAGTTGATGCTAAATGTTTCGTCTTTATCCAAACTGAATAAGTTCTTAACTTTAGTCAACATGTGGTTATCAATACCGAATGAGAAAGTGCTATTATCTCTAGCGAAGATTGCATTTACTTGATCTTCAGTAAGATCTTTAAATCCTAAAGATGGTTCTGAACAAGAAAGTGTAATTTCCAACTCATCGTTGTAGATTCTAAATGTAGAAGCAACTAAGTCTTCTTCATTTTCAATGAATTCGATTTCACCTTTAATAGCATCATGGTCGAAGTGCTTAATAGCTTCAATAACTTTGTTACCTTCAAAGAATGCAATTTTCATTTCTTTGTCAGTATCCGGCCATTCACTTACTTGCAAGATAGTATCTGCGGAAACAGAGTGTGACTTAACAGCATCACGTTGTGGTAAGTACACAGTAGATTGAATTCTACCATTAGAAACTTTCATATAGATGAAAGAATCAATTAATTTAACGCGACTGATAAAATCGGTTAGTGCATGTTGGTCAATGCGATCAATTTTTAACTTCATTTTTTTTATTTTTTGTTTATTGTTTTATGTGAAACTTAACTTAATGTTTCACTGTGAATTCTTCTTTAACAGCATTGGCAGCTTCTAGGAAATCTAATTGACTTACTAGTTCCATACCGATTGCTGCTTGTGCTTCAATTGTAGATCCTGCGATATGAGGAGTTACGATAATTCTTGGATTGTTTAATAGTCTTTCGTCTGGTGTTGGTTCACCTACAAAAGTATCTAAACATGCTCCAGCAATTGTGTTAGTTCTGATTGCATCTATCAAATCTTGCTCATTTACACAACCACCTCTAGAACAGTTGATGATAATTGCGTTATTTTTCATTTTAACAATATCATTTGAGTTCAATACTTCGGCTTTACCAGAGATATGAATTGTTATGAAATCAGATTCTGCTAAAAGTTGTTCCTTTGAGACAAAAATACTGTCATCAATTGATGAAATATATGGATCGTGGATTAATACTCGCATTCCATTTGCAGATGCAAGTTTAGTTACTTCTTTTCCAATGTTACCATATCCGATAACTCCAAGTGTTTTACCGTATACTTGAGTAGAACATTCTAGATCTTTTTTCAATTCTTTGAAGTTCTCAGTGGATAAAGTAGTTGTTGCTGTATGGATATGTCTAGAGCTTGTATAAATATAACCGATTACAAGTTCTGCAACTGAACGAGAACTAGCTTTTGGCGTATTGTAAACGTTTCTTCCAAGTTCTTTTGCTGCATCTAGGTCTATATTATCTAGACCAACTCCAGCTCTACCAATAAAGATTAGTCCTGGGCAAGCTTCCATAAGTTCTCTAGTAACTTTAGTTGCTGAACGTACCAATAGACATTCTATATTTTTAAGGTTAATAAATGTTGCTAATTCTTCTGGATTTATTTTACCAGTGAAAACAGTATGACCTGCTTTTGTAAAGGCTTTAATGGCTTCTGTATCAAGACCATCATTCGCTAAAATGTACATATAAAAAGATTAAGATTATTTAGTAATTATACGTTGAAACTAGTAAAAGTTTCATAAAAAAAGGGCAAGGAGTAGCGAATTCCTTGCCCATGTCCGAAACTATTTCGGTCCTAAGAAGTGGTTTTTACACCACCACTATCTTTCTAACCATCGCAACTTAAACAGTCTGGGTTCATTGCTGCACTAGCAATATCTCCTCTAAGAACTGATTCTGTTCGCATATAATAAAGAGTCTTGATTCCTTGTTTATAAGCTTCAAGATGTACTTGATTAATAAACTTAGGTTCTGCCTCTTTTGGAAAAGCTAGATTTAATGAAACTGCTTGGTCTACGTATTGTTGACGAATTCCAGCTTGTTTTACTAGATCTAGTTGGTTAACTTCTTTAAATGTTTTATAAACCTCTGCTAAAGGTACATACTCTGTTTTTTCCATATCAGATAGAGTATCGTATTTCTCTTTAGTGATTGGTTTATTATTTTTGTCGTCAATATGAGTTGCATGTTTAACAAAGTAATTCTCAATCCAAGATAATCCATAAACTGATCCTTCGTCTGCAAGTATTTGATCCCAAGTTTCTTTAGTATCTTTACCGATTTTTGATAGAGTTCTTTGTAACGTTGGGTTTTTACGAATGAATGTTCCTTTTGCTGTTTGTTCTGTGAAAACGTTAGCGGCCCAAGGTTCAATACCAGCAGATACATTACCGCTTAACTTTGAGTTGCTTACAGTAGGTGCAATGGCTCTGAGGTGTGTGTTTCTCATTCCAGTACCAACACACCAAAGTGGTTCACCGAATTCTTGTGCCATATCTCTACTTGCTCTTTCAGATTCAATTTTGATTTGACTAAAAATCTTTCTAGTTTCAAATTGTGCAGTTAAACCTTCAAACGGAATGTTACGTTCTTGTAAATATGAATGCCATCCAAGAACTCCAAGCCCTAATGCTCTACCTTTTTCTGCAGAACGAACTGAGTTTTCAAAGCCTCTCATGTATTTTGCCTTAGTAATAAATTCTTCTAAGACTCCATCCAAGAACCAAGTTGCTGTGTAGATTAGATCTGTATCTTTCCATTCGTCATACTTAGTTAAGTTAACTGAAGATAGACAACAAACAAATGAATGGTTTTCATCGGTGTGTAACGTAATTTCAGAACAGATGTTAGTCATATAAACTTTCAATCCGTTTTGTTTGTAAGCGTCTGGATTAGCACGATTGACATTACCTTTGTACATGATGTAAGGCTCTCCTGTAGTTCTGCGTTTACGCAATACAGCTGCCCATCTTTTTCTAGCTTCTTTATCTCCTGCTTCTAATTTAGCCATAAAGCTATCAGAAACAATAACACATTGGTGGATATTCAATGATTGACGATTAACATCACCTTTAGGTTCTCTAATTTCTAACCATTCCCAGAAATCACCATGCTCAATATCAATGTTAACTGATGCTGCACCTCTACGAACCGAACCTTGATTAGTTGCAAGAATTGCAGAATCATAGATTTTAATAAAAGGTACAACTCCATCTGAAGTTCCGTTACCTTTGATCTTAGCTCCAGCTGGACGAATCATATTAACTCCGATTCCAACTCCACCACCATGCTTTGCAAGTAACATCATCTCTCTAGTTTTAGTTCCAATCTCATCAATTGAATCTCCTACATCCATACCGAAACAAGAAATAGGAAGACCTCTTTCAGTACCAGTGTTAGATAGAACTGGTGAAGCTAGATTTAACCAACCTCTCCAAATATAATCAAAGAACTTACTAGCAAGTTCTGGTTTATTTAAACGCTTTGCAGCTGTTGCTGAAACTCTCCAATAAGCATCTCTTGGTACTTCTCCTTCTAGAAGATAGCCACGGCTAATTGTTTTAATGTAAATTTCTGTATTACCCCATGTAGGAAAATCCACACCTATTTCCCAGCCTAATGCTTCGCCATGGTTAATTGTATTGTCTTCTTTTGTCATTTTTTATTTAATATATTATCAATGCGTTGTTCGACTTCGTGTGAGTCTATTGTGTTTGGACTACAATAAAATCTACTGTAACCCCATTTTTCTTTTATCTGTGAATATGAAAATTCAGGAACCTTTACAAATTCCTGAAACTTTTCATCCAAATATTTAACTACTTCTGCATCATCTATTGCTAAACCATAGTGTCTTGGTTCTAAATATGCTTCGTATTTTTTATTAAATTCTTTACTAGTCATTCTTAATCAAATAAATCGTCTTCGTCCCAATTTTCATCTTCTCCTGATTTTGCATAATCAGTAGGTCTAATTGCAAAGAAGTCAGTATGTGTATGTCCTCCAGTTAAATGGTAAAACCAATCTAATTCTGCAGCCATTTCTTTGTCATATTCAAATGCAGATTCGTAACCTAACTCAATTAATTTCTCGTTGGTTCTCTTGTTGATAAATTCTTTAAGATCATTTGGTTTAAGATTTTCCAAATCACCCATTTCAAAGATCTTATCAATAAATTTGTGTTCCATTTGACGCATTAGATCTGCTGCTTGTAATACGTCTTTATATACCTCTTGTTTCAACTCTGGAAACTCTTCACACATATGTCTGAATAACTGGCATCCCATTTTAGAGTGCAGTGATTCATCTCTAACTGACCATTTCATTTGTTGGCCAATTCCTTTTAATAGATTTCTCATTTGGAATGAGTAAAGTACTGCAAACGAAGAATACAAAGATACTCCTTCTGCAAATGCACTAAAGATTGCTAACGATCTAGCAACTTGTTTTCTTGCTCTTGCATTTGTAGCAAGATCTTCATGAGTCCAATCCGCTTCAACTGAAGTTAAATGTTCAAACTTCTCTGCGGTTGCAGGTTCATGTAAGAATGCAGAAAAATCATCTAATCCTAATGTCTCATTTAAATATGAGTATGCTGTGGCATGGATTGTTTCTTGTGAACCAAACATCATTGCCATTTGGCGAATCTCATGTTTTGGAAACCATTTGGTAACCATATTAGTCCAGTAATCAGAAACAGCACATTCTGTTTGTGCAAAACCTAGTAAAATGTTGCCGACCAGGTTCTTTTCATGCTCTTCTAATCTCTCGTTCCAATCTTTAACATCACCTTGCATTGAAATCTCCGTATGGAGCCAAAATGCCTGGGCTTGTTTTAACCATCCTTCGGTATAATACTCAGGGTATTCGAATGGTTTATATTCTATTCTTTCTGTAAATAATGACATTTGCTAATATTTTTTTATTTTTAACCATAGACCAAAAAAGGTCCTCTTTTCAGTAGACCCATTCTAACCTCGATCGAGCAATTCAATAAAAATACTAGCAGCGCTGCTTGTATTCTATATATCAACGTCTCGATCGAAATTGAGGTTATGATCTGAATTTTTTCTTTAATTCATCTGCTTTTGTGTAGTAAGAATAAGATGTTTTCTTGTAATCTTTACGTTGAGCATATAGGTCACTTAAGATTAATTTTAACATTGAATCTTCTTTCTTATATACTACGCCATTTTCACAAACAATAATACTGTCATCTTTTCTTCTGGCTTCGATCTCTCTTTCTGGAATGATCTCAACATATGAATCGGGCGAGATATTAAATTGTCTCATGATCGAAGGATATAGAGATGCAAAGTCAAACGCAGATACTCCAGAGTAATAACCGACAATTGGTTCTTTTACAAAGGCACCTTCATATTTGGTTTCTTTCTTACTATCTTCTTTATCAAATTCAACTGCAATCTTCATATTAGAATCTACTAATTTTCTAGCAATTAATGATTCTGTTACTGCCACTGGAGATGCTGCTTTATATAGAGGCATTTTAGTGATCGTAGCTAATGTAAGTAGTACTTCCATTGATCTTAGTTTACGGTCAATATAGTAAACCAACACGGAATCGACTACGTTATAATATACAAATTTTGTAAAGTTATCACGATATAGATCTTGTAGAGATCCAGTATATTTGATCTTGCTTACATCCAATACTTGACCAGATACAAAGTCTAATGAGCTGGATTCTTTAACAGCAACACTACGGTCATATTTGTCATAAAGTTGCATGTAATCTAGGATTCCCATATGTAATGGTCTACTGTCTGCTTTATCTAAAGCTCCAGTGATTGCAACTTCAGTAAGATCGATTTGTAGTCTTTTACATCTATTTACAATATACTGCCAGTCATAGTTGATGAAATTCCAACCAGTCATCATTGGAAACTTAGGTAAGAACTTATGCAAGAATGTATACAACATATTGTACTCATCCTTAAATTTGTAATACGTAAATGTCCAATCTTGATCTAGGTCTTTGAAGTGTGCGTTTGTATCATCTTCGATCTTTTTAATATCTGCAGCAGATAGATCTTCTAGTCCAAGTACAATTGCTTTACGTTCTGGTGTGATAATTGAGAAGGTTAAAATCCTACTCTTAGCTTCTTCTGGCTTTGGAAAACCATCTACGATTTCTGTCTCAATATCGACATAATACGTTCTAGGCATATTGAACTCATAGATCTCATTACGATCTTCTTCAGGCAATGAATCCATAAAATACAATAGACTGAACTTGTTAAAAGATCTAGCTCTATTTTTCTTAATGGATCGACCATCCCAGTTTTTAAAACGTTGGTCTTTATACTTGTCATTATCTTCTGCAATTACCCAATTTTGGAATTCTTTTACTGGGTATCTTTTGAAGGCAACTTTACCTTCACGATCGTAATAAGAAACGATCAGTTCTTTTTCGGTTTGTTCAATGTCTAATAGCATTAATAATTATTCTTTTGGCGATTAACATTCTCTTCAGCTTTTGCAAAATAATAGTTGTATGCTGTCTTAGCATCTAAACCGATTGATGCTGCATAATTAATAAAGAAGTGTAGAATGTCTACCCATTCCATATATAATTCTTTCTTGTCGCCTTCAGATAGATCTGAAACTTTCATTGTTTCGTACTTGGTAAAGTCTTTCTTCCAGTATTTCCATACTGCATTTCCACTACCATCTTTAATACCACCAAGTGCATCTGTCATCTCGTGGATTTCATCAATTACTGCGTGAGTGTTAACATGCCAGAAGTTCATTACTTCTCTAAGTGTCATGTCTTCGAATTTAAAACCATAAGTCTGCTCTTGCATCTTTTTTTGGTTTTCCATTATATCTGCTAAATGTGTTGTTGATTGGTCGTAAAAATCTTTTACATCAAGATCTTTACATTCGTTGTCTATGTTTGCCATTATCTTTTATTTAGTTTAATACAGTTAATATGTCTTAAGTTTCATGTATTTTTACAAGTCGGTGTCGTTTACTTGACCCCAATCTCTATAAGAATCTGTGATCAATTTCGTCTCTGCATTCTCAGGTTTTGGATCTCCACCTACATTCCAGAACCAAGCTCCAGGATTACCATGTGTCTTCATGAATTCCCATGCCTTTGCATCATAATTAAGTGCTGATGGAAATGGTGGCATGAATTTAGCGTCTACATTTTGACTAAATTCTTTTGGATGTGACCAAACTTTAGCTCTTCCTAGTTCACCATCTTTAATGTTACGTGCAACAGCAACTGCATTAAAGTCTGCGTTAGGCCATGCGATTTGTAGGGCTCTTGATAGAACTCCAGTAGAAATAGCAGACCAAACTTCTTTAGGTTCTCCATGTTTCTGTGCAAGATCATAAGCTACTCGAACTGCTGCTGCAGTTACCAACTCGTGTCTTAATCCAAGTGGAATAAAGAATGCATTGTTTTGTTCTGCCCATTTTTTAGCATGTGCATTTAGAACTGGCATTGCTGCAATTCGTTGAAACTTCATCTCAGCTCCTCTTTCAATACAAATTGCTTGGTGGTCTGAGATCTCTTGTTGACTAGGACTGAAAAGTACAAGTTTCTTATTGTACTTATTTGCAAGATAAGCCAATGAGATTCCTGCAAATCCATATCTAGGCTGTACGTATACCAGTGTGTCTGATTGCGCGTTCTGAACTAAGATGTCACCAAATCTACATTTAGATCCAAAGCCCATCATATCTTCTCTAACTACGTTAAATCCATCATGTTCTGTTATAATCGGATCTGGAAATGGATCTTTCCAATCTCCTGCTAACTCTAACCATGCATCTCTATTCGGATACATTAGATTTAAATCCTGGTTAAAGTTCTTTTTAGTGTGTTGATTATGCGACATATAATTTTGCTACTTTGTTTTTATACTCTTCAACGCTTACTCCAGCTTCTACTAAAATTTTATCATCCGATGGGTGGTTTGCCATCCCATTAAATGTTTTTATTAGACCTAGATCCAACATTGCTTTTTGTCTACCGTATGGATGGTCTAGAATTGTTGAACTGTTCCAGATTTTATCCATATCAATATGGTTGTAATTAGCACCTGGTTTTAAATAATTCTCAATCCAACGAATAAAGTCACATGCAACGTCCTCAGCATTATAAGGTAGACTTCCAGTGTCCTCATAGATTCTATTCATTACTGCATCTAAGAAGTCTGTACTTCCTTTACCTTTGCCATTCAATGGATCTGCTAAGTAACCAATACATTCCGTTGCGTTTGTTCCATAATAGAACATACTGTCTCTATGAATAAATTCAGGAAACCAATCAGCAACATCTGCAATTACTGCAGCATACTGGAATCTATAAACTCTAAGTCCATTTGCTTGATTCCAAGCAAACATCCAATCGCCAAGTTCACGAAGTGTTTTCTTTTCACCTTGCTGCAAATAAGTTGCCATCTCTCTTGCAAGTCTAGGTGCATATTCGCAAAGATAGTAATCGCCACCTCTTTTATAAGTGTAGTCTTGGTTTGTAAAACCGGACATGCCGATGAATAAATCATCAGCGTGAGTTGGTTGAGGTGGCTTTGGAAATGCTGGAAACTGATAACCTACCGAAGTATAAAATGGTTTATCATAACCTTTGATCACTTCACACATTTGCTCGATTGTATCTGCTTCATGTAAGTGAAATAGAATTGTGTTATGGTATCCAGATGGTTTGGTTGCATAGTTAATAGCAGAACCAGTAACTCGATGTAGAATAAATAGGTAAAGCCAATCTGCTAGATCTAACGTATTTCTTTTACCGGTCCAGTTATTTGCAACCGTATTTCGTTGTGGATGAATCTTACCGGCTTTCATATGTTCCCAATAAGGGTGTTCTTCTGACCAACCGTAAAAAATGTCATTTACTATTTGACTGAAACCCGCATATTTACGTTCCACCACATCGTATAAGTGAATGTGTTCCATTAGATCATCATTCATACCACTTTCTTCATGTGGTACCATACCTAAGTTAGAAAGTTCTTGCTGTTTTAAAGCAAGATCAAAATACCTTAGGAATTCGTCGTAATATTTTGTTGTTTTAATCTCCATTAGAAAAGTGCTGATGTAATTTGTCTGTGTTCAAGCTTTTTGTTAGGTTCGTTCTTAACGAGATCCCAACGATAATATTCTCGTGCAATATGAACTGACTTAGGTTTTTCCATCACTTCAAAATCCAATTCTCCGATTGAATTCTTGTAGACTGAAGGATGTTCCCAAGTTGACCAGCCATTTCTATTGCACATGTCTTTGATCATTCGATTAAAGTTGTGTACCAATTCTGTTCGTTCAGCCCAAGTGCCAATGAAAGGCGTTCCTTTGTAGAAACCAGTCTTAGGTAAGACTCTGCTTTCGTTTTCAATCGGTAATGCTTGAACTACTTCGATCTCTTTAATACACAATTGCTTCAATTGTTGTTCGTAATCCAAGACCATTTTTTCTAGTGATTCCAAAGGTTTACTTTGACGCATCAAGTGGTGTCTAATATCGATATTGCCCAAGTAGATTCTTAACGTTGTGATCGAAGGATCTACAAATGTATTAATACCTTTCTTTAAAGTACCGAATAGAGTCATACCATCATTACGGTCACACATATAACCTGGAGTGTACTGGCTGAATGAATGGCTATCACCGAAGCATAGACTATTGGTTTGTTCAATCATGTCTACACGTTGAATCTTTGAGCAAATTGAGATTGCATCTTCAATTCTAGACTCTAACGTTTTAAACAATTCGGAACCAGTCTTTAATCTACCTTTGATTAGATCACCTACGTTCGGCATGTCATGGTGCAGTGAATACATTCTAGTACCTTCGGTAAATAGACGATTGACTTGGTGATATAAGTCATCGTTTGCTCCACCGAAGATATTAAAGGTACCTTTGTATTCCATGCCATGTTCGATTAAGATCACATCGTAATCAGACCAATCTGTTTCAGTCTTGGTGATAACTTCAGCATTCTTATAACCTGCACTCCACAACTGGTTGCACAACATATGTGCCCAACCAGATTTATGTGAACTTAACTTCTCGCTTAGTTTTCCAACAAGTGCTGAAATACCAACTCGAATGTTTTTATCTGACTCATAGTCAGTAAAGAATTTAGATTCCGCTATTTGCATCTGATAAATCTATAGGTTTCTCTGTTTCTTTATAACCGTACTTTTTGATATAGTTGTCCAGACCTCCGATATATGCAACTGCATCTAATAAGTTATCTTCTTTGTAATTGTATGAATGTCTACTAAGTTTCAATGCAACTAATGCTGCATACATGTCTGCACCGGACCATTCTTTACCAGTCATACCTGAACAGATCATTGCGGCTCTACGCATACCCTCTTCAAAGGGACCGTACATACGTTCTTTTTCTTCTGATCTGTGATTAATGATTTTGTCTGCTTCTTCTAAGATATTGCTCATATTTAATACTTTAAGTGTTATATGGACTAAGTTTGCTTTGTTTAGATATGTATATAAGAAAGCTGGGCAACGCGTTTCTTGCATTGCCCAGGCTCGTTATAATGGATAATTTGCGTTGTAGATCAACTTGCAATAGAAAGGTAACATCCTTACGTTAGTACCATCTGCTCTACCGACAGCTTCCATTAATTTGTTATCAACAACTGCTTGTACGAAACTACCTCCAGGAAAACCGATGTTCCATTTTGTACACAAGATTGAAGTTCCAATGTTGATGATGTGATCTCGTTCGTCTTCAGAATATTTGTACTCAAATGATTTATCCAAGTAAGCTTCTACAACGTTACGTACTGCTTTGATTTGATCTACTGTTTCCATACTTTATTTGTTTTTTGTTACAGTGTAAATATAATAAAAAAGCCTGACATAAAAAAATGTCAGGCCAATTATTTTGCCAAAAGTTATTAACAATTACTTTACGTTCTTAAGAACTGTTCTAAGTCTACCGATTGCTGCATCTAATGAACTGTAGATTGGAACGTTGTATCTGCTACAAATAACATCTACGTTTCCTTTTCTCCAGAATTCATCCGGACAACAAACGATCATCTTACCGGAAGCAGCGTACAATCCAAGTTCTGCTAAACTAATTGGACTCTTAGTTCCTGGTGAGAAGTACATAAAGATGATGTCGCAATTATCTAACATATCCATTTCCCAATTTACTTGTTCGTTGAATTGTGGGTTAGCTTCTGTTTGTTCCCAACTTGAATCCCAATCATCACGTCTAGGATTTAAAAAGACTATATCTTCACGATCCTGAAATTGATTAGGAATTACCTCTTGCCAATTTTCAGCAGCTCCCATTTCGATAGATCCTGCTAAGAATATAGTAAGTTGTTTTTGGTCTCCGTATGGGAGTGGTATTTGATTTGGTGCTTTAACTATGTTCATAATTTATTTATTGATTTGATTATGTATCGGGTTTTTACAATTACCTTTATGAGATCCCCATTGAGTTTGTCCAATTCCACCTACAATATATTCACAACCTTCAAGAGTATAAACTCTATAATTTTGGTCAAAATACTTTGAACTATTGTCTAGTTCCATTTTATGCGGATTTGATTGAGTCGAAACTTGTACGTTGCCTTCGCAACTTGTAACCATAAAGGCTACAAGTGCTGCAAAGATCAATAAGAATAGAGTTATATTTTTTCTGTTCATTTAGCAGATTTTAAACGTTCTCTGATTTCAGTTAATGTTGTTTGGTTTTCAAAGAAACCATTTCTATAAATAGTCTGTAATTCACCTTTTGCCTCATCTTCCCATGAACATTGATCCAGTAAAATTAATAATCCAGCGGAGTTATATACACTCAACAATCCAGTTGCTGATTTCTTTGTCCCATCATCTGTAATTGGGTCTTTAAAGATTTGTCTACCTTCGCCATTAACATCAACATACGTTGCTTTCATTGCGAAACCAAATGTGTCTCTGGTATTGTATTGGTATGTGAATGAACCTACACCTAAAACGATGTTTGTACTTGCAAATCCTTTTGCTTCTAAACGCTTACAGATTTCTTCAGCTCTTTCAATTGTAATTGAGTCTCCGTAGATTGCTCCGATATGAGAGTCAAGAACTTTGTAACCTTGTTCGTTGATAGTTCCTCCGAAAACATCCCAAAGTAATTCAATAACACCTTTCTTTTCAGGACTATCAGAATTAGTGATTACATTATCATCGCCAAATGTTGCTTTATTTGATTGAATCCATGATGAATTATCATAACCACAAATAATATCGACCGGATCACCAGAGTCAGGTCTAATAACTACTTTACCATCACGAGCTAAAATCTCTTCTTTCAAAGTAACTACGTGTTCGGTACAAACTTTCCATAAGTCCCAAGTATCTGATACGATTGAAAGAATTCCTGTTGGATATGTTTCCATCAAGTTTCTAAATGTTCCAACCTCATCTTCTTTAGATCCAGCGCACATAACTGAATGTTCAGTTGCATTCACACTTCCACAAACAGTATCTGTTGCACCATAAAATTTACGTGCTCCATAAATTGTTGGTAAACTATCTGAACCTAAGAAACTTGTTAAGTGACCAAGACCTGAAGAGATTACTGCCTCCACTGAATCCATACCTCTCATTGAGAAATCATGTCCTTGCCAATCAATAAACCATCCGCGCTCAGCATCAGTTTTTTCTTGCCATTTGGTCAATACCTTACGGTAAGTATGGGCAATAGTTGCAGAAGTCATTGGTTTCCATAACAAGTTTGAAAGGATAGTTTCCAAGTAATTTGTTACCCAATAGAAATCTGGATGTGTATTATAGATTGTTAATACAGGAACTTTGATAGGAACTAATGTACCTTCTGGAAGAGCTTTAACCGCGATTGGCAAATAACCTAGATCATGTAGGGCTTCAAAGTGACTAACATCATAATCAGTTCCAAGGTACATTGATAACTCACGTTTCATTTCTCCACAAACCTCATCTTTTGGTTTGCTAAAGAAATCCTTCTCAAAAGATTCGTGAATTTGCTTCATTACCATTTGTTGTCCAAACGATACTAATTGGTCGCAACCCTTTGGTGCATACTTGTTACTTCTTGGTGTGAAGTTTGAATAAACCAACGTAGTTCCTTTTGGATATTGTTGGTGGTGTCCTGTTTTGTACCCGTCTGTTAAAAATAATGGATTCATATGTTTATTGTTTTAATTTTGATATGTAAATATAATCAATTTATTTTGATCCCGAAAACATTTTTCAATTTATTTTCAAAAAGTTATTAACAATCTACAAGATTCGCCAAAACACTTTTTACCATGCCAATCTCTGCACGACCTTGGTATCTTTTATTAAATTCACCAATAGTTTTACCTTGCAAAGCCTGTGGATTTGTAATAGTAACAGACAAATCCTGTAGAATTTCCTTTAAAGCCAATACAATCTCATCAGCTGTCATTTGAGCTGGCATATATCTTCTAAGAACTGCACTTTCATCTGCCTCTTTTTTCGCCAATTCTGGTCGATTTGCAACATCATACATTTTTTGGGCATCCTCTCTGGTCTTGATCGCTTTATTAACGATTTTAATAATCTCAGCATCGGTTGCAACCCAAGTTCCATTGTTTTTTTCAGCAACCTGGATTGCTGCTTTAATACTACCTAATGCATCCTTTGCATTTGTGTCTTTTGCTTTGTATGCAGCAATATAATCTGCATCTATTCTTTCTTTAATTGTCATCTTTCTTTATTTTATGTTTTCTAATGGGTATGCGTTTAAAATGAAATTTTTATCATTAAGATGGTCCCAAGTACCTTCAGGTAATTCATATTCTGCTTGAGAATCTACAGCCTTTAATGCTTGTTCAACATGGTACCTTGCAAATAATACACCAAATTCTTTCCAGTCGAATGCGTATTTACCGTTTTCACTGATATGGTCTAAAAAATCTTCTGCTGTCATCTTTCTTTAGTTTTTTCTGATTCCTGTTACCATAACGTATTTAAACGTTCCATCCTTTTTAAACATATGCTGAATAAATGTTACATCATACGTTTTAAATCCATTGTCAAATTCCATTGTTATTTGTTCATCGATTAATGGTTTTTCAACTTCACAAATAAAATCACTTTCACAGACTCCACCATTCATTAAAACAAATCTACACCTTGTCATAATCTATATTTTTAGATGGGTTTAATAGTCCTTTAATAAAAAATCTGTCTTGTGTAAATGTTGGAGTTTCAATAACTTTCCATTTGTTTCGCTTTACAATTTGATTTGGATCGATCATATGAGTTTTACCATCATTAACAAATTTTGTTGTAGTTGATCCAATCGTAACAACTTCTACTTTACCAATCACAGCACCTCTTTTCTTACGAAAATCATAATCATTCCAGTTGATTCCCTTTTGAAAAATCATCTCTTGCATCTGATCTGTCTTTACACCATTTAATTCTTTTGGACTATAAAGACTTTGTGCAACTGAAGAGATACTGTTTCGTACAGCGTCTTGTTGTCTCCAAATAAAATAGTTTTCAACTTCATCAATGAATGGAATTTGAAAAGCTCTGGCATCAAATTGAGCCATTTTGAATTTTTGAATTTCATTCTCAGTTAATAAGTTTTCAACATAGTCTCCCATGATGTCATTACATGCTCTTATTAATCTTAAACGATTAAATTCAGAAGTTGCCATAGAGGCAGCAACACTTACCATTTTCTGTAAGTTATTGTCAAACCATGCATGAGTTCCTAATTCATCAAAGTCTGTTAGGACTAAACTAATCTCATCTGATTGTACGTAACCAAACTTGGCACCTTGGATATTTTTACATAGATATGCAGTAGTTGCATTCATGTCTTCAATAAGTCCTTGGTCAAATGGTCGTTCTAATCCTCGAGTGTAAGTGTGGAATGCTTTTCCGTCAATACGGATAATTGTGAATGTTCTCCTTGGGAGCTTGATTCTAGTTCTATCTTCGTAGAACTCTTTCATACGGTCGCCTAATGCGTCTTTCATAATATATGTTATTGTGCAACCTTCGTTAGTTGGATGCTGGTTATGTTCTTTATACTTAGAACATTTGTTTTGTTTCAAATTGTAGTCAGGACAGGATTCGAACCTGTGATAGTCTCCATCAGCACATTGATAAAGCAGAGACTCCGTAGCAGTTGGGGAACTTACTCAATGTTTCGGGGCGTGTTTCCATCTCGCCACCTGACTATATTGACTTTAAGAGCACGTTGTTCTTTGCATCTCTTTGATATTCTCCGCGGTTAGTCAAACCGGATATAAATTTGTTATATCAGCAGTCCCATGCAGGTAATCACCCTGCTTCTCATCATATTAGGCATACTATTCGGTGATGAACCGAACCGTGTCGTCAGGGCCGGACTCGAACCGGATAAGCAACCATTTAACTGGATTCGGGGACCAATCCCTCATTACGCCCACCTGACTATTTTAGCTGTTTATTCCGCTTCTTTTTTTTCAGTTACTTCAACTTCAATTTCCTTTAAAACATAAGTAGATCCTAAGATTACATCATGTTCAAGTACTACTACTTCAATTGTTTCTTTCTTGCTCATATTAAAATACATTAAATTGTGTTACTAAATTAGGTTTTGTTATACTTGATCCTTTACTATTTGTAGTAGAAGCTTTATCTCCGGATACTTTAGATTCAATATCTTCATAAGAATTAGTGCAGAATATGCCATCAAATAATTCATTAAGATCATGGAATCCACTACTAAAAATACCGTGAGTGACCACCAAATAAATTTTAGCAGTTGGGCGTCCTTCTTTAATCGCCTTTGCCAATTCAACGAATGTTCTACCTCCGTCGCAAATATCATCCACGATTACATATTTAATATCATCATGTTGATTTAATACTGGGATCTCAGTTCTAAGAATATTTCCGGTTCTCATATCCCTTACTTTATTTGCAGTAATGATATTGTTAATGCCGAATTTCTTAGCAACATCAAAGATCTTTTTGTAGGCTCCAGCATCTGGACTTACTAAGCAGATGCGTGATTGAGCATCGTTTTTGTTGTCTATAGCGGTAAGAGCATATTTGACTAATAGATGATTGTCCACTTTGTCATAGTTGTTTAGGCATGCCTCTAATACATCTGAGTGCGGATCTAGAGTTAAGACTGTACTTAAGTTTAATGAATTGATGATTGGGCAAATAACTTGCTTTAAGTAGTTAACTCCGCCATCAACAAATTTACGGTCTGAACGAGCTCCTAAGAAATAAGGAACATAAAGTGCAATCTCTTTGTTTGGTACGATGTTACGTATCGCTTGCACTGCGCAGATAAGTAATTCTACGTCTCCGAATGAATTCAAACGAGTGCTTAATTTAACTGCATCGTCATTATTCATCAAAATACTCCAACTTGTAAGATCTACAGTTTGTTGTCCGTCAGGAAACTTACTGATCTTATACTTGATTTGAGATTTTTCTTGATCGATTAAATTTAATGTTATCATGTGTTTGTTTGTTTGTATAGTGTAAATATAATAAAAAAGATTGACAATTAAAAATTTATTTGCAATTATTTTGCAAAAGTTATTAACAATTTTCTAAGCTATCTGGGTAATACAAGAGAGTTGGATTCTTCTTCTGAATGTCAACCTCCGGGTATTGTTTCTTGAATGCCAAAACATCGAAGCGATCTGTAATCAAATGGAAACCATTTTTAGTAGGAATGACAAATTTAGTCTTTGGTCCTTCTGGCTTACATTTGTTAATAGTAACTTGAATGTTACGTAACTCTTGCATGTCTTTCGTATCAATATCGACGATCCAAAGTTTCTCTTTAGTCTTAATTTGCCCAACAACAGAGTCGAATAAACCTTTTTGGTTATGGTTACCATCTTGGATCCTCTGTGCTAATTGAACCATCATATTTAAACTGACATCAAAGTGGTTTTGTTTCTGTACATGGATGTAAGCTCTGGCTTTAAACATTTCACAAAGCTGCATGATCTCATCATATCTTCTTTCTAAGTGATCAATGCTTTCAATACAATAAGTACTGATTGTTCTTACCGATTGATGGTTGTCTCTTTCTCCTTCTGGTTGATCCTTCTTACGCTTAAAAACATAAAGCATATAGAAGTCTCCTTTGTTTTCAAAGTTTAAGAGATGTTTGATTATTTCTAGATTGTTTATCATCTTGTTCGTTTGTTACAGTACAAATATAATAAAAAAGCCTGAGACTAAAAAATCTCAGGCAAATTATTTTGTAAAAGTTATTAACAATTTTATTTGATGCCAATCATTGCATTGGTTTTATCACCTAACATTGTTTCTGGTAATTTACCATTCCATTTGTTAATCCACTCAAGTTGAAGCAACATTGGCGTAATGGTCTTCTGTTTTAGACTATTTGCCTCCGCTTCAGCTTTTGCACCGGTTAACATTGCCTGAGCATTACCATTTGCGGTTGCAATTTTGATCTTGGCTTGTGCCTCCGCTGTCTTAACTTCATTTTCAGCTCGTAATGCTGCTTGTACTGCATTGTTCTTAGCTTCAATTGATTTCTTAAACGTTTCAGGATAGACCAAGTTTGATGTGAATTGATTAATGACAAAGCCTTCGGTCAATAATTGCCCTTCCAATAGTCTACGTACTTCAATTTCAAATAGTGCACGATTAGAAATTAGATCATCTGCGGTATACTTGTTCGTAGCTAATCGGAACGCATCATAAACTGCAGTCTTTAAGAAACCTTCTTCAATCTCTGGCAAACTTCTGCGGTATTTAGAGAAGATCTGTGGTACTTTCTCTCGTGCGATTGAGTAGTTAATGATCGGACTTACATGGAACTCAGATCCATCCTTTGAGTTAACTACGAATGATTCGTCTGCTACAACTACACCTTCTTCTACGACTTGCTTATACTCTTTGTGCTGCATAAAGATTGGAAACTCATAGATCTTTTGTGTAAACGGGTTAAAGAATGCCCAACCTGTAACTTCGGTAACATCTGAGACTCCTTTGCTAGATCCATACATGTTTACCTTTACTCCAACGTGACCTGCATCAATACGTTCACATGAGTTAATTCCTAGAGTTAATCCTGCAAGGATAATTACTCCTACTAAAATTGCTTTGATTTTCATTTTTATTTGTTTTTACGGTTTAAAATTTTAATACCTAAATCTGCTAATGTGTATCCGATGAATACTCCAATAGTTGCTACGATTGCAGTGCCTGACCAAAAGGAAACTGTACTCTTTTTATTCATTAACTCAAATCCAAAGGTTAAGAGTTCTACTGATGCGATACCAGCTAGGAAATAAACTATCCCTGTAATTATGTTCTTTTTCATGTATGTTGTATTGTATGTTACCGGTTTTGTTCCAAATTAATCCTGATCGGTTGGATCTTCTTTGTGTCTTGTTTTACGAGAATAGACATTCATGTTACCATGATCCCGAGTAATCATCTTACGTCGAATAATAGCCGAGACATGTCGGTCCGATAATCCATTTAAGTTTGGATTTGGTTTATTCTTTTTATTTTTCTTTGCCATTGTGTTTTAGTTACAGTGTAAATATAATAAAAAAGCCTGACATAAAAAAATGTCAGGCCAATTATTTTGAAAAAGTTATTAACAATCTTATCTAAAGTCTGCGTTAACTTTAAACTTTCTATTCTTAATGATGTCGTTCATCTTGTTAGAAAGATATGCTAGGATCTCCATCTGAGCATTCTTTGCTGCTTCATCAATTGAATCTTCAGCCATATCTTCTTTAAAGTCTTCCCAGTTGTTATCTGTATCATTGTACCATTGTTCGAAAGCATCTACAAGTTCGTCAGCAGGCTCCATTAAACTTGGTAGTTCAATAAATTCTTCATTGACTTTTTTTGTTGTTTGTGTTTTGCTATTTATAAAAGATTCGAAATTCATAGTCTTTTTTATTTTTTTCATTCTTTTTTTGTATTCTTCTTCAGCATCACCTTTACCTGCTGGTTTATCACCAGATCCAGGTTCTGTTTGTGTTGGAAATGCTGGTGCACCCATACCATGCATACTTGCTGGTGTTATATTCTCTTTTACCTCAGGTAAATTATCATGCTTTGTGCTAGCAAAGTCTTTTAATTGCTGTAAAGTCATTGAGTCGGCTAAGTCTTTAACCTCTTGGCTTGCCTCTTTAGGATCTAGATCACCTTTCTTATAGGCATAAGCCATACCCATTAATCTTTGTTGTACTTTACTAGTTGCTGGCATGTCTTAAATTATTTTATATCGATTTGCATGTATTCAACATCTCTGATTTCAACATTGTTATATCCTACTTGAGAATCAAAAGTACCGTAGATGTCTTCACCCATTTGAATTCCAGTATTCATCATACCACCTAATTTTCTTGAGAATTTAGAACCATCAACATCATCCATGAAACCAACGTTAATTACAAAGTCACCTGGTATTGCAATAAACAATGCATCGCTTCCTCTGTTTAGATTGTTAATCTCATCAGCTTTCCATTTTTTATGGAGGCCGCTAACATGCACATATACTACTTGATCCATGTCTTTAACTACCTTTTTAACTTCATCCAAGATAATTTTTACACCATCTTTATGGAAATCTTCCCAAGCAGCGTTAACTTCATCAAGCGTAGCGTTAACGTTTTCTTCGAATTTAACTCTCTCGATTTGTTTTTTAAAGGCCTGCATTAATTTACCAATAAGTCCTTTAGATGTATAAATGCCTGTCATTCGGTATACTTTCTCGTTGACAAACTGTTCAAATAATTGTACGTGTTTCATTTTAATATCTTATTTTAAATTACCAAGCGTAATCCATGTTTTCAATTTTTCTAACTCTATCTTGTATAGTTTTAGCATAGTTTGCAGCTTCGCGTTTGTAATATTGATCGCTAGTACCATATCTCTTTTCTGATTCAATTGAACTTGAAAGTGCACTAACATATCTAGAATAATCGTCTAGTAAGTTTCTCATAATGTTTGCAGCATCTGATAATTTAACATCACGATCTTTCTTATCTTTACCGATTAAGATTTCACCGTATTGTGATTTTACATTTTTAGCGACTGCATCTTTAATATGTGATGATAATGTATCAATACAATCCAATACAATTTTATCCAAAGGCAATTCCATTGCTTTTTGAGATAAGATCTTGTTGTATCTTGCGATGTTTGCATCTTTAAACTCTTTATCATTCATGAATACAGTAGCACCTTTTTTCGCTTCTGCTCTTGATCCTCTAACAGATTCAGCTGAGTATCTTTGTTTAAGAATATCGATGTCTAAGATGATTGCTCTATCTGCAACTTCTGAGATTCTCTTTGCATTATAAAGTCCAGTTGCATCATAACCTCTGTAAACTTTACCAATACCGATACTGTCATTACCTGGCTTACCGTCAATCTTTTTGAATGTACGAGAATTTAAACCACGAACATATGCAGTTCCGTAGAATGTATTTTCAGCATCAGTTACAGCTAATAAATAACCACCACCTGGTACCATCTTGTTAGTTCTATAAGAATCTGAAGGTGCATATGGATTTTCCTTTTCTACATCCGAGATATAGAATACAAATTTGCTTCCACCTTTAGCTTTGTAAGCTGCATCTGGAGAAACCTCAATTAGATCGAAATCTTCAATTTGGTCTAATTGCAATCTAGTCGAGTTATAAAAAGCCTTTGATAATTCTTTTGCTTGATTACCTGCAGTTGCAAATAGGTTTGAAAGTCTTGTAGATTTAAAAGCCTCATTTACTGGTTTAGTTGCAGAGATAAACTCACTGAATGACTCATATAAGAAAGTATTCTTAGATTCAAAAGTACCGCTAGTTGCTAAATCACATAAGATCTCAGCAATCTTTTTAGCTTGAGTACCTTTATGTCCATAAGATTCTACTGTATCTTGCGCTTCTTCTGGCAACATATCTTTTAATTCCCATGGATCGTGTTCTGCCAATAGATCTTGCAAGATTGCTTTAGCTTCTTTTTCTTCTTTAGACTCGTTCATTTTTTCTTCTTCTTTAATTATTGTTTTATCTTTTACTGTAACTGGAAAAGTTTTACCATTGAATTCAAATTCTGTTAAACCTTCTTGTTTTGCTTTTTTTGCAGCTCCAGTAAATTTATTACCTTCATGAACAATAATAGAATCTAGGATTTTCTTACCGAATGATGAAAGTGAAATACCGCCATCTTCTGAGACAGTAAAATATTTCTTATTTGTAGTAAACCATCTCTTTGCATTTGTAGAATGCTCAGAAACAATTTTCATTAATTCTTCTTGATTTAATGTACCATCAGCAATTGCCTCTAATACTTTATTTCTGATCTTAGCATGTAGACCTGCAGTCATTGCTGGATGTTGATCAGTATATTGTCTCTTAAGAGTAACTGTTTTGGTTTCATTAATAAAACCGTCAAATGAAGTTGAAATAGTTTCCATTTTACTTTTTATTTATATATTTTTAAGAAATTCATTGAATGTTAGGAAGTTACTCTCGTTAGTAGCCATTGACTGCTGAAGTTTATCCTTAAGCTCAGTATACATACCATGAATTGCTCTAGGTGTTAATTTTTTAAATGTCTTTTCGTCATCTTCTAACATTGCATTTCTAACTTGAGTAGCTGAAACATCATTGTCACCTCTTGTAATTTCAAATAAACCAAAGTCTGGTCTTACATTTAAATCATTTCTATACTCTTCTTTGTCTACTTGATATGAATAAGTCTTCATTCTATCAGTACCGGTACCCCATAAAACTGGTTCGTACTTGGGTCTAAGTTCATTAAACATCAAATCAATACCAGCGCTTGGCAAGATAAATACATCTTGAATCGGGTAAGTACTCTTTAACGCTTCAAGCATTCTTACTTGTGTATCTTCATCATAAGGTCTAGAGAAAGCATCTTCTTTCTTTTTAGTCTTAGATTTAATTAAGAAGATTACAACTGGATAGCCATTTTGTTTCTGCATGTTCTCAATAACTTTGGCATGTCCTAATGTAAATGGTTGGAATCTACCAACAAACATATTTACCGGCATTTTACCATGGTCAGTTGTATTAACTTTTAATGCTTCCAAGATTGGACTAGTTTGCACTGATAAGTTTTGGTGTTTTAAATAAGATTGGAAATTCAATACGTCTCCTTCTTTTATTGTACCCATAACGATATTTTCTATTTCGTTCACAATATCATTAATTTGAGCCATTAGATCAGCATTGATAATCGTGGTTTCTTTAGTTCTAATTTTTCTAAAAGAACCTAAGATAATTTTAAAAAGTTCAGCAACAACTTTATTTTGTACTAATGCAACCGTCTTTTCATTTTGAATATACTTAGTGTTCAATTCAAAACCTGGAATTGTTGCAAAGTCTGCTGAGTCGAAAGAAGCACCAATATACTTGGTAGCATTATCTTCCATATATGCATTAAAGATGATCGACATTAATTCTAAATATCTTTCATCTGTTTTTTCTGCTTTTAGTTCTACCTTACTTAGATCATATTGAGCCATATACTCTACTAGATCTAAGATTGAGATTTGATACATGTCCGATGGAGCTCTATCCACTGGTGCTTTTTTATCAAATCTTTCTAGTTTAAAACTTTTAACGGCTTTACCATCAAAGAAATTTAAGATTAGGCAGTCGATTGGTTTATCAAGATCTCTATTTAACGCAGTGTTGTTTAGACCTTTATTAAAAATATTGTAAACATATCTTGTAAATGATCGATCATTAAAGTAAGATGTAAAATCGCCATCAGACATACTTAAGAGATCCGTTAACGCATCCTTTTGGTCCGACTGTAAGATTCCATTGTAAATAACTTGAGGTCGCTGTACTTCAAGATAATCAGCCCATTCGTTTAAAACTTTAGGATCTCTAATTACCTTTTTAACTTGAGTTAGATCTACAGGATTCAATACTTGAATATGAGTTAAAACCAAATGATTCTTTGGCAACATATCATATTCGATGTCTACTGTCTTTGGATCTATCATATAGTCAAATCCAAATTTCCAGTCTACTGGCATCTTTTCTCTAACGTCGGCAGATAATGTGCCGAAATAATTAATAGCATTCTCGTAATATTTTACGATCGTGCGATCAACTTTATCCATTTCACTTTTTTGACCACTTTTAAAATAGTCAAAGCCTTCCGATGTTTTTTTAACATGGAAAGAAGATGCTTGTATCTTTTCAGTAACAACGCATGGAACCGTTAATAAGTCCGTGAACTCATTAGTATTAGCCGATTCAAAATATGTTTTTAAGTTTTGTAGAGCCATTCTTTTATCTACCGTATTTAATGATACCCATTAGTTGGTTAATTGCAGCAAAGGTACCTGTTAATTTGTAAGTATGTCCTTTGTATCTGAATACTAGGCCTTCTGTCGGAATGATGGATTGTACACCACCGATTCTATCCAATCTAGCAAGTTCAGATTCTACTTTATCTATCTGTTTTTGGTCACCGCCTTTTCTAACGTTTTCAGCTGCATTTTTAATCTCGTTATGCAACCTTTGCATTTCTTTATCTGGTGACAAAGCTAAAAAGTTAGAAGCATTTTTAAGGATGATCGAACCTAGTTCTAAGAAAATATCTTCAAAAGGTCTAATGTTTTCTTTATACTTCTTTTTTGCATCTTCTTTATCAAATTGCTTGATTGCAGCTTCTTGTTCTTTGCTTAAAGACTTTCCTAAATCTCTTAGATTCAAAGTCTTCTTGTCATCGTAAGCCCATCTTAACATTAAACCTTCTTTAATGTCTTGTGGCATTTCTCCAAAGATAGCATCGATTTGTTCTCTCCACCACATTTCGTGGTATTTAGAAACTGGATCTGAATCCATTAAACCATATTGGTCTCTTAATGCTTCGATCTTTTTGATAAATTTATCTTTGTTAGTATCAAAGTCGATGTCTTTTCTTAGTTGAATGATTTGTGGGGGAATTATTGTAAATTTAGAACCTACGTTTGCATTCAATTCTTTTAATACTTTAGCGATCTCTGACGCAGCTTTAGGCTGTTCATTAATGATATTACCTTCGCCATCAGTTTCTTTAATACCATGGAACTGGATCACATCTACATCATAATGAATTACATTAGGATTAAGTGAATAGATCAACTCCATGTTCATAAAGTTCTTTCCATTTTGGAAAGTGCTATCTTGTACACCTTTTGGAAGTCTAATTAATAGACTTGCCAAATCCGCTGCTGCGAATTGAAAAGTATCTTGTACTAATTTGCTAGGGTGTCCTTCAAACTTAGATTGGAAATCAGCAAGAGACATCGGTAATTTCATATCACCTTTATTTCTTGCAAATTTAACTTCACCATCTTGGATAGTAGCAAATACATTTTGACCATCTGTTTTTTCAGTCGGTTGCTCTTCAAAATTAAGTTCACCTTGTAAACCTGATTCTGCCATAGCTTTTAAATCGCCGAAAGTCAAATCCTTATTATCAAATGGGTGTGACATGTGTCCTGCTGCACCACCTTCTAATACAAGTTGGTTAAACATTTTAGCTTCATATGTTTGTACAAAGCCTTCTGTTAAAAATTGATCTAAGTTAAGTAATTTCATTTCTTTATAATCTATTAAAGACCCAGTTGCCCAGGTCTTTTGTTTTGTTTGTTTTATTAAGCTTCTTGTGAAATCATTGCTTGAATAACATTGCTTGAGATCCAACCTGCTTTTTTAAAGAATTCTTGTGCTAATTTCTTAATATTTTGAATTTGTGCACCTTTGATGCGATTTTCAGCACCGTCAGCTTCTTGATTCCAGTAAACTACTGCATCTTCGAATGTATCTTCAAAATCTTTAGATTTCACTTCGTGTTCTTTTTGACCTTGACCAGAAGTATCTGTATTGTAATCCGACCAGTATTTAACATCAATTGATTCGTTTGAAACTGATTCTCCTAAAGAACTTGTTAACATACCAACACATTTACCATAGTCACCATCACATTTACCAAGGATACCTGTAACTACATCATTTGCTTTAGCCTCATCAAAATCAGCACCAAATGCTTTTTTCAAAATAGTCATTGCATATTCTTTAAACTCATCATCAGATTTAATCTCTGCTGCTTCATTTAATGTAGACTCTTTAATGTATTCTGCTAATTCAGGCTCATCCCAACCTGCAGTAGGATCTGATAATACTGTTGTTAGATCTTTTTTACTACCGGTTAATTTTACTTCCCATCCTGCAGGATTTTCACCTAGTACTTTCATCTTAACGTTATTCTTCTTTAATAACTTTTTAAGGTTTTCATCTTCTGGTTGTAATGCATCAAGGTTAATTGTAGCTTCATGTAGTTTGCTCTCGTTAAACAGTCCATTGAAATCATCAATCAACGCTTGGCCAGTTCCAGCCATACCAATTGAATCTAAATATAAACCGGTACCTTCAACGATTGTAATACCACCCCACTCGCCAGCACTTGAAATTCTACTATAAACGCTATCTAAATAAGCATTAATAGTTTGTGGTCCAACTGCAACTGCAAAGTTTCCTAATTCCGGAGAATTAATCGTAATTGTTTTAAATTTAGAAGGTGCTCTGAAGAGTTTAAGCAATTGGTAACCTTCTTTAGCAAAGTTTGCATCTTCCATAGCTAACCAAAAAAGTTGTCTTAGAGCCATAATATGTACTTCTTTATCTTTTGTAAGCAATGTTGCTTCAGTAAAGATTTTATTATATACATTGAATACTTTGTTAGCGCCTCTCTTAGAAGAAACTTTAACAGCTTCAGTAACTGAATCGCCATCGATCACCATTGATTCGCTGATCCCTTGACCTCTTAATTTTTCAAAGAATTCTGATCTTTGTTCTTCTGCTAATTCTTTAACTGTTGCAACACCATACTCTGATAATAGAGCTTTGAATGTGTTTGCTGAATTAGTTCTTTTTGCTTCTTGTTCTTCTCTGATAGCCGCTTGTGTTTGTTCAGCTTTCTGACTTGAGAATTGTTCAAATGATACTAGTTTATTCATTTTAATTATTTTTTGTTTTTCAAGATTATTAGATTATATATCCCCCTCAAAAGATACATTTTTTATTTCGTATTGAAACTTCTGTTCTTTATAGATTTTTTGTCTAGACTTAGCATGTCGCATTAGATAGTTATCCCAATCAGGTGATGATATGTCATCTACAAAATCAATGATATTAACAATGTCTTTTGATTGATGTTGTCTTAGACCTCTACCAATCGATTGACGTATGATTACTTCTGATTTGAAGGACTCCGTAAAGAAAATGTTGTGTATCTTTTTAATTGAGATACCAGTTGAGAATGTACCGTAAGATGCTACGATTACGATTTCTTCACCGGCTTCCATTTTCTTTTTAAACTCTTCTCGTATATCTTTGTCGATACCTCCATCAACATAATAGACCGTCTTGTCACTCTCTTGGCGAAGCTTTTCATATATCTTTTTACCGTGTTCAATTCTATGGAATAATACCAAACTATTCCTGCGTACTCTGGAAATAATGCTGCAAATAAAGTTAAGGCGACCTGGGGAATTGATGATATAATTTTGTTCAAATTTAAAAACATCTTTACTTTCATATTTATTAAATGCCATTTCTCTAAAAGCATTCTTAGCAGATTCAGGTGCATAGTTCATCTGAATCACTTTAACTTGACATTTAGCAATGTGGCCTTCGTTCTGTAAGAAATTTGCACTTACATCTGCGATTACTGGACCTGTATATGACATTAGTGTCAATCGATCCAAAGTACCAGGTTTAGGTATTGTACCTGATAAACCAAATCTATAATTTGCTTTAGTACACTTCTGTAAAATCGTCTTGATTGAAGCCGATTTTGCTTTATGTGTTTCATCAATTATAACAGCATCAAACTGTTCAAAATATTCTTTCTCTTTTTTAACTAGAGATTGATAAGTTCCAATTACAACATTTCTACCTGGTCTAATCTTCTGTCCACTATATATTTGCTGGATTTTGATTGGCACTCTATTTTGCCAATTGTACTCGGTAAAATCTTCAGTAGCTTGTACTACCAAAGATACGTTTGGAACTATAAATAGAATCTTTTCAGCCTTTTGTTTTTCTAGCATATAAGCTACAGTCATAAAGGAGATCATTGTCTTTCCAGCAGAGGTTGCTAGTTCAGCAAGACATTTTCTAAATTTAAGGATATTAAACGCAGCTTCAATTTGATAATCGTGTGGTGTTAATTTATAACCATCAAAGAAATCAATTGCCCATTTTTCAAATGGTTCAGTTTGGATATTTTTATCGAATAGATTAGTAATACCGTTGATCTTTAATTCATAACGGTATTCCTTACATATATTCATGACTTCACGCCAAAGACCTGCTGGAATCCATTTATCTTCTTTAATATAAGAGATATAACCGTCCCAGAGTCCTTTCTTTACTAAAGGGTGAAATCTCCAGTTTTCTACCCTTCGGTTTAACGAAATATTCAATTGCTCGATTTCCATCTCGGAAGCCGAATCAATTCGCAGCAACTGCATATTTTCTGTTAAACTTATTTCCATTATCTTTAATTCTGTTTCTTCTCCTTATAGATCTTTTAATGCAAGTCTATTTCGGATGGCAAAGCCCATGTTATCCAAAGTCTTTACCGACTCCCTGAAAAAGTCAAGTTGATTTTCAAGGTGTGAAAGTATCATATTGTCTGCTTCAAGATCATTCTCAATAAAGCGTTCTTTCTGTTTTTCAGCTAATTTATAGTCGTACTCATAGTATCTAATATATGCGTCTCTATAACGACTATTGAGTTTTGCTTTCTGTTCTTTTACCTTTACGTTAACATATGCAATCTGATCGATTAACATTTGTCTAGAAGATAGAACATCTGCAATTGTTGACTCAAGTGTATTAAGATGTCTTAAACTCTGTGCAAGTTCTTTAATCTTATCTGACCATTCGGTCCTTTGTTGACTTAACTTACCGTCAAGTGCTAATATTTTTTCTTTGCTCATTTCTTAATTTTTAAAAGAGCGACTTATCATTCCCTTTAGGTTTAATGTAAGTGCTTATTGTTTGTTTCTTTTTAAACTTGGGCTTCCCCGGATCAAAAGAAGGTGTTTCAACCTTGATATTAATCTGGTTGAAATCTATCAGCAGCTTCATTTGTTTAAACCTAGCTCCGTCTCTATAAAAATCGTCTAGTTGATCTTCCACTTCAAAACTTTTTATACGTACCATAGGTCTAATTGACTTGATGTAAAATACTGATCTATCTTTTTGTGCGCGTTATTCTTTAGCTCAAAACATTTTAACATCAGATCGTTTAGATCCTTTATATTATATGTATCTAGCCCATTTTCTTTAAGGAATTTAGACCACATGAATACTGGTCTGCCTCTCTTTAGTTTCTCTGCCATTTTCTTTCTACCGGTATCATCATTATCAAACATATACCTAACTGTAGCCATTTGATCGAATTCTTCAGTAGATCTACCTGCAGTTGCTAATGCAATAGAGTTATGCATGAACTTAGCATCGATCGGACCTTCAAATAAAGTTACTGATTGCTGGAAATTGATTTGCATGATACCAAAGAGTGTAGAAGCTTTGTTGACATGGTTTAGAGCCTCTGGTTCGAGGTTTAATTCTTTCCCCATCTCATCATACAGTTTTCCTAGATCATACGTTAGATAGCGTGTACCATAGCCTTTCATACGTCTAATTTGTGCACCCATAATTTTACCGGTGTTTGTTAGATTTAAAATCCATAGACGATGGCCCTTTGGACTATAAAGAAATTCTTCACTTCTTTTATGTAGAAGTCTTTCTTTAAGTTTAAACCAGATCCAATCTCCAGGCTCGATCTTTGTTGCACCAAAATGCTTTTTAAATTCATCAACTGTAATTGCCAATTCTTCAACCTTAACCATGACTTCATGTTTCATGGTATCAGCATCTTCAGCTTTGGTTTTATGTTGTTGAATAAAATCGATTACTGCAAATGAGTCTTCAGATTTATCTAACTTTAAATTATGATCTTTAAGAAGGGTATGGACATTAGAGTGTTGACTACAATTATAACAGTGATATTGTAGAGTGTCCCAGTACATATTGCCACGTTTCTTCGTGTCATCTGTATATGAATCGCCACAATAAGGACAAGCCAGGGTTATTCGCCCTGGCATGTTCTTAAGTAGTTGCTTGTTAGGAGTTGAATGTTCTTGAACAACTAAGGCTTTAAGCGCTAGTTTGATCTTCTCCTTAAGCTTTTCAGTTAATTGTATGTTAGATGTCGAGGTCATTCAAGAAAGCATCTAAGTCATCTTCAGAATTAACGTTGTTTTTGGCTGCTGGACTTTCATCCACTCCAAAGCCAAAGTCTTCATCATTAGATGTTGCTTCTCCAGCTGCTTCAGCAACTTTGCTTTTTGCAGGAGCTGCTTTACTTTCTTTCTTGCTTGATCCTGTAATTTCAGCGATTGAGTCACCTGGATTCAAATACATACGTAATACGTTATTAACGAAGTTACGTGTTTCTTCATCCCATACTTTGTAATCATAAGTATCCAAAGAAGGTGCAGCATCTAATTCTGCTTTAATTACAGACATACTTTCTTTACTACGTTCTGCTGGTTTACCGTCAAGTGCGATAGATGAGCGAGTAGATGAGAATTTAGATTTGTCATAGTTGTTGAATTCACCTTGACGGTTAATGATCAACTCAAAGTTCTTACCTTCAAAAAGGTCGAATACTTGTGTTGGCTCACCAAAGTCTGGTTTCAATTCAGCATCAATTTTCTCTTTGATCTTGTAACCAAATTTGAAGATCTTGTAAGTACCTTCTAATTCTGGGTTTTGAGGATCTTTAACGATTTTGATCAATGCGTAGTACTGCTCGCGTCTTTTAAGCTTTTCAGAAGCTTTACGATCTACTGCTGAATCTGATTTACGAAGTTTCCAGAATACATCAGCAATTGGACACTTTTCACCGATAGATGAAGGAGAGTCAACAAGCTTACCGTCTCCTGAAGAATCAGTTAACCAGTGTACGTACTTTTGAATTAGTGATTTACGTGGGTTTGATGGATTAGGAACGAAACGAATCATCGCTTTGTAGGTTCCATCTTTGCCGTCATCGGCTGTTGGTTTGTAGATCTCTGTTGATGATCCGCTTTTTTGGGGTTGGTGGGTTTCCACGTCTTCCACGCCCAAGTTAAAAATGTCAAATTCTGCCATGTCTTTAATACTTTAATTTTGTTAAATTGGTTATCTGTTAAAAAACTTTTAAGTGTCTTTCGAAACTTATAGTGTACGCAATTAAATAGTTTCAGGCGAATGAAGGGTTAATACAGAATTTTCATCTTGTCTCCAGAGGTCTCCTTCAAGCTTAAGTAGCCCTGACTTATGGAGGAAGTCTTCACGCTCAACATTTGTGATGCGTTCTTCTCTAACCATATTAACTAGGATCTCGTTGAGTCTAATGTAGTGTATTGTTACCATTCTAAATTTGCCCACAACATATAGTCATTGTGTACATATTATATATCTGATCTCTGCTTAGTTTCGCAGAAACTAAATAAAATTATTTTGAATCTTTTTGTAAATAGTTTGGAACAATAGCCTGGGCCTTGCATATAAGTATTGTTCCTTTTGGAAAGGTAAGGTTAGCTAAGAGCCAGAAGCACACAAAGCAGCCAGAAAGAATGCATCAACAAGGTCATCAAGCGGTTTAGGAATCTTCTTATCGCACTCTAAAGCAGAAACATAGCTAAAGAACTGGCTTTTAAGCAGAGACTTATCTTCAATACGATTTGTTTGGAAAGCCATAAACAATTCAGTCTTATTCATATTACCTTTACCTGCAAATTTCTTTAGTGATGTCGGTGCAATAGTTCTAATATCATCTGGCTTCAAAGTCTTAAGAATCTTAAGTTTTAAAATCGCTGCTCCTGCTGCCATATCGATCATATTATTGGTTCCCATCTTAGAACCATAAGAAGTTCCTTCGAACGCAATAATAAAGCCGTCACCAGCAAATGAGTTTTGTAATATTAAATTAATGATGTCATCAGCCATTCGATCATATCTTTTGATCTTTGCTAATTCTCCATCTGAATAACCTTCTTCTTTTGTAAAATCAGGTTGATGGATTAAAGTTACATCTGAAAGCAGACCAATTTCTTCCTGCAGCTTTTGTTCAGCTTTAGTTCCGGTCTTCAGTTTAATGTAACTTATAAAATGGTATTTTTTACTCTTATCGTTATAGACACAAATGCCTGGCGAGTTAAGAGAATAATCGACTGCTACAAAATTCATTTATACACGTTTACCGATAGAAGCACCTAAAGCGGTACCAACTAATCTTGATGTTAATAGATCAAATAAGATACCTCTTTCAACACCTAATACTCTACAGATCATAGAACCTATAGATTTACCTAATGCAAATCCGGTTAAACCACCAATAATAGAACCTAATAGTCCTTCATTAGTAATCTCTTCATTAAGACGATCTAAATCAAATGTACCATCTTCATTCTGATACTCTTTAATAAAGGCATCGATCGCTTCATTTACTTTAGCTTCTAATTCCGGAGTCCATTCTGATTGTAATCCTTCTTTAAGCATTTGTAGATCTTCTTCTGTATATTGATTCTCCGTTAGGTAATCGTTAAAAGTCTTAATGTTTTCCATATTTTATATATCAATCTATTTCAATTCTTAAATCAAGCTTGTTATAAACAAAGTTCAATTCGAATGTATTAAATGCGGCAACGTTTTCTGAAAAACTTAGATTTAAATCATTCATAGATTTTAAAATAGGTTTTTGAAATTCCATATATGCAACACTAGCTCCTTCAGCATCCAAGATTCTTAATGTTAAATCTTGACAATAAGGATCCTTAGTACTTCTTGCATAATACCACAATAACGTATCCATCATGATCCAGTAATTAATGTAACCATCTAATAGTTGCATGGTCACTGTAAATTCCCTATTAATCGTATTTTGGATTGGCACTGCTCCTCTATGGTATCTTAACGTACCGTCATTATCTTGTAAAGTTACCGGATCAAAAGAAACTCCAGGTATATTAATGCCTTGAACTGAATAATTTACAATATCAATAGGTTCTGCTAAAAGAGCACCAGGAATTTTATCCATGTACTTTCTGTACTTGGCAGCAACTACTTCCGGAATAAACTTTCTCGGAAATTTAAAGTCGAATGAATTATTTCTACTACTTAACATGCTTAGATATTAAAATTACCTTTAGTAACCATAGTTTCTGTGGTTCCGTTATTAATTGAAATGTAGAATTTATTATTGGCCATCCCTCTAATTGCAGCAGCATTAGCATCATTAATAAAGAATAAAACTTCACCAGTTGCCATGTTGATACTTTGATCAGTTACATGGTTAAATCTAAGTTTGTTTTGTCCATCAATAAATGAAAGTACTACATTCTCGACGTTATCGAAAGTTAGGTACTCTAAATCGTTACCTCTTAATTTAGCAATCTTAAATTTGTAATAACTTGCAAATGGAGATACGTAAATATTTAGATCGTTCTCGTTAACATAAGGCATTGTATCTACTTCAATTGCTTCAACTTGTCCATTAACTCCAGTCGAAGCTAAAAATTCTACGTTTGATGCAGAAGCTACTACATTATATCTTTCTACAAATGCAGGTACTTTTTTAATGCTTCTAGGCATTGTACTACTAATCAAGTCTCTAACCGCTCTATTCGCACTTACGTTGGGCAGGATGTTATAAATCTCAGTAGTTGCGTTACCATTCAATTTAACTTGCAATAGTCTCTTACCGTACTTACCGGCTTGTGGTATTGTCAATGACGCTTTCTTTACAATCTGCGTATTATCAGTTTGGTTATAAATTCTCATCGTAACATCGATTGAGAAGTTAACCGCAATATTTGAATTAATAACAACCGGTCTAAAAAGAATCGGTGTACTAAAGTCTTCTGTTTGTGAGAATATCGTTGAGAATGTTTTAACTTCACTAGCTCCAATTTGTTCAAACTGTTCTACTTCATATAGAACTACAATATCATCGCTTGTTAAATTAATTCTTTCTAAGATGTAAGCCTCAAATTTTTCAATTGCCCCGAATCTTTCACCGTAGATTTTAAAGTAATCTCCATCTGGTGCATCTTCTACAACTACTGTAAAACTCTGGAACTCATCTTCTCTAGATACAGTTAAACTATTTTCTAGACCAGTAAAAATATAATCGAATCCGTTGATAGTTTTCAACTGATCAATCATCTTTAGATTGATCTTATAATTTGTATCTACTTTAAGATCCGAAGAGTTTGCGGTACCATCACCGTAGAATAAATCCAAGAATTCAGGATTTTGTTGTACTACTGTCGGTAATTTAACCTCAATAAATTTAGCATATAAAGTTTCTCCTAAGATAAAAGGCTTAGGGTTTGCAATTTCATAATTTGAAGTATTAAGATATACAAGTTGCGTTAAGTTATTTGATACTCCTGAATTTCTTTCAGCAAGTACTTCAAACATAAAACCTTGTAAACCTCTTGAAGCAAAAGAATATCCGCTTCTTAAATGCAATCTAACAGTATCGTATTTGATATAGTTAATATTTGCAGTATTATAACTTTGGCTTTGGATTAAATCAGTCTCTTTAGAACCTAACCAAGCAGTATTGTTATTAATATAATTGAACTTCTCATAAGTACCCGTAGAATCATAACCGATTAAAGCATACTTAGTTTTATCTTCAGCGGTTTGAACTGCATGGTATCTACCTAAAGTTTGGTTTATATCGTTACCTGTATTTTCACTTGGATTTGCAAAAAATGGATTTGCTTTTGCAGCAACTGTAATCTTACCACCAATTAAACCAGGGTATTCATAAGAAACCGTACCGTTTTGAGTTGGTACATAAGTGCCTATTCCAGACGATACTGAAAATGACCAGATACCTAAATTACCTGTAATTTGAAAATCAGCAGGATTAGAAAGAGCACTAAGATCAAACTTATAAGTCTTTCCGTTTTGTAGTAATAAAGTTCTTGCTGCAAAACTTTCAATTGCGATATAACCACTGGTTGATGTCACATCAAAGTTAACAACATCAGATCCAAGTTCATGAATCAAGTGTCTCTTCGAGAAAGAATCTCCAAGTACTGTATCGACAAACATAACTTCACTACCATTGTCATCAACTTCAATATGATATGCAGTTGGGTTTGATTGATCATGATAGATGAATTCTAGTAGAATGTCTTGGTCTATTCTATAATATTTAGATGATTGTGCCATACTTAGTTAAATCTTAGCCATTTTGGTGACCAGATAGCATTAATGCCAATGGTCGGACCGAACGATACAATATTTCCAGGAGTTAAGCATACGCCATAACCAACACCAAGTCCAATCGACCATCCAGCTTTCTTTTCGAGCTTCTGGTTCAGTTTATTATTTATCAGGTTTATATTTTCAATGTCATTGAATTTTAAACCTGGGTAATCTGTTGTTATTTTTAATTGTTGCACTCCAGTTGATTCATCAATTGCAGCGACCAATTTTATATTTTGATCCAATACAAAGATTGGATTTTGTGCGATAATTTCATTTGTAAGATAGTTTCTCTTAACAATCACAGATCCCTTTAAAGATCTAGAATTCCCATTACCAAAATCATTTGTTTTATCAAATTCTAATCTGGTCGTTAAACTATCTACTTTAACTTGTCTTAAGTTTGCAATAATACTATCTTTGATTCCAATGTCAAACATCAATAAAGAGTTAACATTCTTTAAATCCTTATTTAAGTTTAACGCAGTTCTATACTTTTCAGTTAGTTTCTTCTGTTCATCTCTTAAGTTTGCAACATCAAATTCATAACTTTTAATTTCAGCAACAAGACCACCTGTTTTATTCTTATAATAACGAACGCTATCATTTGCAGCATTATTGTTATTAATTTCACGTTGTGTTGATTCGGTTGCAGCCTTTACATCTTGTTTTAAGTCTGATATTTGATTACATTGCTTTAGGAACAATAAAATAAAAAGCATGCCCAAAACAAAGGATATAAGCCCTCTATTTTTATCTATTATGTCTAACCATTTTTTCATTGTTTCCATATTAATTATTAGTTACCTCCTGCTGGTCCACCGTTAATACCCGCCAAACTAATACTGCCATCTTCAGTATACATTGCTCTAACTGTCGAAATCACTGGTTGATCAAATGAATCATCATTAGTAGGCATTACAAAATTAAATTCTAAAGTTACTTTACCAACTAAATTCCATGCTGCAGAAAAATCTTCTAGATTCATATAAGTTGCAGTCCAATTGTTAGGATCAATACCAGATGTTCCAGCTGCTTCTGGTGATGTACCTGGTATTGTAACTTCTCTAGACTTAACTTGCATAATATTAAAACAAGCTTGTCCAGGGAAGATTACACCATAATATTGCATATTTTCTTCAGACAATGCAGTAGGTGACACATAATCCAATCCTTGTAAACTAACGGTAATAGGGAAGATTACTTTCTGTCCACTAGTCACGTTTCTATAAGGCCATGTTTTTGCTTGTGCTGGAAATATACCTATTCTTGATACTTTAGCAGCCGAACTTTCAGAAGTTCCTGTTGTTTGTCCTCTAAAATTAACAGAACCAGCTGGATTTAATTGATAATTAACAGGATGCGGCCAAAACGTAATATTACCCCAAACTGATACTTGGTGTCCTACCTTTGTATAAGATATTTTTGAAGCAACAGTATCGATCATTACAGATACTGGTGTTTTAGGATATGCTTCATCACCAACAGCACTAATTCTCCTATGTGTATAGAATAAATCAGTACTAATTTTATCCACTGTAGTTTCAATGGTTCTAGTAATCTGAGAACCCGACGCGTAACTATTATCAAACGGTGACGTATCAGTAGAAGTTACAACAGAATCATCTGCTACAACAGAACTACGGTAAAAATAATCATGAATCGTTCTTCTATCAATTGCACTACCATAATTAGGCGGTTGTAAACCAGACGATGCACTCTTTGCAGCGTAAGCAGGTCCATCATTAGAACCTAAAAAGACAATCTTTTTACCAGTGTTAACAAATAAATCTTGTTTTGCTAAAATAGCTTTATTAAAGTTATTAACACCATCATTTTGTACATCTCCTATTTTTACAACTTCATCAGAAGTAGTACCTCCGATATAAATTCTAATGATATTATCGTTAGCTGTTTCTTCAGCTGTAATATAAGTATCTCCATCTGTATCTTGTAATCCACCGATTGGTTTCCAAGCAGCTCCATAATAACCTTCAAATGCATTATTTTCAGTATTATATCTGGTCATACCTTGCAACGGAGTCCCAGGTCTTTGTGAATCATCACCGACTGGAAACTTAATAGCACTTGTAGTATCAAAATTAGTATAATCTCTAATAGTCACTGGCATGTCAACGTCCAAGATTCCAGCACCATCAGTTTCAAATACAATATTTGTATCTGCTAAAGGTTTAAGTCTTATTTGTTGACCTTGGATTAAAAATTCACTAGAGTTAGCTAATAATGTAATTTTATCTAGATCCATTTTAAAGGCAATATCAGTATTACCAAGATCCTTTAAGAATCTAAATTCTGTATAACCTCCATCAACAACACTAGTTATCCTAGCATTTTTATTACTTGCATGTCTAAACCTAATATACTCATCAAAGATACCATCTTCTTTTTCTAATGTAAGTCTAGCGTTGCTATCATTTACACCTTCAGCATTAGTAGTTTCATCATATGAACTATCTCCTAAATAAAGAGCAGCAAAATTAAGGTATTGTGTAGGAGTACCATCTCCATCAACATCAATCGATGTTTTAGGTTTAAGAATTACAGCATCTCCACTAACATGTTCAATAACACCCCAAGGTGAATCCGTAACTCCAACTTCACCTTTTAAACCAATTTCACCTTTGTCACCTTTACCACCTTTTAAGCCGGTTAAACCCTGGTCACCCTGGATTCCTTTTTCACCTTTAGGTCCAGTTGGTCCACCTCCATTTGCAAGGATTTGGTCAAAATTATAGTTGACTTTACCCCATTTAATAGAGTCAGAGTCAGTTGGGTGTAGTACTTCTTTTATATTAATCGCCATTTTATGACTTTATTTTTACCATAGGACGTATGTCGTATGAATATCCTAGTCTTTTATTATATATCAACCTGAAATTAAGCGGAGTTTGACCATGCATCTTATACGTATATGATGTGTCTTCAGCAAATCCAGTTGAACTTAATTCAGCAAGAGTTGAACTACTGATCACATTAGATACTGTTTCTTTCTGAGGTCTAACATATAGACTAATACCGTTGATTGTATACAAATCTAATAGATTTTTAAATACATAAGATTCTGTGTCATCAATTAATGAAGTCTTATCTCCGATTGAATCTTGTGGATTTATAAATCTAGTCAATGTATTTAATACACCATCATCTTTTAGCCTTTTATAAACCACGTCTGTCATATAGAAATCTATAACCACTCTATTTCTATCTTCAAATATAACAACATCAGTCTTATTATTTGAATTCTTTAAAATCAGATCTAGATCTTCTTCGGTATCAACTACCATTGATGTAAATGCAGTCAAATCATATAAAGCTTTTACAGTCATTATGGTTGAAGCCATATAAGATCTTTCTTCAATTGCATCTAGAGTTCCAGGTACTTGTTCAGTTCTACCAGCCTCTAAAGATCTAGTATAATAGAAATTATCCCATGAAGATCTAAATACATTTACATCTTTTTTGTCAATTGCAATTTCACCAATCAAAGGATATAACGGTGAGTCTTCAGCAGAAGCACTTAATTTAGTTACTGACGTCGGATTGATTTCATTTACTTTATGATAGAAATGGTTTTTAATTTTACCCCAATTAGAATCATGTGTTCCATCATCTTTGATGAAACCAATATTAAATGAGATTCCAGTTCTATTATATTTTTTATAGTATGATTTAGCAATATTAATTGCAACAATATCAGTTAACGAATGTTTGTATAAAGCTTCTTCAAATTGCTTTTCATACGGATTAAAAGTAAACTGATCAGTATTGGATTTAAAATGCGTATATAAATCAGTGAACGTAACCACAGGTGTAAGATCAACTGTGTAGTTTCCTGAATGTCTAACCAACGTTGGATAGTAAACTCCAGTTTCTTCAATTTGATAACCGATTGCGCCTTTAAATAATTTATAACTTTTAGGAATATTAGGATCCTCCGTAATTGTTAAATTAGAGATCTTTAAGAATTCCTTACCATTATCAAATTCAACCGTAAATCTATTGCTTAATTGAGTACCATCTTCTTCAATTGTAGTATACTTAATTAACTCATCATTAGTTCTTAATAAATTAGCAACATAACCAATAGAAAGCTTATTCAATAAAGTAGTGTTTGCATTTGCACCTCCATTTTGATAGATATAACTTGCATTAGCAATTTGGGATTGACTAAGATATTGTGGTTGTAGGAAATTAGTAGGATCTGTAATATCTACAGGTAAGCCTTTAATTTCTATTTCAGTCGAACTTATAACTGAAATTACATCAATTGCATAAGTAGTTCCTGTACCATAATCAACCAGAATTTTACCGTAAATTTTATCAGCACCTAAAGTCATTTGTACATCAAATATAGGATCTGTATTATTTCCAATATGGTGTATACCTTTTACAAGGTAAGGTCCTTGTGCTGCAAAATCTACTATATTTAAGGCTAATGCTCCATCTAATTGAAGATCACTATATTCGTAACCCATAGTTATATCATTAACAACATCATGTTGTAATTCATACATTAATTTTCGGTTCATATAACCATGAGTCCATACGTCCGCAATATTTAATGTGATGTAGAATATTACAAAATCAAACTTCTTGTTTTGAATTACTTCATAGTCAATTGAATTACTTGCAGCGCCAGCATTAACTTTAACAAGTGTGCTAAATCTATAACCATTAAACTCTGTGCCCTTTAAAAATTCAGATGGATTTGCTTTATCAAATTCCTTTCTATTTTTAAAGAATACTTTAATGCCTTTAAATATTGTACTTGCAAAAGATAAATCACTACCTCCATCAACCGGACTATATTTTTTTGATCTATCAGTTTTAAGGAAAGTATTTATGTCAAAATTACCCTCATTAACAGACATTAAGTCTGAAGAATCTGACATAACTTCTAGGCCATCCATGATCATAAACCTATCAAAATAATCAGCCGTTGTACTTTTAAATAAATCTTTAGTTAATTCAAAACCTTGTACAAAATTAACATAACTAAAAGAATCATTAACCATATTATATCTAAAGTAGACTGGTAACTTATCTAAGTAGAACCATTCATGTGTGAATAGATCTTTATTTCTATCGACTGCAGTTATATCTGGCGTAAAATTAGTTTTACCAAATGCTTCATTTGCATTTAAGTAATATGGATTATCTCTACATGTAAATGCATCTTTTAAAACCCATTTATTAATCGTAGGTACCACTCTAGAATCCAGAGCAAATGTCTTATTATAGTTTTCTTTTAATCTATCAAACTCATTTGTAATAGCAGCAGGTTCATCACTATGCACCGACTCATCTTTTAATAGAGGTTGTAGACCTGAAAAATATAAATCAGGGCTTAAACTAAAATCAGGACCAAAAATATTTAAAATATCTATTAATTCCCAGTAAACTAAATTTATAGGTGAATTAGCAATACCAGCAGGTACTGTAGTTAATGCTGTATAATTAGAACCTTGGTATTCAACCAGGTCGCCTGTATTATAACTAACAGTAGCATTCCATGCAACAGGTACGATATACGGTTGGTAATCTATATTAGCATCCGTTTCATATTTTAATTCTTTAAGATCAGAATTAGAAGTATCATAGAAATCAAAGTTCATGTCATACATATCATATGCAGAGAATAAACCTATTCTTAAACCAGACTCATGGTAAACCTTAGTCTCTCCTGAATCTATGTTTGAAGCTTCAGTTAAGATACATTTTTTATAGCCAAGTCTTAAATCATCAGTATAGTCTACGATGTCAATAATCTTATTATATTTGCCAGCATACATAGTCGGCAAATAATCTCCAATTACTAATTGAGATTGAGTCTCATTAGTTACAAGGAATGATTTCTTAGGTGAATGTCCACCTTTTAAATAATGGGTAGTCCAATATGTTAGTATCACATCACTTAATTCTAGCTCGTTATTAGAATCTAAATTTTCAGCAGTAATGAACTGACTATTATTTGTTACAGCTAACATAAATGCATGTTGCATTAATTTATAACCGCCTATTTTAGCACTTACGTAAACATTATTTCCTAATGTAGTTGCTGTAAATTTACCAGCTTTATTCACTGCAGCAGCAATTGCAATTGCAATATCACTATAAGTACCATCCGATGAAAATCTATTTTCAGAGAAAGTACCTTTGTCTAATTCACCAGGTGAAGCAGCAAAGAAAGTTTCATCTGCTAGACTTACGTTTGTATAAATACTATTAACTCGAATAACGTTAGCATTCGCAACCGAAATATATAGACCTAAACTTTCTAAGCTAGCTTTCTTTTCAGTAAGTATAATTGTACTTACATCTGGTCTAGAAAGTTTAAATTGAGAACTAAATGAAGTAGAAGCGTTAAAACTTGTAGTAAAAGCATCAAACGCTGCTTCAATATCAGTCGAAGTATTAAAACTAAACGAGTTGCCATGTACATCTTCTACAGTTACTGTAGTCGAAGGCATATGTTTTATGAATTTAAATTTAAATGCTTCTTCTTTAATTGATACCACTGCAAATTTATCGTTTGCGCCTGGAGTATCTACCACTTCAAGTTTGATATAATCATATCCGATATTATCATTCTTTAATATATTAACCGAAGGTCCTTTAGCATTAACACCTAATAAAGTTTTAATCTCATTTTGTGAATCTTCAACATTTAAGCTGTATTTAGATTCGTCGTAGAACTTGTTATTAGCGATCTTGTAATACTTACCGGCAATAGAAACATAACCTAAGGTCGGTGTCTCTGACATCATCTTACTTGCTGGGATTGCGGACTGTGGTATCGTTGAATTCACATAAGAATCCAAAGATTTAAATTTAAGTTTACCTTTTTCAGCAACCGTTACATTTCCATAACCTGAATCAATATCATCTACGTAAAGTCCAAAGTATCTATTAACACTATAATCTGTTGAAGTAGGATCATTGAACAAAAATTCAAGATTCATAATGTTAGCAACAGCCAACATATTTCTTTTAAAACCATCAGTAATTAAATCGTTTGCCTCAATTAAAGGTTTATCTTTAACGACAAAGTCTTCGTACATATATTCAGCCTTAGTTGTAAAGCCACCTTTCTTTAAGTCAATTCCATTGTATGTTGATTTCTCTCCGTTTTCAAAAGAGAAAGTCAAAGGTGCTTTTGGGAAGAATTCATCTTGTACATGGTTTCTTAAATAGTTACCAATTGATGAACTTCTAGTTAGATCAAATGTTTTTACGATCTCTGCATTTGCCAACATGGATTGAATTCTTTTCAAGTTATCAGAAGCACCATCGCCTAAACCTTTAGCATCGATCGGATTGTTAACTTTAAAGATAACAAACATTTTAGGGATATTTACATCTAACCAAATAGGAGCAAATATTCTAAAGTCTTCATCGTGTAATTTAGAAAAATTAGAGATAGCACCAGATTGGTATGTCTCTTCTAATTGGAACTGATATGAATCTAATACTGATAAATCCGAAGATTCTCTTTTAACAGCATACATTATTTCAGCAGGTGTTCTTCTAGTATTGTAGAACGCTGCTAAATCTTGAGCATACGAACTACTTCTACTTAATTCAAATTTCTTATATTCAACAGATGCTAACTCTTTAGTCGCATCAATAGATTCTAAAAATATCTGGTCGCTTTCATTAACCACCACTTTTACGTTTGTGGTTAATTTAGGATTTGTTCTAAGCAAAGGCTTGGATACATTATCCAAATTATAATTCTTTTCAAGATCTAAATTTGGACCTTCTTCTTGAGGTACCGAACCTTCGATAACGCCAAATCCATAAGTACCAACTGGTGACGCATTAGTTGCGCATGCATTACAATCAGATCTTAATGCCAATGTATTGTTACTAAAAATTCCAACGTATGCTGGATTTACTTGTTGAATCCAAGTGGCATCATAACCCGCAATCTGTACTAATAATAACTCTGCTTCAGCAATACTGTTTGCAATTATTTTATGAGTATAACTCATGCATTCAGTTCCTGGAGTATTCTTAAATGTATTTAATCCAGTTGAATTAATTACATCTATAAAATTTGTAATATGATTTGTTTGCCCATTTAAGTGATCTCCATCGATCAAATACATTGGCCATAAAATTTGTGTATTGTTAACTACAGGTACACAAGACCAGAACGAATAGTATACTTTAGCAGCAAATGGATTTGGGCTCGTAATTAATTCAGTCCCGTAACCATTTGGCTGTTGATATAATGAACAAGAACCACCAGTTGTAATTCCAGTACCAGATGTTAAAGCACCTGCATTATCAAAACCATACCATTGGTATGCAGTACCGTTATTATCATTAATCCAAACATAGAATCCATCTGAATCATTTGGATCGTCTAATATATTTGTTTTAACCATAGTTAACGGGCTTGAATTATAAGCACCGCTTGCTGTATTATAAATAGGTATGTTATTAACAGCAATATCATTTAATGATAGGTTACTGTTCTCATCATACATATAATAGTATGTCTTCTGTTCTTTTACATCAGTACAGAATTCTGCTACAGTAGGATCGTTATAATTTACAGATCTTTCTACAGTAATTGCATATAATTGTTGAGGTACTTGCACTGGACAAGGCGAACCTGAAGTCCATGTCAAAGAACTACTATTCCAAATATAAGGGAAAGCCGTTGATATACCAAAAATAGAATTTTGCCAAACGCCAGTTGAAGTTCCAATTTGCCCTGCATTTAATGCAGATGCATAAGCACCTGCAAACCCAGCAGTTGTAAATGGATATAAGCCAGCGTTTACAATATCTGATAATGTACTTAATGGATTAATTGAAACATAAAAGAATGAGGTATTAGGTACGCTAGATGTACAAAAATCATTATATGTAGATTGCCATAAACCTGTCCAAGGCCAAACTGAATATGTTTGTTGGGATGAACATGGTTCTATTGTAATAATTTTACCACTACCACCATCAATGAAAAATGCAGTGCCATCAAGCACATATGCTCTCCATTCATCGCCATTTGTTGGTATGTATTCAGTACCTGGTACTGCAGTTGGATCTGTGTATAAAAAATCACCAGGCTGAATTGCAGATACAACAGTTGCTGAATATAGAATAAAACTAGCAGTATCCAAACATGCTTCACCCTTACTAGGGTGTCCTGAATCTGATACTGTTAATTGATTCGATGATCCAGTATTACATGCACCACCAGCCATAATAGCTCCCATGTTATTAACTTGCATTGCAGTTTCACCTGAATTTAAAAACCATTTATTGTTACCATTAAATGGCGTCAATAAAAGTATATTAGAATACAGTAACGTTGGTACACTAAATATATCACTTAATTGATTATCAGAATAAACAGTAGCACTTAAATTCGCAGCACAAGCTGATGTCTGATCTATATCACCGTTGCTTCTTAAAAAAGAGTATAAAGAGTTAGGATTATTAGTAAGATCACAATCAAAGATTTGAATAATCTCTCCGTCACTATTAAGACGTACACTTATACCAGGCGTTGTATTATAATTATAATCGATATAAATCCAAAACATAGACTGATCATCCACAGGGGACGTAGTCGCATTGGTATCGTAATATAAAATAGTACCTAACGTAGGAGTTGCTAATGCAACACCGTTAAAGTATAAATCGATAACACCCGGGCCACCTATACCACTTGCGCCTGTAGCACAAGCATCCGGTCCATTAGTAACGACCAGGTCGAATATTTGAGCGTGAATTGTATTTACTGCCATTTATGTATGAATCTTTCTTTATAGTATACGCATCTATTTAGAGCGTTCCTCTATTATATATTCAACAAAATTATGGCTATATCAGCTTACTATCTAACTAATTGTGCTGCTCTAATAGAACTTAAGTTTTTACCCTTAGGTGCATATTTAGAGAATACTTCTAAATCAAATGTAAATTGACTATCAAACTTATCAAATATGTCAATACCCAATACTTTAGTATATGTTAAATTAGAGAAACCTAGTTTAGCAAATCCACCAACTCTACCTAAATCAGTAGAAGGATCGTTACCTGCGTAATCGGTCATTCTATATTGGAACACAATATCAACAGCAACTGAGTTGTTATCACCATACGCGATTTTCTTAGTGCCTTGTTTATTGTCTCCATCAACTGATAATGTAGAAATATTATTAGGTGCAATGAATAAGAATGCTCCGCATGATTTACCACCTAGAAGATATTGATCATTTGCGTCAAACGACATTTTAAATGATCTGTCTCCGGCATTAATCATACCATTCATTTTCATATATCCTAATTGCTTCTTAGCATTTGCACCACCAGAAACTATAGGTGATACTGCTGGGTTATAAATAGAATAAGCACCACCAGTTTCAATATTTGCCGTAATAGGCATTGTATAGATTGCATTGTCAATTAAAGCTTGAACGCTTTCTTTCATTTCAGTTTCAGTAACAGCCGCAGCATCTACAGCAGCATTTGCGTAGTCTGAATAAATAGCAGTTAAGTCTGGGTGTTCTTTATGCATATAAATACCCGAGTTGTATTCCAACGCTCCAACTTCTGCAATATCCACTAAAGCTTCTCCAAACGGAGCAGATATATCATATGTTGTCGCAATACCAGCTGCAAATCTACCAAAAGTACCAGCCCAAATAAAACCTGTATCACCAGCATCTCCAGTTGGAGTTAACAAAGTTAATGTTGTAGGATCTCCTTCAAAACCAGCGTAACCTAAACTATACTCGTATTCTGAAAATACGTTAGTTCCGTTAATCATCGGTGACACAACATAAAGAGCTTCTTTATTAGATACGTCCATAAATCTTGAGTAGATAAATTGACCTCTTCTTTGCGCTGATTGATATGGCACATCTGCTATTAAATTATATGTAGCAAGTTCTGTAGTCGATAAATTTTGATATTGTATTGGTGCTAAATCGTACATTCCTTCGGTTGTATAATAAGCATCAGATACGATCTTATTGTCTACTGCAATATTACCTTCATCATTGATAGGATTACCAAATCCGTTTAATGAAGCAGTACCAGTAGCTCCAACCGATTTGTAAGCAGGCCAGTTTCTATCTCCAGAGATTCTAGAAATAAGTTCAAGCATTGTAGCTTTAGTATTTTCAAGAACCAATTTAAATGTTTTAGTAACAATGTGTCCTTTCTTAACGCTTAACTGTGCAACTTCATCTGTATAATAACCAGCAAAGATTTGGTTCACACTATTATTTTGAATCATAGTGACTGTACCATCTTCTGCAACCAACTTAACTCTAAGTTCACCTTTAGCAGCAGCAATCTGTTCTTGTAATGCTAGGATTTGTTGTTGTAATTCTGCAATCTTATCAAATACTGAAATTGGTTTTTGTTCAGCGGATAAGAATCCAGAAGCAACATCGGTTGCAGTATGTGCATAATACTTTTCATTTGCAGTAAAACTACCAGCAACGTGAGTATAAACACCTTGAGCTGTTAGTTCTTCCGTAAGACGTACTTTAGCACTCTCAGCGATGTTCTGGTTAACTAATGCTTGCAAGTCTGTAGTATCTACTTCTCCGTCTGGAAAATCAATCTTGATTGGCGCAGACCATTGTGACATGATCGGATTTGCTGGATAACCAGCTTCTGAAACAGATTTAATTCTGATCTCAACGCTTTCACCTTGATTAATTGCAATGTCTAATTGATTGAAATTAACTGCTTGACCATCTTCAATAGCCGGAGTTAACCAAACGAATTTACCTTCGGCATTTCTAGCTCTATCACGAGGTGGAGTTTTCATTTCATTCCAGTTAGAGAAAATCGCAGTCTTTTCAGTTGATTCAGCAGTAAAAGGAATTTGTGTAACTTCAGGTGATTTACCACCAGTTGAAATATATCTATATTGTACAACGAATTGTATAACTTCTTGGTCTACAGTATTAGCAACTTGTTTAGCAGTTGGTACCGCCCAGAAACCACGTACTCTATATTTAGGAGCAATGTTACTTAAGTTTGTATCTGTTGATAGACTTTGAATTTGATTCACGATAGAAGCATATAACTTAGCCTCAGATGATCTTTGTTCAACCAATGAGCTTAAATCACTTTTATCTTTATCAGATGCAATAGAAGACTTATATTTTTTAGTCGCAATCTCAGATCTCTTCTTATAGATTGTATCGTCTAATTTCTTAATTGTTTCTTCACTAGATATTTTATCTGCGCTTAATTTCTTAATTTTATTTGCAGAATCACTATCCGTTAAGTGTTTATTAATTTGTACAACTTTAAAGTTATTAACATAAATAGCCGGAGCATCAGGTTCAACACCTTGTGCTGATGGCGGAATTGCATCTTCTTTTAATGCGCTAATAAATCTTCCAAAGTCTACAACTTCAGTCTTATAATATACAGCAAGATCTTCGATCGAACCGTCTTCTTTAATATGTACTAATTCATTAGAGTATAAACCAACACCAGGCGACCAGTTTTCAGCAACCATTTTAGAGTCAGCATCAATTGGCTTAACGAAGATTAAGATTCTTTCATTAAATCCAACATTGATCTCAACGTTTAAAGTATCATCAATACTTTTATAAATTGAAAGTACATCTGCACCAATTCTAATTGGCTCATAACCTTCAATCAATTCTAATTCAACTTGACGTGATGAAGTATCAATCTTAGCAACTTTATATCTTGTATTCCTATTGTTAGAATTAACTAATAGTTCGTCATTTACTTTTAGGAACTCAGTGTTATTTAAATCTTTCGAACCATCGTTATAAGTCAATTGATCTAATGTATAAAGTTTAATGTTTTTCTTTTGTGTAACTCCAGAAATAACTACATCCTTTTGAGAATCAATGATAGAGATGACATCAAATTTACCACTATATCTACTAGTTCTGTAAGGCATCATTCTAACCTCTTCATCAATTAGATGTGGGATTTTATTATTTACGATGTCTCTACTTGCCGTAGCAAAACTAATATTATTTTGGTTTCTATAGTTATCATTAAAGAAGTCTACAGAAATAGGACTAGTTGAATCAAAAATATATCTTCTAACTAAAACTTGTTCAGTCTCAACCGGAACTTGTCCAGTAACATCAAGGTTTATCGTTAATAAAGGATTTAAGAAATCTTCAAAGAAAAGATTAGACTTAGTGTTAAATTCCACGGGACGGTTAACGCTTGTAATATCATTCGCAGGAGTCTTCAAAGTTGAAGTCATAATAGTCTGGAATGTACCATCCGGTAATTTAACTTTCGTACTACCAGTACCTAAACCAGATAACGCTTTAAGATTTGCATCTAAGCGCTCAAGTTCTCTCTTCATGAAACCAAATGATGGCACATAAACGGTTTTAGTACCTTCTGGAGTTAATATCTCTAATGGGACATTCTTCTCATCAGTGGTCACTGCTTCATTAATTCTCTCGAATGTTTTCAATGAATTAACATTGATCTCGAGCAATTGTTTGATCGCGTTTGAAATAGAGTTGTTACTGTTCATCTTATCTTAAAATATCTGCTTCGAATTCGTAGTTTGTTGGGTTTATACAAGTAATTTCAATGTATGGCTTGTTTGAAGCAAGCTGACTAGGTTGAATCGTTGCTACGATTTTATCAAAGCCTGTTGATTTTTTTGTTTTAATGATAATGTCATTGGCACCCATGTTGATTGTATCAAATGCAATTTTGAAAACTTGTCCAGCTTTCCATACATTAGAACTATCATCAATGTATATATTTAGGTTCCCGTTAGGGTCACTACTAAATGATTGTTTTAAACTCAATCGGTTGTCATAAGGTAAAAGTTTTGTCCAAATACCATATTGTGTTGCACCTGATCCTGCTAAACCTGCATCAAAAGGTAAAGCCGATGTGATTTGAGAAGTTACAGTTGAACCAGCAATATTCCATAAGAATTTAACATTCAAAGAATAGCCATCAACTATATTGTGTATTTTAATTTTACCATCAACTGATTTATCGACTTGAGTACCTCTACCCGGAAAAATTACATCTGTGTTATATTGTAATTCTACAGGAATTGTACCGTCAATCATTGAGTTAATTTTATCGTGTGCCTTAGTGATCAATTTAAGTAAAGCTTCGCTATCTTGTAATTGGACAGCTGAGTTTTGAAATAATTGTTCTAATGCAGCAACTCTAGAAGTTAACTCACTTGAATTTTGAGTAGACATTACCATTGCCTCGATAGTATCAAGTCTTAAAGCTTGATTTGTATATCTTGTATTGGCTTGGAGCATCAACTCGGTTGCATTTTCTAATGCAGTTGTAGTATCCATAAACAAATCCATCGAGAATGTTGTAAAGTCGTTGATCGAAGTTTCAACACCAACATTATCCAATGATGAATTAAATTTAAGATTTAATTTTAATGAGAACGCATTACCATTTAAACCTGTAATCTCATTAGGTTTATTTTTAATTTGTTCGTGAATTTTAGAACCAGAACCACCAACAGTTTTAATATCATCAAGAATTAAAATTCCATATAGATTTGTTGCTCTGTTTGAAGGCACTGATTGACTATATAAATCATAATAGATTAAAATAGCGTTAAACGTAAACTGTTGTCCAGATTTAGCATAATCCAATAAACTCTTCATGCTAGAGTTATTGGTAATCGCAGCATAAGACTGTGGATTCCAATCGATTCCAACTGCCACTGTAGAATTTTCATTGATACTATAATATGCACCTTCATTTTGTGTATAAGCATCAACTACAGATTCCATATTGATATTTGGATCTGGGTGTTGTTGTCCTGCTCTACCTGAAATATAATTGCTAGCATACAACTTAGTTGCAGTAGTATTATAATTACTAGGATTAAAAAGAACGGTTGGTGTATTACCAACTGCAGTCGGTACATTAATGTAAACCTCATGATAAGTATTACCTACATAAGATACGTCATTTTCTGCATCGATTGAACCTAAATATTTAACAACTCGATCATACACAATACCAGTCTGTGTAGAATCATTATCTTCAGCATAACCTCCTAGAATACTCTCATTAGAATCTGCAGATCTAAGTCTTAGTGCACCAAGTGCATCTAACCATTTAAAAAAGATTTTTTCAGAGTCTGATTGCATTAAGATAGGATCTCGATCATCATCTTGCAATAGTAATTCTTCAATGTTTAACGCATAATTTTGAAAAGTTTGTGCGAAATCAACATTAGGTTGGCTGGCAATATAGCTAGCACCTGAAGCCTGTTTAAGGTTCACTTCAAAGTCGATGGTATTAGAACCATTAACTGGTGTTGTAAAATCAGGTAGATCTAACAAAGCGAATTTACTAAACTCAAATTTTACATCTGGGTTATTGAATGCTCGAGTCAAGTCTTGTGCGCCTGATGCGAATGCATACATAGTTCCACCTTGGATCTGGGGTATTCTAACTAGAGGGGTTGCCATTTAGTTCCTTTTAATTTATTTAAGCGATAGTTGCCGCGTTAGATGCCATAATAAACCATTTGTTATTAAAACATCTTAATGTTACAGTTGAGTTTAATCCGTCTAATGCGATTGATGTTGCACCTAAAGATGCACCAGCCGCAGCGATGATTGCGTTTGCAGTTGAACCAACGTTGATGAACGTTACTTCTTGACCTTCTTGTCCCGCAGGAATTGTGAAGTTAGAGTCAATAAAGTAAGTAGCTGCCTCGATTGAAGTTGGAGCGTTATTAGTAGTTGCCGAAGCAGCACTGCCAACAGTTCCACTTTTTACAAGTTTACCATCGATAACCAATGCACCGTTACATGTAACATCCACATCGAATGTTGCACCAGTTGCATCTACGTTAAGGAATTGAGTAGCACCTGCGCTAATGTTTAATGATTGAGTACTAAGACTAATCAATCCAGATAAGATCCCGGTTGTAGGATCAAGGAAAGAAGTGATAGATGCGATCTCATCATTCAAAAGCTCAAAGTTCATGTTGATCACCGGTCTAGACGATGAAACCGAATCTGTTCCTAGAATTTCAGTAATGTTTGCCATTTTTGTTTTTTATTTTACTTTTATCATGTTTCGTCTTACGACGTTAGTATTTCCATAGGTATCTTCCGCATTTAATTGAATGGAATAATATCCAGTCTTTTGAAATACGTAGGTTAACCACATACTATTATAGTATATATCATTAATCTCTGGGTTGCTTTCATTAACGATCTTCCACACTGGATTCTTCATTCCGGCCATCTGGCTTGAATCAACTGCAAATGTTAAGTGTGTTGATTTTTCAACTTCAGCAAAATCCTTAAAGATTCTCATATTGTCAAACGTCGGGTTATAGCAAACTGCATGTACTTCGCCTGAAATTAAACCGTTAGGTGTTAAAGTCACAGACTCAAAGTCATAAGTTTTAGAATAACCTTTAGATACTGCTTGGATATATTTAACATCATAGGTTGAAGAGCCTAAATCTTCATAAATTACATTGTAAATAAATTTACTAATCACAGCATCAGTAGACGCATTCAGTTCAGTTGTAATTGCAGTCCAAGCAACTAAGTCACCATAACCAGTTGGTGTCGCTGCAGTTACTTCATGCAACCCAGTAACCAATTGGTTGGTTGTATAATTAAAATGTTGGATATTTAATTCATCGCCAGACTCAATCCAATCTATTTTAAATGATGCCGCTAAATCAGCGCCAACTCTAGTTGCATCCCATGTTAGGTGTTTAGTATCGTTCCATCCATATTCAGATAATTCCCATCTATAAGGACCTGTTGTTTCAGAAAAACCAGTCTCAGAAAATGGATCTGCATATCTTCTTACGATTGAGAAATTAAGACCTTGACTTTCATCATGTATATAGTTAGATCTATCCAATGTAAGATAGAGTGAAGCAATTGCATCTTCAATTTTAGTTTTGCTATTTTGTGCATTGTTCCAGTATCCACCTGCTTTATTCCAGCTAGGTGTCAAATCATTCCATCCGGTTGACTCTAACCACTTGTAGACACCATATAATTCAATTTCTTTAACTCCAACAGTGATAGCTTCTTTCTTTCTATAATGTGATCTATGGCCATATAAATCATATAAGCGCATCTCCACTTCATAGTTACCCATATAAGGTAATACTAATGGCATTTGAATGTAATAGTAATCTTCGTTTGAATTAACAATCGGACCTCTTGCTGTAAATGAATATCCATTTGGACCTGTTACAACCCATTCTACTTCATATACCCATTTTTTCCACCAGCTAATCCAAGTAATTCCAGGATCTAAAGCATCATACCATGTGAATTTAGCTTCGTCCCATATATCATCAAAACTAGGTACTCCATCTAATATGATTGGACATCCTACTGGAATTTCATCATTCCATGTTGACAAGTCTCTATCATTATATGATTGGTAAAAATCTTCAAAGATACTACGCATTTCAAAAAAGTCAGCCTCATTTAAATTTGCATAACCACCAAACGGCATATTTAAGAAATAATCATAGTTACTAGCAACATCATTTTGATCTAATGTAGTTCCATACACCAGTGCTAAATCTTCAATAAAGAAACTTCTATTTAGCGGTAAGTTTTGAAATGCTATTTTATGTCCTTCGCTAAAATAAGCAATAGGGTTCTGGTTATTCCAAACGTTAATACTATTTTGTGTATAAAAATCTGCCTCTGCAGTAATATCTATAATTTTAGCATTTAAAGGTAAGTATTCCTTTTGTAATTTATTTTTTAAACCATATAATTTAATTAAGATCTCATCAGGTGTAAAATCAAATACTTCTCTTACAGTCGGAAAGTCCCATTCATCGAATTCACCAGTAGGTTCATTTAATTTATAAACCAAACTGAATCTACTAGTTTTCTTCATAGTACTTGAAGGTACTTGAAGTGCCATCTTTTTTCTGGTTAATTCACCAGCAGCAGAAGCATTAGGAACTGGAATTGCATATAATTTACCGAAAGAATCCCCGGCAGAATCTATATTCATCCAGTATTCTTTTAAGGTTAATGTGTTATAGCCAAAAAAGTCAATCGCATTTAAGATTGCTTTATACGTTCCAACGAATGGTTTGATATTGTGTAACTCAAGTAAGAGTTCTTTTCTTTTCTGGTTTAACAAGATATAATCTGGTGACATCTCGGTAACATCATGTTCTCTAAACAAGATAAAGTCACCTTCATCTAATGTAGCACCAAAGTTATCTAATAAAACTTTAAGACGTTCATCTTCTGCTACAACTTCACCATAAAAACTAATCTTAGCGATTAATGTATCTATAGTACCGTCATTTGCATAAACATTTAAAGTACGTTCATGTCTACCATCATTTTCAGATTTTAAAGCGATATTTAATTGAATCGCAGTTGGCGTCTTTTTATTTAATACTTTAAATCCATTTGAATCAATTGAATCTACTTCAGACCAGGCAGATAATACTTTTTCATCAGTTGCTAAAATACTAACAGTAGGAATACCATTTTCTAATTTAGCAGTATACATCATAATGTCAGTTGATGAATCTACTATATCTTCCCATCTAAATTTAAATTTGTATGTAGAATTACTATCAGCCAACGGAGTATTAAAAGTAACGTCACCTAAATAGGTACATTCTTCCAGAATAAAGACGTTTGCAGTCTCATATAATCCGGTTGATACTTCATCTAAATAAACAGTTCCGGTCCAGACACCATTAGTATCTTGAACCAAGTTCATATCGTATTCAGTACCTCTAAAAAATCTTAAGTTATTGTACATTACTTCGTATTAGTGTCGTCTTTTTTGACGGTATAATTTTTAAAATTCTTTAAATGTCTAATCCCACCCATAAGTTCATATAGGTAATCATTGACAAATATTAAGAATGCTCTAACAGTTGAGTTTCTTAGCAAGTGTCTAGATAGATTCTTTTCCATCAAGTTGTCTTTATAGTTATTTGGCGCATAAAGACGTACATCACTTCTGGTTTTAACAGAATCATAAAGCTTTGCTTTTTTATAACCAAATAAATTATCGAATAAACCAGCCATTATTTAAGTGTTTTTCTTGTTCCTGATTGGATTCTAGTATAAATCTTATTAGAAACTGTTTCCGTATCAAAGTTAACACTTAATGCTGCTTCAGCATTAATTAAAGCGTCATCAATAATTACGTCACCTTCTCTATCTTGCCAGCCGCCTCTAAATACAGCAACTTCGTCTTTCTCCATTATAATATCACCCCATTGGTCTAGACCTGCAATATCATACGGTATTACGGTAGCTTCAGTTACAGGAACTTTAGTCACAGTATCTACCTTTTTAAAGAATACATATTTTTGTTTACCGTTACCAATACTTTCTAAAAGTACAGGTTCTTGTGGTGAAACTGTAGATGTGATTGATTCATAATAACCCAATCTTCTAGCAGTCTCTTCAGTCTCTGATATAAATCTAACGTTTACTGCATCAATACCATCAATCGCTTCTAGAATATAAATAATATCCGACTTTGGTAATTTATCTCTTCTAGTTACGTTTAATAAATATTCAGAAACTTTAGTACGGATTTGGTTATAGATCTCTTCTTTAGTAAAACCTTCAAAGTATCTAACATTAATATCCATACTATATTTTCTAACTTGTGGTTTAACAAAACTAACTTCAGTTGTCACCATCATTTGCCCTGAATCTTGCAATACTTTATACATTGCATCATATTCAGATTGTGCAAAAAACATTTCTTCTTGTGGAATTGAAAAATAATCTTGTCCAGAACCTAATTTTCTTTTAACATCCGGCACTGCAAAAATATAGATAACGTTATCATCATCTAAATAAGCATCATCTGTGCTATTATAAGCATCGATGTAACTAAAAATACCATATCTTGATAAGAAGTACTCATAGTTATCTGGAGACGCTAGTACGTATGACTTAGAGGCCATTGGTGTTAATATCTTTGTGAATCTTGTAGATTCTGCATCTGAACCCATTTTAGGTGCAGATGTCACAGTTACATCTAAGAAATCATCTAATTTAATAAAATTGTCTAAAGAATCACTTCCTTCATCTACCCATTTAATTGTAATCCCGGACGCATCTGCTAAATTACCTTTAGTACCTTCGTGTTTTAAATATTCAACATTGATTTTAGAACCTCTAACTGGAACCATTCCAAAGTTATCATTTCCAAAATAAACATCTAATCCATTAGAGATTGCAGTCTTAACCATGTATGCTTTTTCGTTTGCATTCATATCATAAAGTGATACATGCTTAGTCCAAGTCTCACCGTTTACTGCAACTTGGATTCTATTATGATCAGTTAAGCCTTTTGTTTTAATATTAAAAGATTGCATTTTTTCACCAGTTGATGTAACAACTTGTGTTTCAAATGTACCTTGTACAAATGGAATTGTTAAAGTACCATTATAAGATTTGTCAATTTTAAATGCATCTTTGTCACTTAATAAAGTATAAGTAAGACCGTTACTATCAATTGAAAATTGTGCTTGACCTGAAATAATTAATGTACTACCGCCGATTTTACTAAAATCAACTCCTGGTTTCCATCTTAATTGAAGTTCACCGAAAGCTGCATGGCCTCTAGTTGCATCATGTCCTGCAAGTCTAGCAAGTCCATAAATAGATTCAGGTTGTTGTGCAGTATAGATATTTTGTTCTACTGTTGAATCTTCGATATAGAACATTAAAAGTTCACCCATTTCAGAAAGAACTGAAAGAATCTGTGCATAAGGTGATGCTTCCGTGAAAAGTGTATTTGCACGACCATAAGCCCTAGCAATATAAGTCTTGGCATCGTTACGAATACCAGCTGCAGTTACCCTTAGCTTATTTAGAAAATTAAGTTCAGCCATTTTATTTTGTCTTTTTAAGCATTTATGCTTATCATATATTTACTATCGATAATTATATCAATAAAGGCAGAGTCTCTAACTTCACCTCGTTGAAACATAACATCAACTTTTACATTGTATTTACTAAATAACGGACAATACGCAATCATTTGTGCTTGAATATGCGATGTCAATTGATTTTCATTAAAATTAAGCGTATATAAAACATCTTCTAAATTACAACCCAAATCTGGTGAACCTAGAATATCGCCCCTTTTAGTAAATAAAATCATCTCGATCTGTGCAATTAACATTTCAATCTCACTCTCGATTTGAATTTCATTCGGTAAGTAATTGGGATCTCCCGTTGTTTTTATATACAGTTCCATTTATCTATATATTTTGTTTTTTTAGCTATGGAACATCCAGTCCACACCTTCGTCACCTTTGATTTCTTCTTCAATTACAGATAATTCATCATCACCCATCGACTTAATAGCATCATAATCAAACTCAACGTTACCAGGTAATGCGAATTTAAAGATACCTAATTTAGCACCTAATGATTGTTTGATTTTAGCTGAACAATATCTAAAAAAGATTTCATCGTTGAACAGTGCACAATCTGGAATTGTCTCATATACATGAAGTACAACGTCACCTTTAGGTGTATCACCCATGATCTTTAAATCACCTGTTAATTGAGAGTAATGGAAAGATACTGGATTTTCCAAGATCATTCTTGACATATCTATTAAAGATGCGTTAAGTACATAATATTGTAATTCTTCTGCAGTGTCAGAAATACCGGCACCGTTGTACATTCTACTGAATAACATTTTTTCTACCGAGAAGTCACTACCTGATTGGAAACGAAGGTCCATTCCACCGCCGATTCCATTAAATCCACTGGCTAAATCATAAAGTCCAAAAACTGAATAAACTTCGCCGCCTCCAGTTACTGGATCTGGGCCAGGAAGGGTTAGTGTTCTGTTATTTTTAAAATAATCAGTATCAAATACATCCTTAGGAATTACATAATAGTTTTCTGCAACGGAATACTCATACTTTTTATAGAACCATTTCTTAGCTCTTTTAATGATATTCATAATTTCCTTTTGCGGAAGTTGAATCGGAATCATACATGCTCCTGTAATATCATCTCCTAATTCTTCTAGGAAAGCATTTAAACAATTTTCATCATAACCTCTAGGTGTATTTAAACCTTGTTCATTACCACTTCTGATTTCACTCATTTTATTATCTTATTTTTTTACTTGTAACAACTTCAGTATCTTCAAATCTAGCGTTTGGTCCAACCATACCTTCTCTAAAGATTCCACCTGTCATTCTTCCTTTAAAGATACCATCTTTACCGAAGACATAACAGTTAATTACTTCACAACTACCATGTACATATGAAGATTCTATTTTAGACTCTTTAATTTTGGTACCAGCGTAGAAATTACATCTAATTAAATTAGCACCTTTCACGTTTGAGTTATAAAAGTTAGAGCGTTCGATATTACCACCAACTTCACAATCAAAAAATTCACAATTTTCTAATAAATAAGAGATTCCAAATTTACCATCTTTAATCTGAATTTTACTAATATCGGTATCGTAATTGACAACACCTTTTTCTAACCCGCCGTTAACAATAAGGTTCATCACTTGTTGTTTAATTCTAGGCCAGTGCATTTTTATAATCTGATCATGTTGTTGTAGATCTACTAATAAATGAATACCAGGCCAGTTCTCATTAAGCTTTTTATAATCTTTTAAAGCCTCAACAACCGGTAGGTTTTTATTTAGGATTTTTCTTAATTCGATTTTATTCTCTTCAGTAAACCTAGGATCTTTACAAGAATCCCACATTTGCATCAAGAACATTTCAGTTAAATGAAATATATCATCTTGTTTCTTCTCGTAATTTTCACCACCTAAGTATCTAAACTCTAAGTAATTCTTTTCTTTCTTAGAGAAGTTAATTCCGTAATATTTTGTATCTGCAAATTTGTAACTATTAGAAGCAATGTTGTTACCATCAAAGAAATATGCTTCATCTTTAGGCATAACCCATTTAATAGATTTTGCATAAACTGATTTCTCTCTATTTGGAAAGAATTTATAGACTTGCTTTTCGTTAAAGTCTAAAATAAATTTAAGGACATTCATCTTAGAAACCATTGCTGGATCTTCTAAGTATTTTTTATCGAAAGATAAATTAATATGGATTGACGCTCTATCATTGGTATATCCGTTTTCTTTAATCCAATCTAGAACTTGTATGATCATAATCCTTGCATTCCTATAAGGAATTGCACCGGTTACTAATTCAAGTAGGCCTTTACCACCCGACATGTCAGGTTCGATCTTGAATATTTTATCAGAGGGTTGAAATTCTGAATGGGCCTTAGTCTCTAATCTAATTTCTCGACCTAGCAACTTACTTAGTTTATCACAAGTAGTTTCTAGGTCGAGATTAGAATAGAATTCGAACTCAACGCCGACTAATGCAGCGTTAAGAATTGATACGCGATTCGAATTATAGGTTAACTTTTGCATGCTATAGTATGATATTACTTTGTTTTATATATCACACTCTGCATGTCATAAATTATTCTGGTAGTTTAAGAAAAACTTTATTTGTTTCTACTTCAATTCTTGTAATCTGAACTGTGATTTTATCTCCTATTTTTGAAGAAGCAATCATATCTTCACCGACTTCGCTAACATGTAGTAAACCTACAACGCCTTCTTCGATAGTAACGAATAAACCGTATTCTTTTTTGCTTTTAACTTCTACTTCAACGATAGCAGGAATCTGGTATCTTGATGCAATAGTTAACCAAGGATTAATAGTATCGTTGATTTTTTGAGTCAATGTGATTTTAGTATCTGATACAATATCTTTCACTTTAAACTTAATGTCATCACCGGGTTTAATAGATCTAGATTTAAAGACCTTCATTGTTTCTTCATCCAAATCATTTACGTGGATCATACCAGTTAAACAACCGTCGAATTCAACAAAGACACCATACTTAGCGGTACCTGTAACTTGACCTACGATTTCTTGTTCGATGTTTTCTCTTAGATCAGCAATAGTACTTGGAATTAAAGCTTGCAAATATTTTCTATGTGAAACCACTAGAGTACCACGCTCCGGAGAGAAACTTACTGGAACTACATACATTTCTTCACCAATAATTGATGTAAAGTCATGTAGTTTATTGATACCTGCTAATGAACCTGGCATAAAACAGTCAATGCCCATTACAGTTACGATATAACCACCGCCTTCGATCATACTACTTACTTTACCAACCCAAGCTGTATCTTGTGTATCGATTGCGTTTCTAAGGTCTACAAACGTTTTCTGTTTAACACCACCTGAAATACTTCCTAAGATATGTGTGTTAGGTTTGTAGTTAGTAATTAAAACTGCAGTCTCTTCACCCATTGTTAGAGCCTTGATATAATCAGGTTCACGATCATATTTGACATAGATCAATTCACGGTAACCGATGTCTACTGTAATCCATTCACCATTGATTGCGTAAACTTTACCATCGTAAATTTCACCTGCACTAATTTCAGTTTTAAGATTTTGTTCTGAGACATGACCTTCCATTAAATCATAAAGTTCTTGAGCATAAGATGCACGTGAGTAAACCTTGTCGCCATTTTTTGTTTTAATGTGTGGATTACCTTTTCTTAGAACAGAAGGGCAAGAAGATTCATACTCTGCCCATTTAAAAGAACCATCTTCATTGTACCATTCGTTATGGTCATCCAAGATCGGATTCTCTTTTTTAAATTTGATTGGATCGAAATCCTGACCTTTTGATTTTGTTGGTTGTTCTTTAACAACCTCATCTACCAACGCAACTTGTCCAGCGCGTGGTCTTTTGTTTTTTTGGTTCATTTATTTTTATATTAAAAGTGTAACATATTATATATCCTCTTATTTTTGAAAATATTTTCAAAAAAGCTTTTTAGTGTCAATCTTTTTTATTATATTTACACTGTTACTTAACGATCGCCTTCTCATAGAAGCCAGAATAGCCCATGATGATGTCTCCCCATGTAGGATCGTCACTTTCGTCATCTGCATTTTTTATCTTCCTTTTAACTGCTCTTTTACTAGCCTTACTTAATGGATATGTTCCTATTGCTCCAATAAATTGAATAGTTTTAGTTTGAATTTGAAGGCCATTAATTTCAACGCCATCCGGATCCTTTACTTTATAATCTTCTGGTTTTGCACCTTCACATTCTGCAAGATCAGCAGATTCTAATTCACCTTCGATTTTTTCCTTTATTGCAAATATTGGGTCAACTAATGCTTTAATTGTAGCAATACCAGACATACCGCCTAGACCCATCTCTTTTACAAGATGTAATATTTTAGATGTTAAAACCAGAACCAATAAAATAGCCGCTTTAATTTTTACAAGACTTAAATAAAGTCTAAGTGCGGAAGATGCAGGGTTTGGTGCACCTGGAGCAATCATCGTTGGCATTGCAGCATCTGCAACGGCTTTGACCAAACTCTTAGGTATTTCAGTAACTTCTGCTTTAAGCTGTGATAACATAGCAATAAGTTCTGCTCTTTTAGAATCAATGAAAGCTTTACCTGATTTTTTCATCTGTTCTATATAAGCATCCTTTTGCTTCTTGATCATTACCTTTACATCTTCTTCAGGAATTTCATTTTCTTCTGCAATTCTTTTTGATTCTTTTTCAATTTCTTCAAAACCAGCAACAATCGCTACAAATAAAGAAATAATAGCATCGGCACTCGGAACTGAAATCGATAAGGCTTCGATTGTTTCATCAACTACGCATATGAGTTTATCTAATTCTTCCATATTTAAATAATAGTCTGTTTAATTTTAGCTAATGTAGCTTGGATGATCCCAAGTTTTAATGAACTAGTAGGTAACATCGGGGCTCCGGTTGCTGGATGTGTATGTGAAATTATTGCATCTAACATATCAGATAAAGTATCTTGTAAGGTTTGACCTTTTACTGCAGGTTCTGTTTCATCGCCATATGAACTTGCAATGTAAATGTTATCTGAATGTAGATACATTTTACCATCGGCAGCAAGTCGAATCATAGGCTGTTCTGTTTTAGAATCACCAGTTGCTATAATCAATCCATCTTCTGGAGAATAGTATATCCTAATTTTTCGTTCAGCATCATAAACAAGACTTACTACATTGTAAGGCTCATTTGACGCATTTAAAACTTCTTCCTTTAATTCTTTATTCTGATCAATTTGAAACCAGTATTCAGGGTGGTATAAATTACCATTATCAAATCTTACAGCTACTATATCACCTTTCCTAGGCACCGAATTAGATCCTACGTGATCTCTATTCATAGGTGTTGCCCATGGAATAGCAGATGACGGTAATAAATCAAATTTACCGTATACCTTAATCTTACATCTACCGTTATTTAATGGATCTTGATTGTCAACAACCTCACCGATCCAATGTGTATCCCTAAGATTGTCTTCAAATACATCAATATTACTCATATACGTTGTCGTTTAAGTTACCGTCTGGTGAACTGTCAATTCCAGGACCATTATAAACATTACTAAGATCCGAAGCGACTTTAGTTTTTTCTTTTTTCTTGTTTAATAGTTGGGTTGCAAGTATTGGTATTGCACCAAGTGCATTTGCACTTGCTAATCCAATTGCATTTCTAATATCCATACCAGGACCCATACCATATACATTACCCAATAGCAACTTTCTAAGGTTTTTAAGGTTTTGATTCCCACTATTTGCAATAAATGAATCTACTGCTTGAGCTCCAAAATTAATAGCGGCATCCGCAAGAGGTCCTCTGTTAAATCCGTACACGTTACCAGCGTTTAAATTTCTATTATTTGCAATAGCATCACCTGCTCTACTAGATTCATATACATTACCTACAGGGCTTGCACTTCCATTTTGTTCAGATTCATTTATAGTTCCACCTGATTCTGCACTAGACTCATACACATTACCAGTAGCACCTGACGCTCTATCAGGAACTCCAGTTCCAGTTGGTGCATCAGCACCACCTTCCGATTGTTTTACTTTAGCAGTATCATCCATTGGATCATACGGATTTCTTACATCAGCCGGACTTGCACCACCTCGTACTCTTTCATTTCGTCTTAATAAATCATCTAACGGTAAGTTAGGTCCTCCGTTTGCTACTAAAGTTTCAGCATGCTTATAAAAAATACCTATTTTAGCTTTTTTAACTTCAGGGTTTTTAGAAAGTTCGGCAAATGTTTCTTGTCCAGAATTCATATCAAACTCGCATCCTACTAGTCTAATTGCAAATACAGGTTTGGTTTCACCTACTGCAATTGATTCAAAGTTTTCTTTTGTAAAACCTGAAGCATACTTTGCATCTGCATTTCTGTTATCTTGTGTAGAATTACTATAAATTTCATATGCTGTAGCGCCACGGTATGAACCTAAAAGCGGACTACCAGTATTTGCTTGGAACGCACGTACTTCAGTAACATAAATATCCATTGTAAACCTAGAAACATTTGTAGGTAAAACTCTAACGTGTCTTCTTGTATCCCAAACAATATTTCTATATAGATCCATTAATTTTGTAGCAGTTAACTCAATATTCTCCTCTAAACATTCGATTTCAATCTTAGGTTTTTCAGCAGCTTTCCAAGGTTCATCTTCAGTAATTGTTCTAGCTACTTCTAAACCAGTCACCGTTTGCCAAAACCAAGGCATTTCAATATTAATCTTTCTAAAGATATTAATAAATGATCTTAATTGTGCAGCTTTTTTAGCACCATAGAAGAAGTCAGTATTACTAACCGTATTTTCAAAGTAATTAAGTGCTGTTTTTTGCGGTATACCATTAGTATATGTAGCAGGTCCGAACAATGGTGATGCTTCAGCATCATCAAAGTGAATCAAAAAGAAAAATGATAATAACGTTGGTTCTTCATGTATAGAACTAGAACGCATTGAACCCTTTTTAAATGTTGAAATAGGTGGCAAATAAGTAGAGTACTGCTTAGCGGCAGCAATATTTGCGGCATTAATCGACTGTACTATTTGGTTACTATTATCCATCTTATTTTATATATTTAAATTTTTAGGATCCTTACTTAGAATTCTCTAGCTGTACACTTACATCAACTGCTTTACCTGGCCATTCTCTTCTAATTAATGTAAGTTCCTGGACCATTCTATTTGTATCTTTTTTGTATTTGTAATTTATATTCTGAATAATATAATAGCCACTTAACATGTGGTTTAATACCATATCAGGATCTCCATTAGACTTTACTTCTGCATTTTTAGCATCTCCATCTTTACGAGTCAATGATTCATTTAATGTACCTACTGTAGCAGCAGCTTCTTTAAATGCAGCTCTCGTCTTAGTAGTCTTTGGATCCGTATCATAAATCATAATAGGAATCTTCTGGTATTTATATAAAGATGGATTAAACGAACCTAATTTTACAATTACTTTCATTTTTTCAACTTCAGCCTGGTTTTGGTGATCGACTAGTTGTGCATACAAAGCATTAGGATGCGTATTACCTAATCCATCTTCTCCACAATCTTGTCTCCCAAACCATTTATGTTTTAATTCAGTTTTAGTCCTATCTTCTTTATCTCTTCTGCTGCCTCTTAATGGTTCATCAGAATCGGGCATGCTTTTAGATACAAATGGTTCAACTTGTAATTCAATACGTTTGGTACCATCATCACCGTTATCATCATAGTAAAGAATCTTTCTACCATAACCATTGATAGCACTGATATATGCTGAATTATTTACAATCTTATATTCTTCGATATACATTGTAGACATTTTCATAGAGAAGTCGTTAGTTAACATCAATGGAGCAACCAAGTTATCACCTGTTTCTGGATCTTTAGCATTTTCTGCCATTGATTCTTTAAACGCTGTAAAGTTAGCTTGAATTTCACCTAACGGTGGACTCTCGGAATCAAAGATTCTATTTATATCAATATAATTTAAATAGTAAAATTGATCAATATACCAAGTAGTAAAAGATTCTTCAGAAACGTGGGCTCCAGATACAACATCATTAATAAATGTAACATAATCAACCCAAGGCTGAATTCTAGTTTGTTTATCATCAGATTCTGCTATATTTGTAGCCAAACCTAATTTAAGATCTTTAGCAATTAATTCCATATGATCAATACTAGGTCCTATATCATAGTGCTTACAAACCTCAGCGGTAATGTTAGGTATTTTTACACGGCCGTTAAAAGAAATCGTAGGATTTTCATTAGGACTACTACTATTCATCTTAATTTCTGATAGTTCAAAATCCATATGGATTGTCTTAAACGTATCATTATTTTTTGAATTTAAGAATACAGTAACACAATCGCCATCTCTTGGATAAAACTCAGAATCAAATAATTTTTTACGATCGACTACTCTACATCTTATCGTAGGCATTTTACCATCAAGCTTTAACTCAAATAATTCAATATCGGTATCGGTAAAGTCATAGTTGCTAATCTTTAAATAAGGTTGCAAGCTTGCAATAGACTTGGTTTGTCTATCACCGCCTTCTTCTTCTTTTAAAGAATCAAACTTTATATCCGTAGGTCTAATTGTCGGTTCTACTACCGCAAGTATATGGTGGTCTAATTTCATATGTTATTAATTACAGTTAGCGCCTGAGCCATTAGTAGAAGGATTACCAGATGGGTTAGTACCATCGTTTTCGTTACCGCCTTTAGTATCGGCTTTTCCACCATCTCTGGCGTTACTACTTAAATATCTATCTATTTCACCTTTGTTTATACGTTCAACTGTATTGGCATCTCTCGTTGCCGCTGGTGTTATTTGTGCTGAAGTAGCAATAGGATTATCATTACCAATACCCGCTGTATTAGGTGTATTGGATGTGTTTGCAGCGGCAGTTTGTGCTGCTGCACCAAATTGTACTTCACCGTTAGGCAAGAATTGATATGCTTTCTGTCCAGCTGGAATTACGTTCGGTGGCAATAAAGCCTCTTTGTTGTATTTCTTTTTTAAGACTTCCATTCTAGCAGCATCTTTCTTAGGCATTCTTTTGGTGTCCATATAAAGTTGCTTGATCATATTATCATCTACAACAGAAGGTCTATCCAACATAAAGTAAGCAATACCATCAAACGGAATTAATAACTCATCACCTTCAGCAATTGAGAACGGATCTGATATACCATTGAATTTTAGGATTATATCAATACTTGATTGTGGTCCCATGTAATCAATAGTAATTAAATCGGGTCGACCCGCTTCATCAGCTGTAACAATATGTTTTTTATATATAAAGTCTTCTTTACGATCATAATAGTTAAACATCATAGTTGGTTGTGCCAACAAGAGTTTTATTCCATCGGTTGCTTTATGTAAAAGTGATTTTAATTCCATCTTAATATTTCTTATTAACCTGCTGCATAGTTTGAGATTCTGTGAACTAATCCAGCGTTTGTCTTTTTACCGTATGAATCGACATCCATGATCGTATTAAGATCTGGTGCATTTTCAACATCAGGTTGTAGATATAATCTACCACGCCCAGCGTTAAACATTGATTCAATGTCAGCCTTATCTCTAGGACGGCCACTTTTCAATTTAACTGTACATGTAACTTTACTAGGGAAACCTTCTAATGACATCGGTCCTTCAAATTCAAAGTTAGCATCTGTCATCGCTAAGTTACCAATTACGCAAATCGGTGACAATGGATTACCGATCGTTAAATGCCATTGTCCAGTTGGATCACCAGATAAGAATGCAGCGGCAACTTGACCACCTTGTGCACCCATCGGACCACCAAACATTTTCATTAATCCACCACCAATAAATTGATCTAAGATCTTTGAGTTTCCAAGTCCATTTAAAGCTCCAGCTGCATCACCAGACATGATTGCATCTGCTGCAGCACCTAGACCAGCCATTAAATCTTTACCACCCTTAGTAATCATATTAGACATGTCGTCCATTAATGATTTACCAAAACCAGCATAGTCACCGTTTCTCAATTTTTCATAATCACCGAATGGTTTACCGGTGCGTTTACCAGAACCACCACCAACATATCTAGTGGCACCTCCCCAGAAAGGAGCTGTACTATATGTCAGAGCTAGAAGGTTTGCTATAGTATCCATGAATGCAATCCTTGGCGATGTATTTGGATAAGCTTTAATATTATAATGAAATTTAAGTGAGAATTCTTGTTCAAATTCTAAACCTTGATCTCTCGCTAATACTTTCTTAATTACGTTTAATGGGCCAAATATATGGTTTGGATAAGTATCTTTAAATGGGTCACCACCACCTTGGTACATATTCTTTCTTGCAGCGGCATCAGCACTATAACCATTAATACCAGCTTCAATACCGGATAAAAGGTTATTACCATCAAACAATGAACCTAAGGCTCCTCGACGATTATCACCTGATGCAGATGCTGCTTGTAAAGTCTGCATCTCAGATTCAGTTTCTTTCCAGTTATATTTTACACTAAATTTTATTACCTCTTTAAGATCATTTCCTAATGCAGGAGATAACCATGTAATTGCTCTAGCTAAATCGGGTTGTGTAGTATCAATCGGTTTAGGTTGACCTGCTTTAAATTCTGTTGTATTTACAATATCATCAGGAATTGGAAATGCAAATCTACGTAATGTTATCATATAGTCATTTGAAATCTGACCATAATGTTCACATTGTGCAAAATCAGCTAATTTATATGCAAAACTTTTTGAATCAAGTCTATTAGCATATGTAATAATTTTTTGAGCAGATGGATCTAATACATAATCAGGGATCATCGCTTGTCCATACTCTTTATAGAACGAATTCAGATTTCCAGGTTCTACTCCAGGTAGATTAAAATATTTAAATAATGCCCAATCATTAAATTTCGATCTTAAAGCTAAACCCGCATGTATAGTTTCACCTTTAGATGCATCAGTAGTACTATTACCTATTTTATATTTTCTAGATTGTTGTTCTTTAGCACCATACATACTGGTTTGGTTTGAATCAACCGAACTAGGATCTACTATTGCAGGACTATCAGGAAACGGTTGTACCGGTGGAAGTTCAAGAATAGGATGCACAACTTGAGTTGTAGTTGTTTCTACAATCTCAACGCCTTTGGGATCAGTCTTACCAGTCTTCTTCTCAGTAACCACTGTTTCTTTCCAAGTAGCTGCTACATAATCAACAGATCCTGTTTGGAACTGTGTACCATCACTTAGTTTCTCCAGAGTAAAGATTCCATCGTCATCTGAAATATACTTAACTTGATATGGTGTTGTTTCTCCTGCCATTTATTAGATCTTCTTTTTTCTATATATCTGGCTTAACATATTAATGTATTATGTCATAGCCATTCTGCTCCATCTAATTCGGATGAAGTTGGCCTATATAATAGGTCATCGACCCAATCTGGGTCCTTAGGATATTTATCTAACAAAAATCGTTCTAGTGATTTAATAAATTCACCTCTAGTATGAATATGGAATTGACCAGATGAATATGTAGATCTAGTTGTTAGATCATATAATTCTTTTAATTTCTGTTGGATTAAAAATGTTTGGATGTTATTGAACAATTCTACTTGTTCACCCCTAGTTTTTGTACAAAAAACTGAGTCTACTGTGATTAGATAACTTTTCCAGTGTTGGCCATTGAACACTTCGTTCTCAACTATTTCAACAGTACTGTAGTTGTCTCTTTTTAAATTGATCTTAGTATCTCTACCTTCAAAATCTTTAATAAATCTACCGCCAAATAGATTGGCTTTTAAAAAGAAGATATTATCATAGAACTTCTTGATTCTAATTTGATACTGTGGATTAACATCATCAAACTTAATGTCATAGATCATTGCCCTAACAGGAATTAATATGTTAGGTTGCTGTGTTGTTGAAATTAAAGCTTGGATTTGTTCTCCTTTTGCAAAAAGTTTATGCTTAATCATTGTCAATAAATTTAACGTTATCAAATTTGCTTAAGACGCCTCTTTTTGGAAACTCATTCATATTAATGATAGTTAAATTAAATTCAAATCCATCAGGCGCTAATGTACTGATATATTCTTTTAGATTACAAGCAGTCTCTTTGTCTAAATTTTTAAACATATAGAGAATCTGAGTTTGCTCTTCATTGCATCGATCTGCAATAACTCTAGATAGAAGTTTCATGATGTACAATGAAACTATAACTTCCGAAGGGTCCTTACTATAAGGGTCGCTTTTTACTAGTCTATTTTGAATTTCATGAAACGAAATTACCAGGTCGTTTTTTTGCGACCTGGCTAATTTCTCAAATTCAGTTCTTGTCTTGCACCAGACTCCTTCGATTTTTAAAAGCATTATTTAATTAAATCCGACAAAATCTGAAGTTCTGCTTCAAGTGTTTTGATACGGTTCTTTATTTCTTCAGCTGTCGGTTGGTATTTCTTACCCCAAGCAACACTGATATTTACTTTATTGCCATCTAAATCAGTTCCTACATCAATACCAAGATCCAAAATAAGGTCATTAAAGAATTTGACCTGATTAATACGAGCTTTATCTTCGAAGTCATAAACTCTTCTAGAGATATGTTCTTCGCCAGCTCCATTGACATTATCGTCAATTACATGTTTGACTAACCCGTTATCTGCAGGTTCGATACTGATTGAAATCATACTGGTTATTATTGATTTGTTCTAGCGACTAATGCATTTTTAGCAGCTCTTTGTAATTCACGAGCAGCTTTTTTATTAGCTCTATAATTTTCACGGTCTTTAACTGCCATTAATGACCAAGCTTCTTCAAGCATTGTAACTTCTTCTTGGTTATAACCCATTCCGAACCATGTAGATTTGCAACCTTGCAAAATAGCTTCAAGTCTAGTTGCAGTTAATTCGTCATTGTGATCTTGGTGTGCTTGGTGGATCTTTCTACCAGCTTCCGCAGCTTCAGCTTTAAATGCTTTAAAGGCAGGGTGGTGGTAACCTAGTTTTTTAAGAACCTTTAAGATTCCGTTTTCACGTAGCATTGATCTTCTAACTCTACGGTTAGGTGGTAATTGTTGTGTTTGTTCTTTCATTTTTGATAGTAATTAATGATGAATGATGATATTTGTTCTTTAAGTAATTCCTTCATATTATTTATTTGATTTTCTATGAGCATAGAAATCTGATCATTTAGATCTTCTTCGTTAACGTCCATTTGTTCTTTCAACAAATCATATACTGCAGGTGCTGGTAAATTTACTTCAATAGGCACTAGTGCCTTATTTTTAGTACTCATTTTTTCTAGCATTGCAATCATTACATTGAATTCAGCTTTAGGTTCAGCTTGAACTTCTGGCTTTACTTTTGCAGGTGGAGGTGGTGTGTTTTTATGTCCCGGCATATTATTAGGTGTAAATCCTAAATCACTAGACATATTTTCAGCTTCTTTTAACGATCTAGTTTGTAATAGACATTCGTTAACTAAGCTTGGATTAATCCTAGTTCCATCTGTAAATAAGAGCCACCCAGCATCATCCTGTATTTCGGACGGTGTTACAATATCGCCTGCTCTTTCAGTTTTAGTCCATACGAAATAGACTTCTTGTTTCTTTTGTTCAGTTTCTGCCATCATAGCCTTTTTATTCAGTAACTTTTTGATTAGTTTCAGTACCATTGTACTCATTATTTATAAATTGTTCCAAGAATCTTAAAGATTCAACTGATCCCAGTATTGCGTCAGCTTTTATGAACCTTTTAACCCATGATTCCATAAAGGCATCATATCCTCTTTCAGTTAAATCTTTCTTCAGAACCGCAAGTTCTGGTAAGTACATCTTGTTAAATCCCATCAGTTTATTGTTTTAATTCTTTCTTTGAAACTAGGAGGGAAGAATCCCTGTTTATTTATCAAGCTTCGAAAACAAGCATCTAACACATAAGTTACTGCCCAATCATCTTCACTTCTAACAGATCTTCCAACACCTTGCATAATTGAGATTCCAGTTTTCCAGTCATACCATTCATTACTATATTCGGTCTTTGCTTTAATCAAAGGATCGCCTAATGAAGGGTAAGGTACTTTAAAGAAAACTTGAAATCTGCTAACATCATCCTTTAAATCCAGTCCTTCTAATATTGAAGGTCCCATAAGTATTTTATCATCAGATTCTTTAAAGTTTCTTAATGCTTCTTTTTTACTTTTACTATCTGCGTAATCTATGATTCTCTTTGCATTTTTAGAATACTCATAAATATACTTGCTAAAAGCATAAGAACCAGAATGTATGATTCCACGTTGACCTTTATGTTTGTTTAGAATCTGATCTAAGATCTTAACTACTTCAGGTAAACTTGCCTCTTTCTCTCGCATGCTTAATTTGTGTCGATTGATAAAGACTACCGGTGATTTATCATAGTTAAATGTATTGTCCATTCTGATAAACTTGGCATTCTTAATACCCATGATTTTTACATAAGATTTAGGATCTCCAATCGTAGCACTCATGAACACTTTAAAGCCTGCTTTTTTATGTAAGTATTTTTGGATCATCGCTTGCTCTTCAACACACATGAACTTTGCTTCTTCATCAGTCTGGTCGATTACCATAGCTTCTAAGCCTACTTCTTTGATCAAGTCAACATAGTCATCAAACTTACAGTAAACATCCTTTAAACGATCGAACGTAGTCATGGCGGCTTGCCAATCTCTAGGCATCGGTTGATTTTTATATCTCTTGTTTGCAAGTCCTTTAGCAACCGTTGCTGCTTTTCTGTAGATCTTAGCAATCCCTCTAAAGTTTTGCATCTCTTTAAATAGATCTGCTTTAGTTCGAACTGTCATCAATCGGTGTACAATTGATTTAACATTCCCAATCGTAGCAACTTCAGTACCTATATTATGTCGTTCGATAAAACGATTGGCAACACTGAAACGATCAACAACACTCATATCAATCCTAGGACTAAAATGGTTTTGTACAATTTCATCTACTTTATGTGCCTCATCAAAGAAGACAAAGTCGCGTTGTTCAAACGGAACTGTTTTACCTTCAATTAGCATTCTATCTTCTACATAATTGCGTTGGATTAACCAGTAACTATAATTAAATAGAGCAACTGGTTGATCGATTGCTCGGCGTCGGTTATTCAAGTATTCACATTGTCCATAGCATTCTAGCTTTTCAGCTTGCTCATATCCAATACCTCTTAGTTTACAGTCACCTAATGAAAAAGGTAAACCGTTGACAGTACACTCATAATTGTCCACACCTCTAATTGAAGGCCAACGAAGACCTAATCTGTGTATGTCCGATTCATATTGATCTTGTAGAGTCAAATCACTGGTTATCAGGTAACCGCGTAAACCCATTTCTTTTAAGATATAAGAAGACCACATTGCGATCAGAGACTTACCGGTTCCTGTTGGTGCATCAATTACTAATGTACCTTCTGGATCTTCATGATATGCAGTTACAACTGCGGTAATCACTTCCCGTTGTCCTCTTCTAAAAGAAAAGTCTTTTCCAAATGCACCTTTTTCTAAGGCTGCATCAATTATTTGATTTATAGATCGTTCCAACATACTACTTCGCTTACTTTAATTCCTGCTTTTTCTAATAATTCAATTCCGGACATATCTCTATAGCCCTCAGAATAGAAGACTCTTTTAATTCCAGCTTGAATGATTAATTTAGAGCAATCAAAACAAGGTGCTGTTGTGGTATATAGATCTGCATCGCCTGATGTCATTGTAGATTTTGCCAATTTAGTAATGGCATTAGATTCGGCGTGCAATACTTCACGTTTAGTTTTAAATACAGTTTTCTTACAAGTGTCTCCGACACAAAAGTAACCATCATCTTCTAGAAGGTCTACTGCAATTGGATTTTCTGCATAGTCAACTTTAACTTCAGTAATTTCAACATCTTCACATGCATTATCAAAGCCATGTGGTGTTCCGTTATAACCGAATGAAACTATCTGTTCATCCTTAACAATAATACATCCAACCTTTCTACGTTCAGCGTAACTCAACTTAGCAGTTTGGTATGCAATTTGCATGTATATTTTATCTATTGGTATTCTAGGCATATTAAAAAATAAAAGTCGTCCATGGATTATATGGACGACTTTACAAAAGTTTATTATGTATAATCTTATTTCGCAGCCCAGGCTTCTTTAACCTCGTCGATTTTTTTAATGAAAGCTTCTTTCATTTGATTACATGCTGCTTCGTACATTTCAACTGTTAATTCACCTTCACGTACTTTCTCGTGCGCTTTTTCTAATGTATCAGCTCCTAATGCAGCACATAATGCAGCATTTTCTTTCATGTAAGATTCAATTGTGTGCTCTTCGTAATCATCACCTTCATACTCACATGCTTCTTTACAAGCAGACTCATAACATTTTTTTAACAACTCAGATACAGGACCTTCTTCCTCTTCATCATCGTCTTCCTCTTCAGACTCTTCTTCTTCATCATCGGATTCTTCTTCAGACTCGTCAGATTCTTCTTCCTCTTCTTCAGGTGATTCAATCTCTTCCTCTTCGGTTTCTTGTTCCTTATTTCCTAAGTCTTCTACTTCGGTTTCTTCTACTTGAGGTGCAGATGCTTTAGTGAAATACTCTTCAAATGATAAAATTTTGTTTGCCATTATATGTTTTCTTTTTTTTATATATCAATTATTCTTCAGAATCAATAATATCCTTAATGTTACGGTCTAAATCCCTAACTGTACGTTGGTCTTTATTTTTAATTTGACCCATGATTCTTCTAACTTCAGAATCGGCAACCTTCATAAGCATATCAGTCTCTTTCATTCTAACTTCCAGCTTAATCTTCTTCACATATTGTTGTAAAGCTTCACTGTCACCTGCTAGATCATCGATAGCATCTACTAACGTTTCTTCTTGTTTAGATAAGATTGCTATTTTTTTGTTGTGTACATCTTCGGATCTATCATCATTACCACTGTATGACGATGTTCCAAATGATGAGTTTGTAGTATACTCACCATCTTTAGCTGCATCTAACTCTTCTTTATATCTTTCAACTGGATCACCTTCAAGTTCTAATGTTCCAAGTTCAACTCTAACTTTAAAAAGTTCATCAGCTAATTTACCAATCTTTCTTCTAATGAATGGATTTTTAAATAAACCTTTAATAAAGTCAAGGAAACCTTCATCGACTGCAGGTCTTAAGATCTCAAGTATTTCATTCTTAGGAACTCTACCGCCCATTACATTATATACATGTTCTATTGTCGCATTTAATTCAGCATCTTCAGTAGATTCGGTAACAAATTGTTCAAATAATTTTACATGCTTAAGAGCTTTAACATTTTCAGAAGCCTCTTCTTTCTCGATTTCTTTCATCTTTTCCATAGCCCAATCAACTCCTTCATCACCACCCCAGATTAACCAAGCAACGTAACCTTTATCTTTCCAAGGTTCATCTTTGAATTCAGCTGCAATTGTACTGTTCTTTCTATGTCTATTAAATTGTGCCATTCTAGAAACTACATCTCTAGAAAGTTGTTCACCTTTAGCAAGTTGGTTTGCTCTTGCCCAACCAACTGGTGTACCAGCATCAACTTCATCTCTGCCATATTTTTCTTTCCAATCAAGTGCTTGTTGAGCATTCTTAGATGCTGCTGATGGATAGTCATTATAAACTGCTTCGGTTTTACTAACCTCAATCAATAGACTTTCTTTTTTTAATTCGTCAGCTTTCTTTTTCATTTCCTTTTTAGCTTTTTCTGATTCCTTAGCAGTTTTAATCTTCTGTTTCAAAGCAAGTTGCTGTCTTGTAAGTGATACTTTAGTAGCATCTGTTTTTGCAATCTCGGCTTGTGTCTTAAATAAACTAGCTGACAATTTATCAGATGGTTCTGCTTTACCTTCTTTTTGCTTTTTCTGTAGATCTTTAATTTTATCTACTGCGTCTTCACCTTTAGAATTAATCTTACTAAACTTCTTAGTTAGATCTTTAAATTTCTGTATGATGGTTTTAGGTTTCTTTTTACCTTTCTCTAGGAGCAAAGATTCAAGCGTTTGACCTTCTGGCATTCTAACCATTGTATGTCTAACTGCAAAGTCTTCTTTTGGTTTTTTAATGAAACCGAATTCTTTATAGAACTTCTCAAGTCTAGAAACTGAACTAGCACCAAAGTCTTTGCTTGGCGTTAGATAGATCTTTCTACCTTGTTGGTCAGCATAGTCACAGATTTCCTGCATTACCATACTACCGATACCAGAACCTCGTTGATCCTTAGGTACTTCAATTCTAGATAGATCAAGCCATTTGCCATTATCATATAGATCCAACACGATACTGTACTTGGTCTCCAAGTCTCTTAGCACCGCAGCTTCATTTACGAAATTTTCAAATAACTTAACTTTTTTCATTTTAACGTATTTCATCAATTGCTGGTCTATGCCAGATTTTACTATCTTCGTATGAAAGATATTCAATAGTTGCGATTTCAGCAGCTTTTTTTAAGCTATCATCTACCGTTTTAAATAAACTTTTCATGAAAGGTTTATCATCAATCTTTAACGGACCTTCTGAAAAGTCTACCCAATCCCTAACAAAATTAATTTGTTTACCTAATTGACGTTCTTTAGTTTTAATTAAACCAAACAGTTTTCTTTTGTATTTAGGAAATGGCTCAAAATATACAGAGTACTCATATGCAGGTTTGTTTACTTGACCTCCTGACATATCAGAAGTCATTCCCATATTTAGACCCCAAAATTTAACTACAAAACGACCGAGTTCAAAATCTTTATACCACATGTCATCAAAGCCACCTTCTGACCACTCTTCACTATGGCGAACCAATCCGCGTTTCTTAAATTCCTTTTCGTATTCTTTAAAGTTATTCATGTAACCTTCACTTACGAATTGTTCAAATAGTTTTATATGTTTCATAATGGTATATATTTTAATGGATTCGTACTACTGGATAGTTTACCTTTTTTTAGAATAAAGTATTCTTGTTCGACATAAGCAGTCCAGTCTCCTGGTAACCTATGTCCTTGCTTTTTTATGTATTCGAAATATAATCTACCTCTTTTTGTCTGAGCAATAGGTTTACCTTCTTCTTCATCTTCCATCTTAGGTGCGATGCGAATTTCTTGAAGTTTTATCCATTCAATCTCACTGACTTCTTTTACTATAACATCTGTAATATCGGCTACTGTAGTAAGAACTCTAAATTGCTCACCAAAGTTTGTTAGTTTATTATCATCTCTATCCTCAAGATCAAATGAAACTACTAATGTCAAATTATAATCTTGTGGCTTAGCAGCACCTGGTTTTGTACCAAAATTAATATAAGTATGCTTTTCATACCAACACGCCATTTTAACAATGTATGATGCATTCTCGCTTTGGAATTTATATTCAATCGAAGGCAACTCATGGTAGTTTGAATCCAGCTTCGATCTATCAGTTAAACTTAACATGCCCATCCATGAGTCAACTTTTATGTTACCAACTCGTTTCCAAGAGTATGGTCTAGATCCTTCTCCAATCTCATTAACCGGATAAGTTTCATTTATAAAGTCTTCAAATAGGTGGATATGCTTCACTTTAATTAATCTTTATTTCAGTCTTTTCTCCATCTGCATGTGAATAGACAACATGTGACGGTTCGATGTCATATTCCAAATTACTAAACATCTCAACGTATTTAGCACCCATACCCTTCTTTAAATAAGCTATGGTGCAATGTGGATGATAATCTGGATATGAAGTTGTATGTGGCAATTCTGTTAAAGCTTTGTTACAGTTATGCAAACATTGTTCAGCGCCATCTGGATATTTAACATCTAATTTCAATACATCATATTCGTTTTCAAATAGAGAAACGTTATGCAGTACTAATTTGTCAAATGTAGAATTACCAATTACGTTTTTAATTCGATCTAAGGTTACATCATTATGTAAACCATAAAGTAAGGTTACATGTGATTCATCTTCCAAGCCAAAAGTTCTATCGTTTTCTTCAACATATAAATCTTCTTGATCAATTTTTGCATGGATGTTTTCTAATTGGTCGAAATTAAAATATAACATGACACAACCATATTCATATGTGTCGCCAGTTTTCTCCATAATAAAGTCTTCAAATAATTTAATTGTTCTCATAATCAAAAGTTAGGTATACCACCAATTTCTTTGGCTCTCTTTCTCCACAAAGTCAAAACTTGTTCTCTTTCATCACTTGAAAGATAGTCTTGTGTGTCTAAGTATTTATTTACCGTAAATTCCATAGGTTCTTTACGTTTCTTTGCTTCGTATCTTAATCCTTGTAGATTTGCATCTACTTCTTTGGGCAACATTAAGTAAGTTACTTTCGGTAAGAAACCTTGGTCGATCATAAGTCTCATATACTGATCATCTTCGATCGGTTTACCAGCTCTATAATTACCAACACCTTCACCATCTTGAGTTATATGTTCCATCTCATGTCTCATCACATCAGCTAAATGCATATAGATCTCTTGGAAATATCCAGGCAACCATTCAGGATTTACAGCGAAATCAATGTTAATGAATGGAGTCATATCTTCATCATCGTCATCAATATCTCTACCATCAGCTCCGGTACTATTTAGAACCTCAAAGCCTTTTACCTTTTTATTCATATGTAAGGTTGCAGTTAGATCAAACTCTAAACCAGAATCTTCTATCTGTTCAAAATATTCTGCTGACTTTGCACCTGATTTCCATTCCTGGATCCAAGTTTTAAATGCAGCTTTCACCAATCTGCCGGCGATACCATCATATGATGATCTACCTTCAGATATAAAATCTTGGAAATTAACTACTTTTTTCATATTTTATATATCATAAAAATAAAGGGGAGCCATTTGACTCCCCTTCATAAACTAAAAACAATATGTAACTATTAAATTTGATTAACAACCATTTTCAGGTTGTTGTGGCTCAACTGCCGTAGGCTGTACTTGCGTGTTATCTACGAAAATAGACTTTAAAGTTTCTAAGTAGCTATCAGCATCTGCGATAGTACGAACTAATTTGTCCATCTCCTCGATAACTTGTGGGTGTTCGCCAATACCCACTGAATTATTTGTATAAATTTCAAGGGTTGCCAAAGCTTCTAATCTTTGGGCTTCATACTTTGCACGTAGTGCTTTAATTTTCAGACTCATTTTGTGTTTTATTTAAAATACGTAATTCATTGATGATGTCACCCATACCGCTTATGATAATCGCAGGGATTGCAAAAAACCAAAAGTAACCATTGTTAAAATTTGATAGTGCAAGAATCCATAGGATAATCGACTGGATTGACATCTGTTTTTCAGAGATGTAGCTAAACGCTTTAGAAATTATATTCATGTAAAGTTTAAATTAATTATATCTTATACAAGTTCAACTGCAAATTGTTTCATGTAACGATACCATGCTTGTTCTTTAGCTTTTGCTTCTAATTCAATGTCTAAGTCTAATCCATAATCATTGATCTTGTCATAAATATAATCTGCATGTGCTCGGTTCATTACTGAATTATCTTCATAAACTTGCTTTGCAGATGAATAATGACAAAGTTGCTTGATACCTTCTGGCCATGTAGTTGCTGCAAGTTTAAGAGCTTCTTCCTGTGTTAAAGAACCAGGGTGACACCAATGATGATGATAGTCAAATGTAACCGGAGTACCAATCATACCATGTAAGATCTTAAGATCTTCTACAGTGTACTGAGATTGCTTGTCATCATTTTCGATAACCAATCTAGCTCTGGCTCCTTCAGTTAAACGACGAAAGTTATCAACAAATCGCTGCAATACAACTTCCTTGCCACCTTGTGTTGTGTTAACGTGGATGTTTATTGCTGCATATTGATTTCTAGGTAAACCCATCAAATCCATAACCTCAGCATGCTGGTTCAATTCTTTGATAGACTTATCAACTACTGCATCATTGGTACTTGCAATAACACAGAAGTGTCCTGGATGGAATGTGATGCGTTGTCCAGATGCCTTAGCTATTTTACCACAACCAGACAATACATTGCTAATTCGTTCGTAATCTGGTAGATCTTTGAACTCATATTCGCTCATCCATGGAAAGATGTCACTTGACATTCTATATAATTTTACACCATGTTGCTGATTCCAAAGCAAGATACGACTTAGATCACGGACATTCTGTAATGCCAACGATGAAGCATATTCGATACCTTTAGCCTGGAATGTGCGCTTAACCATACCTCGGTTGGTAGTTATTTTCTGTTTGCCCAATTCCATATTGATACAACAGTATCCGTAGTTAGTTTTTGTCATTGAATTGTTTTATAACTTTAATAAAAAATGATATGGCGAATATTGGCCAGATAATAAGTACATAAATACGTTCTACCACAGTAAACCTGAGTTTTTCTGCGTCCGAGTCACCGGTCAATCTTGTAATTTTATTGACCGTAAGATCATAAAGTAGATTGACCAAGACTCCAAACGTAATATACCAAACGATAATTTGAAAATTCATATTGTTGTACGAGTTCTATTGTGAATGTTTACAGTTAACTCATGGATGGATCCTCATGGTGATCATGTTCATGTGCCAACAGGCTTTTAATTGGTCGATCTTCGATCAACTTCAAGACTTGTTGCAATGAGTATGGTTGAAAGTCTAAGCTTCCATCCATACCGACATCCATCATTTTACCTGGACCAACTTTAAATTGGTGTGGAGTATGCACGTGGCCATGGATATGTTTTACACCTTGACCCATATCTTGCCAAGAAGCTAACGGGTAGTGACTCATTACAAATCGGTGTTTTATCGCTTTACCATTTTTAACATCTGGTTGAATTACAATAGTCACCATTCGTTGTTCGTTGACTGAAGCAAACAATTCACGTATTCCATCTCTATCGTTTAAGATATGGTGATCATGGTTACCCAAGAATAAGTGTATGTTTTTGCAACGCAATTGGTTTCTGAATTCTGCAATTTGTTCAAATCCACCGAATGACCAATCGCCCAAGTGAAATAAGATGTCGTTCTCGCCGACCAACATGTTGATGTTATCAACGATATTGATGTTCATTTCGTTAAGAGTTTTAAAGTCTCTTGTACCTCTAGCTCCGTCCCATTTTGAAACGCCGCGGCAAATATTGGTATGGTTATAGTGCGTATCGGAAGTAAAGAAGATTCTCTGTCCTGGGTTAACTACTACTTTCATTTGTTCTTGTTTTAATGTTACAGTGTAAATATAATAAAAAAGATTGACATAAAAAAATTTATTTGCAATTATTTGCCAAAAGTTATTAACAAAAAAAGAGTCCCGAAGGACTCTTTTAATATTACAGGATCGTGGTTCGTGATTTTCTTCCCGGCGGAATAACCCTCTTTAGCGTCTTCGGCTTATTGCTTTCACGAGGACGTACTCAACTTCGGCCCATCTTACTTGTCTACCTATTTGGGGTGGTATGACGTGTGACCCATTTTCCAGTGTTAGTCTTCACCTTGCCTGCAGCTTCAATGTTTAAAGTAGCGAACTAGTTTAAACTCCACTGTTGTTCAGACTTCTGTCTAGATGTAGTGTTACTTTTTGCAGCACCGATCCTTTACGGGTTCCGTTTCCTTTTGCTTAATTGTAGTTGCTAGTGTATAGTTTGCTGTAAGGAACCATATGTTGTTTATATATCCAGCTTAAACTTTGTTTCAGTTTAAGCTGTAATTTTAGTGTAACGATCAGACATAATAGTCTTATCCATGATTTGTTGCGGAGATTGAATATCACCACCAAGTAAACTTGTCATGATTGCTGGTGAAAATCCAGATACCAATGCAGTTCCTGCTTTATCGAATGCTACTGGTACACCACCATTTCTGGATTGGATGTTCCAATAAACAATCTGAGGTATTGTGTAACCTGCAGCATCGTACATTCTCTCAATCATTTGCTGAGCAGTAGGATTCCAAGTAGATCCTGTATTCCCCCAACCACTTGCTCTAGTTGCCGAATTAAATTCCATATCTGATAAGATAAGAATCTTGTTTGGCATCTCATCTTGAGACAAATTATGACGAGTGGCCTGATCTAAGATCAATTTAAAAGTTGCCTCAAGATTCGTAGACATTCCCCAATCGGAACGTGACATCTGTGTGTAGCGATCTTTTAATGAGCCACTTAATACTTGTAACTGTGGATTGTCCGAGAATGTGATGAATGCATCTTTGAAAGGACCTTCATTTCTTTCAGAAATATAAAGACCTAATGAGATTGCAACATCCATGCAAGTTACGGTTTTGCTACCTCCGGCTGGAGTTGACATAGAACCTGATACATCCACAACTGGTAAAATCATATCGTTTGCACCTTCCATGTAATTCGGAAGAGCTTTCCATTGTTCGTTTGCAACAGTTGAGTTACCACGGTACAACGACTTAGTAATATCATAAGGGTAAACTGCACCTGCATTGATTTTAGCTTCACCTTTCACTAAAGATTGGATATAAGCCGAATAACTTTCGTATGCGTTTTTACCAAATGCTTTTTGGTATCTTGCTGAAGCTACAGATGGTAACTTACCGAATTCGATAGTGTCCCATTCTTTAGCACACATTTTAGTTTCAACTACATTGGTTAAACCAACTAGAGATTTACGGTATTGCTTTGGAGTCATACCCATAAAGTTACGTAACTTTACAGCTGCTGCACCTTTACGAGGCATCCATTTAGCACACAATCCATTTTCTGCGATTAACGCATCAGAGATTAATGTCATCGCATCTTTTTCAAGACGAGTACCGATCAATTCTAATAGATCATCCCAACGACCAAACTCAGAAACGAATTCTAAATTTGCTTTAAGTGTCAAGTCATGTTCTTCAGCTAAATACTTGATGATGTCACGGAATACTTGACGTTCTCCAGCTCCACCACGAACATCACGAGCCCAAAACAAAAGCTTCATTGCACGTTTCGGATCTTCATTAAATGCTTTTGAAAAGGTTGCGATCAAACGTTGTTTGTCTTGTCCTCTCATTGCGCCAATGTTAAAAAATAGATCTACACAAGCATTCAACGAAGTTGAGTTTGTTGCCATACCATTTTCTGTTACTTGGTCTTCTTGTCTTAAAGCGTCTACGAATTTCATTATTTTTAAGTTTGTTTAAGTAATATGCGTTGTGTTATTGTTTGTTTCAAAAATTATTGCCAGTTTAAAAATTTAGAGTAATCTCGTTCTTTAATTACTTCGATCCACAGATTTTCATACTTGCGTTCCTTCGGTTTTAAAATATGTCTAGGTTGTTCTCTAAATAATCTAGGGATCTGATCAGGATCATATGTTCTACCTTGTTTAATCGAAAGCAAATGAAGATACAACTCTCTTGTTGTCCCATCAAATGTTTCCATGATTGTTTTAACTTCATCCGAATCCATCTCAAATTCTTTAGCCAATTCAGTTTTTAACTGGTGCAACAGATTTGCTTCGGTTTCTAAATGAGTCTTCATAATCGAGTTCTTACGCTTATTCGTAAGCTTACGGATATAAATGGTTTGGTCTTCTAGACTTTCGTCAGTTAACCATGGTTTCTCAATCTTAAGTTGATTAATCTTATGTTCAAAGATTTTGTCTTCAAGATACCATTCACGACCTAAGTGATTAAATTCAAACTCGCCGAACTCAATGCGTTGTAGCAACTCCGGAGCACCTTTATATAAAGCTTGCTTTGGTAATTTAACAACACCATGAAATCTGCGCCACCATGTAAATGTCTTCATACTTCTACTTTTCGTAACCGATGCTAAGTCCAACATTTAGCCAGATAAAAATAAGTTCATATGACCCATTTAACCATGGGTCATATGTAACTTTTACTGTAGGCCATATATACAGTTGACATGAAACTTTAAAAAAATCGAATTTCATAAGTGTTTTATACTAAATTACTAAAAGGTTTACTATATTCTGGTTTTACTAAATTCCAAACACGTTCGGAAACGTTCTTACCGTTTGCAATTCCAAAGATGATACCATGGTTTACATCAGTCAATGCCAATACTCTTTCTGCAAACTCCTTTTGAGTTAACATTCCATCTCGCATGATTGATGAACAAGTTGCAATATGCAGCATCATCGTATCTTTGAAGTCCTTTTTAATTTTAGTTTGAGTAGCATGTACCCAATCGTAAAATTCATCAGGTACATCTTTCAACATCTCTTCCGGTAATTTACCGAACTTCATTAAGTTCTCCCAAATATCATAAGATGAACAGTTCGTTAACACTCGGTGCAATGCAACATAGTCTTCGAACTTGATTTTGACTCTTAAGTTAGAAGGAAAGAAACGCAAGACGTAACCTTCTTCATTGGCTTTATTCAAAGCTTTCAAAGTTGAATATAATTCAGGACCCAAATCAAAGACTTGAGTAGTCTTAACGATGTCTGATTTTTTAATACCTCTTCCTTTTAAAACAGCCATCGCTGTAGTCCAATGTAACTCATCGTTTCCAGGTTCCCAATTGTAAGTTCGGTTTAAGACCACTCCTAAGAATGTAATCTTCTCCTTTTTGTAATTAACCACAATTCTATTTTCCGGATATATGATCTCTACGATGTAAGCAAATGAAGGATCGAAAGCTGGCAAAGTATATTTAGCCTTTAAGATCTCTAAACCTCGGATAGCTTGATCAGATGTGAAAGATCCTCGTGTTGATAAAATCCATTCACCTTCATAATTAAACAAGATACCTAAGGATCCATCCATTTTCTCTTGAACGTAAACGTAGTCAGAAGTCAACCATGGAATATCATTAGTTGGTAATTCTTCGTAGTTAAAGAATTTTGGAAATGGCTTAATGATAACCTTACCAGTTTCGTCGTCAGTGATGACACCTCGACAAGCCAAAGTTATCTCATCCCAATGCTTCTCATATTGAGTAGATTGAGAATAATTGTAGATTGATAATGGCAAAGTAGGATGTGACTGACGAATCAACCAACCTTCTTCTACATACTTATCTAATATTGCTTTGTTCATTTTGTTTTTGTTACAGTGCAAATATAATAAAAAAGCCTGACATAAAAAAATATCAGGCCAATTATTTTGCAAAAAGTTATTAACAATAACTAAGGTTTGATTATCTAGATACCTTAGCTCTAGTACCTTGTATCTGTGTAAATGGTAGATTAGAACCTTTAACTTCGATAGTACCGTATGCAAATGAGATGTGGTGTGGTTGCGCTCCAACTTTACTTTTTACAGCAGCAACATAAGCTGCAGCAGCTTCGTCTTCAGTATCGTAGATCGATAATATTTCTATTTCGAAAGAAGCCAATTGTGTATTCATACTGCTTTTAAGATACATTGTAGTACCTTCAAAATCTATAGCGTTATCTGAGACAACAGCATATTTAGTTTCACCTTTTGCTGGAGTTCCAGCAACATCGACTTGATACTTACTAAAGTAATAGTAACCTCCGTCAACCGACTCGTTAATGAGTTCTCCGAATAATTTTACGTGTTTCATCTTTTATATTTTTTTTTAAACATAATAATTTATTTTATTTATCCTTTTTTATTTCTCTAATTTGATAGATATTTTGTGAGGGTCCAGCATAAGCTGGAAATAAAAATAATTTGTTAAGATGGCAAAGGCAAAAATCAGTACAGGCGGCCCAACTTTTCATGCTAAACCTAAAAGAAAACGTCCAGGTGTTCATTCTAAAAAGAAGAATTCTGTGCACAAAGTAGGCAAGCATTATAACAAAGCTAATCGCGGCCAAGGTACTGGCAGATGAACTCAGGAGACTAGAAGGGTTGTGGAAACCCAACCCTTATTTTTCTTTCCATATAAAACCACGTTGCCATTCATCTGAATTTAATCTAGAGTCATTAGGATTATTTGTATGTGATCTTTTCCCTGATTTATTAATTATCCAAATTCTAGAAGACGCATAGTTACTATAATTTTTCTTATGGTCATCTGTCCGTACCTTACCAGTGTTTGATTTCGAAATATTATTTGCCCATTCTTGTTTTTCTAAATCCGACATTTTATAATATGAAGGTTTGTCGTACATCGGGTTGTTTTCACCAGAAAGAGATTTAGACATTTTTTGTTTATGTTCTTCAGAGAGAGGCCCTGTTTTCTTTCCCTTGTTCCATGGAATATTCCCTTTTTTTGAATTAGACATTTTATCTCTAAGTTCTTTAGTCCATATTTTACCACCGGAACCTCCGATTTCCATATTATACGTATCTTTACGATCTACAAAAGATTCGTTTACTAAACATCTTTCCTTAGATAGCATATCTTCTATATTATCAAAAACGTACAAAATATCTTTAGTAAAATTGGCCAATCCATATTTTTTAATAGCCTTTTTTATTAAAACACCGGAGCCCATATAACAATCATCTATGTTTTCGGTCCTGTGTGAACCAATATAGATCTTATGATTGACCTTATTTGTAATTTTGTATACTAAATAATACATTCATATCGCTTTATTGTATATATGAATATTTACTAATAATTTTTAAAAAGAACCATAGTTTACTTGGAAACAGGCGACTCCGTTCTCTCTCCACATTTTAACTACTTTATCTCGGTCATCGTAAACGCACATGATCTCGTTGCCCGCTGAAATTTCAACATCCAACCAAAACTTTTTAAGTTTATCATCCGGCGTAAAGTCACCATGTGGTCGCATTCGTAAAAAGTCAAATTCAACACCATACTTAGATAACCATGATTCAGTTTCTTTTTTAGAAATAACATCTCTACCTGAAAAGATACCAACTCGGAATCCAGTTTGTTTTAATGCTTGAAACGTTTTGATCACAGCTACAATAGGTTCATCAAGTTCAATGTTCTCTGGAGCAAAAAAGATCTTCCAGTTAATCTTACCGTCAGCTTTAGTAGCTTTAGTTCTACGTTTATCAATGTTCGCTAGAGTTCCATCTAGATCGAAGATTATTGTTGGTTTTGCCATGTCTTATAATTTAATTTCGAAACGATCTCTCATTCTAGTCAATGCTTCATCCGGGACTCCGTGTTCATTTACACCACCATGTCTATTTTCAACAATTAGAGTAGTAACTCGGTAGTCCCAATGATCTGCCATCTTAAAGTAAGATTCCATTTCCCATTCTTGTGTAAATGTATTTGATACGATGATTGTGCTATTATGTCCAGTTGTATGGTTTAGCAACATTGCATGTTCAACGCTATTTTGACACCATTGGTGAGCATCCTTTAATTTTGTAGCATCGAATTGATATTCTCCATCTTTCATAAAGAACATATCGGCTTCAAAATGTGCGTAGCCAGCCCCACCGGCTCCCAATAATTTAGCGGTTGATGTTTTACCTGATCCAGGTATACCTCGTAATAGTATTAAATTTTTCATTGTTGTATTGTTGTTATAGTGTAAATATAATAAAAAAGTCTGAGACTAAAAAATCTCAGACCATTTATTTTGTAAAAGTTATTAACAAATTTCTGGTTTAGCAAACTTAAGGCCCCACATTAAAGATACAAATCCCATTTCGTAAGTTGCAGTTTTAGATGTCATCTTAAGGCTCTTCTTAAGATATGCTTCACCCCAGGTTTTCCATTCGTCATTTTGTTCTTCAGTCATGGTCCATTCAGTGTACCATGCATCCTTACGTCCTACAATATCATCGTAGGTTACTTGATGTCCGGCAATCTCAAACATTTTATTGATTAGATCTTTGACTGCAAGCTCGTATTTTTCTTGTCTACTTATGCGCTTTGCCATAATTAGGTGATGATCTTAAGATTTTCTTTTTAAGTTTGAAAAGGTCGTCAATAGAAGCACTGCATCGTTTAAATAGAATTTGATGTCGTTCGTATGTTATCGAATTAGGTACATCAGACTTCCATTTGTTAATGGCAAGATTTGCATATTTACGAGCAGCCTCTAATTGATCTATAGTTGTACAAGATTGAATTACTGCAATAACACGGTTGTATATTGTACGTATTTCATTTACTTTAGGATCTAAATTAGCCATGACTTTTATTTTAAGTAAGTTAGAACTTGATTCCATGTTGGAAACATTCGACTTCCAAATAAGATATGTTCACCTTTAAACTCTCCAGCTCCGTTTTGAGTTCGGTCATCAATTAAATAGCTTCCGATCATCAAACTCTTATTATGGGTTAAGATTAGTCGCTTATGTGCATTTTGACCTAGGTGTTGTTCACACCATATACGTTTAGCAGTCCAAGCTTCTAAGTTAGTCCAAGGTGCAGTAGATAGAATATAAACGTCATATTGTTCAGCAAGTTGATTAAATGCTTCTAATGCACCTTCCATTGGGTTTGCTGTAAGAAATACTTCAGCATCTGTATCTAGGATTTCACCTAGTTTCGAAAGACCATCATGACCGTATTTTTTAACGACTGCAGCTTTGATATTAACCAATACGCCATCCATGTCGATATAAACTATCTGCTTCATATTATTTGTTGTTAACTTTTGTAGTTGATTTGATCATAATACCAGATAAGATATTAAGACCTAAAGCTTGAAAGAAACCAATTTCGTTAACACCGTTAACTGCTGGTACTAAGCAAGCGTTCCACAATAATTGAGTTGGCCATGCTAAAACTATAGCAGCAAAGATTATAACCATAAATGCTGCAATGACCGTTTTGATTTGTTCTGTTCTATCCATTTTGTTTGTTTTTTGTTACAGTGTAAATATAATAAAAAAGATTGACATAAAAAAATTATTTGACAACTATTTGAGCAAAGTTATTAACAATTTACTCAACAAATTCAAACTTCTTAATCTTAAACTTTTTCATCCAAATTTTAATGAAAGATTCTCCGACACCAACTTCAACCATTTCATATTTGTGATCAATGATTGGCTTCTTCTTTTTCACATCAATTACCGTATCTACGTTTTGTGTGGTGACCATCATGTAATGTACACTAGATCTTACAGATTTTTTGTAAACTACCACTACAGGATTACGTTTAAACTCTTGTTCCATTATTTCCAAAACAATTGCACACATAATAAGGCTACTGATAACCCCAAAGAAATTAAGGTCTTTGTGTTCATGCCTTCATTCATGATAAAATAGGTAAGCATCGAAAAGGCTAAGATACCTGTTGCAAATCCGATGAATCTTCCTGGCCAAAGTTGACCGTCATAGTATTCCACTAAGTATTTAGTGGCAGTGATAAACGTATAAGAGATTATCGTACCTCCGACTATAGAAACTACCCATGGATTCTTCTTAATTATAGGCCAAACAAATTGACCGTTAGTTTGAAGCCATACCAATGACTGACCAAACAGGAATAATAAGATCCCTATGAGTAATTGTCTCAAAATAGTGATTCGGTTTTAGTAAGCATGTGACTGATAAATGATGCACGGTGGTGCTCGGTAGCACCATGTTCTAGAATTGCATCTCGGTGTTGTTTAGTACCGTAACCTTTGTTCGAACCCCAACCGTAAAACTCATTACCTTCGCTTAATTGTTTCATTAAACGATCTCTTTCAGTTTTAGCAAGGATAGATGCAGCTGCAATCGAAACGTACATGTTGTCACCTCCGACTACAGTTTCAAACGGAATTCCATTCCAACCATGGAACTGATCTCCATCAACTAGAATGAAATCAAATTCCTTTTCTTTACTAACAGCATCCAAGCATTGCTTCATACCATGCAAGGTCGCTTTCAAGATGTTTGTGGACTCGATCTCTGATACATCGATATGTTTCACAGCAAACGCAATTGCGTTGTCCAGAACTAGTTTACGAGCCTCTGCTCGTTCTGGTTCACTTAATAGTTTTGAGTCTTTAATTAACTCGTGTTGGAAACCATAAGGCATAATACATGCAGCAACGGTTACTGGGCCAGCTAAGGCACCTCGACCTGCTTCATCTAGTCCAATCTCAACTATGTTAGGATTTTCTGTATGACTGTGTTTCAATAAGATGTGTTTCATATAACTTGTTTGTTGATGTTATATGAAACACATGCATTATTGTTTATTTTTGAGAATCGTTGTCAACTCTCCATTTATCATAACGGTTAACAACATCTTGTAGAATCTTAGCTCTAACAATATCCTTCTCTTCAAATCTGTGATGTCCTACACCTCTAACACCCTCCATTAGTTTAACAAAACCAGGAAGACCTACATTGTTCTTAGGTATATCATATTGGCTAATATCTCCGGTTACTAGAACCTTTGAGTTCTTACCCATTCTAGTTACGAAAAGCATTAGTTGTTTAAATGTTGCATTTTGTGCTTCATCTAAGATCATTAATGCATCGTCGAATGTGTCACCTCTCATGAATGCAAGAGGTTTAAATTCAATAATATTTTGTTTGATTAGGGCTTCAGTCAATTCAGTTCCAATTATCTTTTTAAAATTAGAAATGTATGACTGCATGTAAGGATCAATTTTATCGGCAATATCTCCAGGAAGGAATCCTAGTTTTTCACCAGATTCTTGTATTGGCTTGCAAAGTATTAATGTGCTTATTTGTTTGGTTGCAAGTAAATGTAATGCTGTGTAGCATGCAGTAAATGTTTTGGATGTTCCGGCGGGTCCAGAACAAAATGTAATTTCGTTTTTTTCTATAGTATTGCAATATTCTCGTTGACTAGGTTTTAATTGTACTCCGACTAGATCTAATTCTTTAACATTCTGTTTTCTTGTTGTCGTTGCCGGTTTGCTTTGTTGTGTTCCTTCAGTCTTTTTGCGCATATATTGTAAAATTATTTTTTAATCCCCAGCCATTATGACTAGTTCCTTTAACTTTAAAAGCTTGGTGCATTTTTCGTATTCCTCAAGTTCTTCAAAATACTTAATCATCAAGTCTATAAACTTGCTTCGTTGGCCGATACCATGTGGGATTTCAATTAATCGTTCGTTGTCTTTGAACACAATGAAGCGATTCACCGTCTTGGTAAAGTTCCTTGTGATTTGGTAGTAAGATGCTCTCATCAAACTATCTCGATCCGTATTTGAAAGGAAACTGCTCATTTTTCAACTGCTCTTTTTATATTCGATGCGAACGTGGACGCACCTTTACATATATATTTAATACCATCTATCCTGTGCGACAGAATCGTATCAAAAAATATACCACAATATCTACATATTAATCTTTATTGATTAAATCTTTTTTCTTTTGTAGATGTTTTGCTTTTGAAAGATCAGCTCTTTTTTTAGATGATGGTTTCTCGAACTCTTGGCGATTGCGCAGTTCGTTTAGTTGTTTAGTCTTAATGACTTTTGATTTATATTTCTTTAAGGCTTTTTCTATATTGCCTGATTCTACTTCGATGATCAACATGACTCTACCTCCTTTTTAATTTTTAGCATGCTTGCGCATTTCTCGTAATCCTCTCTTTTTTCATAGTAACTAATGATTTCGCCTATGATTTCTAGTTTACGTTCTTTGGTCATATCAGATAATACGACATAAGATGGATGTGCATTAATTGCATCGTACAGAATATTAAAGAATGCGTCTTTACCTCTTAAGGCACTTGTTAGTGTCATAATTATCGTAAAGGCATCTCGACCTTCCATTTTAGGTCTTCTATTCGAAAAGAAATTACTTTCCATTGCTGAGTTGTTTGATTTTATCTATATATTCTAGTTGCTCATCATTTAACTCTGGGTATGATGCGTTAACTCTACATAAGATAGAACCTCTTTTTTCTGTTCCGTAAATTGGAAAACCTTTCTCTTGTAGTCTAAGAGTTTTACCAGGGTGAGTTCCCTTTGGTATCTTTAATAGTAATTGACCCTCTGGTGTCATGATTGGCACTTTGGTTCCAGCCATAATTGACCACCACGGAGTTGTAGTTTCAATCCATATGTCATCACCTTGCAGAATAAATCTTGAATCTGGGATCACGTTAATAGTAACCAGTAGGTCTCCTTTAGGTAACGTAGTATTATATGGGTGTTGGTGTCCTCTACCTTGAACTCTAAACTTTTGCCCAGTCTTAAGACCTGGTTTAAAGTTCATGTTTATTGTACCATCCGGTAAATTAAAAGATTTACTTGTACCATTAAAAGCTTCACCAAATGAGATATGAACTTCAACCGGTAAGTCCTGGCCTTTTTGTGGTGCATTCGATCGATGTGAGTTACCGAACATCTGATCAAACAAACTAGAAAAATCTACGTTATTATTGTTGCCATAACCAAAACTAGAAAAGAAATCCTGATTTGTTCGTTTGGCATCGTAACTTTTACGTTTCTGTTCGTCACCTAAAACTGAATAAGCTTCTGCAACTTGTTTAAACTTTTCGTCACCTCCTGGATTTACATCTGGGTGATATTGTTTACTTAAGTTACGGTAAGCCTTTTTGATTTCGTCAGCAGTTGCTTGTTCAGCAACACCTAACGTTTGGTAGTGACTCATTATTTTTCAGAAATTTGCTGATCTCTGAAGTCTGTGCTTTTAACATTAGCACCTGTTGTATTAATCTTCTCTCGAAGGTCTGCTCGAAGATTTCTTTCGTGTAACTTTTCGACAGTTAACTTGCGTTTCTCAGTAGCTTCTTCTCGGTTATTCTGTTTATCTAAAGCATCTGCTATTCTTGTTAGTTGTTTTAACAACTCTCTTGCAATCTTATCTTCCATATCGGTTTTTAATTAGATCAGAATTTCCATTCTGAAAATCTTGGTACGGCAACGAATTATCTTTTTGATCTTTGCGAGGCCCGTTTACCATTTTAGTATCTTTGTAAGGATTTGTTTCACCAATTTTATTTCGCAACCAATCATCTAAGTCTTGGACACTAGCGTGGAAATGTCTAATTTTATGAAGGTTAGCATCTTCAACGTTTCCGTCAACTGCTACGATCGTATTAGATTCATTTATATACTGGTTGAATGGTTTAACAAATTTCATACATTATATATCCTACTCAGATATACTTTTTATGTTGACTATCTCTTCGATGTTGGTTAAATGATTTCGAAGTAATGCACATTTTTCATATTCTTCAAGATCAATGTAGTAATTAATCATGGTATGCAATGTAACTTTTAATGCTTCAAGTTCATCCAGGTCCATCATACGTAGATGCCAGTCGGACAATCCTTTTTCCTTGATTGATTTATAGTTATTCTCAATTGCAATAACCATCATCTTCTCTCTAAATTCGTTAAGATTAGATTCAAATTCCTTGGCGCTTTCGTTCATGAAATCTTCAAAATCAAAATCTTCGTCGTTGAAATCGTTAAACATATCTTACTTATTTTTAAATTGTTGATTATAACTAGGGTAATTTCTGATCCAATGGTTACGTTCCATGTAAGAATCTTTCCATGTTGGTTTAACACCGTACGTTTCGATGTATTTTTCAACAAACAAACTAGCATCGCAATCTTCTTCAAGATAAGCCATGGTTCCCTTCTTATTTATATAAGAGAATTCGCTGATTTGAGCTTGGATACCAAGTTGTTCCAAAAGTTGCACCTTAACTCCGATCCAACCATGTCCAGGATCTGTGTAATATTTGAATGTATTTTTCATCTTGTTTGTTTGTTACAGTGTAAATATAATAAAAAAACTTGAAACAAAAAAATATTTTACAACTTATTTTGTAAAAGTTATTAACAATTTAGAATGGAGCATCTGACCATTCATCTAAGATCTCGTGTCCACCTAATCGAAGCATAATGTTTGCACATGCTTTAATATCCTTTTCACAATATGTAACGATTTCTGGTAAACGACCTTCCCAATAGAATCGGTTTACTTGATAACCTGCCATGTCATCTTTAGGTGTTGGAATATCTAAAAGTTCTGCTAGATGGCCAAGTCGTGCTGAAGATCCAGCTCCATAACTACCAAATGACCAGATCTCTTTAGTGTCTATAAGACAAGTTTCCCATGGTTTAAGTTTCTGTACTTGGAACTCTCTGATCACAGATACTTTATTGATCACTGCTCGTTTAACAATATAAGGAATATCAAATCCTTTTACATAGTGACCAACCCATTTCATAGAAGGGTATTTGTTCATAATACCAGCGGAGGTTCGCATAAATTCATTCAGCAAAACTGCTTCATCATCACCAGAAAAAGACTTGGCGTTAAAACCAACTGGATTATTGTCATCATCAAACTTAATCTGCCCGATTGAGATACAGACAATCTTACCCCATTCTGGATAAAGACCGCCCATTCTAGGATACATTTCGTTTTCGTCTAGAACTTCACCAAGTTCAGATCTATTTTGTTCTTTAAGTTGCACAAATCGTTCTTGCCAAAATGGTGCTAATTTTGGGTTCTTATCAAGAAGTTCTTGCAGGGTTTCAGTCTGCGTTGTAGTCTCGATGTCGATGAAAATCATCCTCTTTAATTCGTCTACTGTATACATTGCTTTTAAACTAAAAAACGCCTAGAATATTCTAGACGTTTGTTATATTGTTATGTTTTAGTTTGTTTATTCTGACTTAGTCAAGAACTTCCAAACCAATCCAACTAATGTGTTAGCTCTGTACTTTCTACCTTTATGGTTTAGCAAGAAGCTTTTCTTTTCGTTTACCTGTTTCATATTTTAATTTTAATTGTGATCCCAATCACGATGAGATCTTAAATGCGAATAACTGTCATATGGCAGTGAAACCATAACATATCCTCCCGTGACAGAATATGGCAATTGATTCTCGTTCAACCAATATGATGGTGCATCTAAGATTCTTTCGTTTAAGAAATCAAATAACTCATCTAGTTGCATGTGGTGCACCCAAATGTTAATATACATACATTTCATATCTGGCATTCCCATATCAATCCATTTTAACTTCAAACCTTTCAGGTTCTAAATCTACCGTTTTCTTATCAAGGTAGTCACTAAATTCTTTTAGAGATTTATCTGTTTGTGCATCAACATCTCTACCATAGAAGTCGTTGAACAAGACTCTATAAATATGCACTGTTGAATCAAAAGGTACTCCTGGTTGCGAGTTACTTTCAATTACATAAAGTTTACCATCTTTGTCTTCCATTACGTCAAAACAAATGTAAGGTAGGTCTTCGAAGATCTTACCGAATTTAGCAACAAGTGCTTTAAAACGATCATCAATCTTAGCAGCATCATGCTTAATGTACTTAAACATCATTTGCTCTTTACCTTCACCATCTCCGTTTTTAGCTTTATCATTCATCGGTTGACGTTCCATCCAATAGAAACATTCGCCTTTAAATGTAATTAGTCTATGTTCTGATTTTTTATCAACGTATTCTGAATAGATGTCAAACTTAGAATGGTCTGCTTTATCAAAGCTTTCTTGATCTTTAAAGATTTGAATGCCCAATCCAGAGTGTCCTTCCGCTGGTTTTGCAATCATTGGAAAACCGATCTCTTTTACAGCTTCATCTTTGTTATCAATAGTCTTAGGAATATTCTCATCACCATCTACCAATTTATGAAATTCAGCTTTAGAACCTGATTTCTTAATATGATCTGGGTGGTTATAAATATTTTCGGCCTTGATTAAACCATCATCAAGAAGTGTTTGTACAACCTTAGAATTATAAGTCAATACTGGCAACTCAGGATTAATCTTAATCTTCTTATAGTTTTCCAAAGTGATCTGTATAAAATAATTGTCTGCAGCGAAACCTTTATAACTCCACCAACGATGACCACTTCCTGGGTCAATAGCAAGATAAATCTTTTGTAGATCTTTGCCGTCTTTATCCTGAGAGAAATCCTCAAATATTCTTACCTTCTTCATGTATTATATATCCTAGTCTTCAAAGACTTCGACCTTCTTGGTTTTTTCTACTAATTCAGACCAAACACCAACGTATCTTGTAGCTTTTACAATATGGTTATCAACCCAATGGTAGTTTCCACCTCTTGGCTTATTCAACAATAGGCCATGGTATTTAAAGCCATGTTGATTCAACCAAGCTTCAGTTACTTCTCGGTGTTCATCTGTTCTGCTGGTAAAGAATGTGATGATATGTCCTTCATCGTACCATTTATTTAAGATCTCTTTAGCATCCAAATAAGGTAGAACTGTAGCCATTCTTTCTGGTTCTTCGTTTGGTACGTCATCGGTAATAGTTCCATCTATATCGATTAGATAGTTCTTTACATTTCCAGACAATATTGGACTTGCCAAATGACCTGATTCGTCGGTTATTGAATTAAGTTTTATTTCGTTATTCATAGTTTAATGTTTACTGTTTCTCATAAATGACACGCAAATATATCTACGGCCACTGTGTATCGGTCTTGCACCATGTAAGTGTGTTATAAGTCCAGGATGCAATGTTGCCATTCCGATTCGCTTTGGATTTGATAACAATTGGTATTTAGGAAACCAAGTACCTCCGCCTTCAAATTCATCATTTAATTTAACCACCATTGTAATGTGACTAAAGTCATGGTGTAATGCTAAATGTGATTGTCGGTCGGTTGTGTATCTTGCTAGAAAGTTCTCAGAATTCATTGGTTGCCAACCATTGCCTTCAAGCTTCCAAAGGTGAATTACTAATGGACTAATAACTTCTTCAAGAACTCGTTTATAAATCTCATTAAGTCCGATCTCTTCTAATAGAACGTCATTAGTCGGATAGAATTCATGTCGATCTAAAGTCCACTTGTCTTCTGCTTCTGCTAATGCAATTGCTTCTCTACAGAATTTATCAGTAAAGAGTTGGAATTCGAATACATTATTTCCAAGATCATCAATCATTAAATCATATTCACCTTTGGCAATTGTATGATTTAAATATTTAGCTTTCCATGATTCCCAGTCTGAGGTATCAAGTATTTCGTATTGTGTATGTCCCATAATTGTGGATGGTTTATCAAATCTATTTTGTATAATTGCGTCTTCTCGTAATGCAATCCCAGATAAAACTGGTGGATACATTTTTTTAATGTCTTCTCTAGGATGTTCAGCTTGTAATGCAATTAATAACTCATCCGAAGGAATCAAGTTCTTTTCCAAATTTGGATTTGCAAGTATCTTCTTAGCACCATCGATTGATAAGATATAAGCATGAGAATTGTAATGCATTTTAGGTATAACCCAATCTTGCATATTAAGCTCTTCATCTGGTTCACCGAATTTATTTCTACCTAAAGTAGCAATGTCCCAAAGATAAAAGAATTCTAGAGGTTTAAAATCGATCTCGTTCCATTTTTTAACTGGCCAAAAGTCTTCTTCTAAAATCAAAGCAAACTTAACTTCGTCGGCAACCATTTTCTTATAGACATTTAAATGGCTAATTGCACATCCGATTTCACCTGGTAACATATCTCTATTCCACCATTCATTAGTTTCGGCAGTACCTAAATTCCAACCAGTATAATGACTTAGATTTTCTGGTGTATGTTCCGTATGGCCATTATGTGCTTGTACTATTTCATAAGGAATTCCAAACGGAAGATCTAGTCTATTCAATCGATCTAATATTTCGATTTGTTTTGTTCTATCAGATGCTGCAAGCGAGATGATATAGATCTTCTCTAGATTCATTTCGTAAAACCTTCCGTGATTTTTCTGTGCCATTCAAGTATTCTAAATTCCCAAGATTGTTGACGAGACCAATCAATACAAGATCGAACCGCTTTATCTTTTAATTCTGTGCCTAAGTTATTTAGTATTTGTATTGCCAAATCCCATTTTGTTTCTCCATCTTCTAGGATAATACCCGAGTAAACCGTTTCTGCTAAAGCTGCAACATCGGTTGTAATTGGTAAACATCCAGCATATTGCATTTCAAGCGCTGTTATGCAGTAAGTCTCTTCGTATGAAGTTAAGTAAGGCCAATACTCGGCAAGAAGCATAGATCTATGTAATTCTTCTTGATTTTGATTTCCACGTACAATGATTCCTGTTTGTTCTAAGAGCTTTGTCTCTTTTTGTAGATAATCTAATGACTCTAAAGAGTAAGATGGACAGAAGACCTCTAACGTTGCATTGGGTTTAATCTGGAGGATACGATCCCAGTTCTGTAACAATTCCGTAAGACCACGCTCTGGTGCTGAACTCCAAATGAATCTATTTTTAATTTTAGTAGGATTACCTATAAAACTAGACTTGTCAATTCCATTACCGATTACACTAATGTTCTTATGCCCAAATTTAGTATGCCAGTCGTTAGCATGCCAATTAGTTAAACAGATAATTTGATCTACTTGGTCAAATAATTCAATTGAGTTTTCTAACTGAGTGCCTTTATACCAAGAATGCCAATCGGTGTTATGTGCCCAAAAGATCTTCTTAGCACGAGTATAATCTTTGAATTCTAAAATAAAATGAATGTAACTTGCAGATATGATTATATCAAACTGATTTGATTCTTGTTGGTGCAGCTTTTCGGTAGGTAACCATGTAACACCATTATGTTCTGCTTCAACTACATCACCAGATATGAACACTTGGTGTCCATACATCTTTAGGCCTTCTGCAAGTTTGATGCATGCAATCTCAGTGCCACCTAATCCAATTGATTTAAATAGATCTGGACTTAGTTTTTGTTTTTGATAACCAACGTAAATTAAGATCCGCATTCTTTATTTGTAATGCTGACCTGTTACAAATGCCGCAGTGTTATTAGGGCCTCCGTGTATTGTGACTTGTTTATTTGACATGATTGTATTTTTAAATAATTAGCTTATTAAAATCTAATTTGCATCTGAGTTTTCAAATCTTTTGAACCATCTTCTTTTAAGATTACTGGTCTACAATTAATTAAACCACTAACTTTTTCTTCTCTTAATGTTATAGTAGCACTAATAAGTTCATATGTCTCACCTTCTCCAACTTCTGGTTTATGTGAGTTATAGATACTATTTAGTTGTTCTACTACTTCTGTAGAAATTTCTTCAGAAGGGTTTGTTGCGTAGAATGCTACAATAGTTTCTTTAAGAACTTCTTTTGCTGCATCATCTGCAGAATTAAATAATGCTGTTTCAGCTTCTGTAATTGGATAGTGTGCTGGAGTTGTCCATACACCTTCTTGACTTGATCTATATGTTTTCATAATTTATTTTTATATTGTTACAACAACGTTACTTCCATTTACACACTGTAATATTGTTGGTGCACCCGAAGATGTATAATAATCCCCGTAATTTTTAATACAAAAGGCTGCTCTACCAGAGAGCAAATAATTAGTTAATGTATTATCATCATTACCAAATGAATTTACACCACCTATACAGTGATTGAACTGACCAGCTACTGTTAATCCAGTTGTATCCCAAGCAAATGAATTACCACCAGCAACACAGTTATTAAATATACCGTCTGCTAATTTACCAAATGCTGCTCCACCAGCTATACAGTTTGTAAAAATACCATTAGCTGCTTGATAGCCAAAACTTAAGCCTCCATATGCTGCACAATTAGTGAATGTTCCACTTGCATATCCATATCCTGCTCCAGGATCACCTGCACCAAATGCATATGCCAAACCACCACCAGTGGTAGGAGAACCTACTCTACAATTTATAAATAAACCACTTGCTTCATAACCACCAAAACCTTCGCAATTAATAAGAGTACAATTTTCAAAAGTACCACTTGCCATACCTTGGCGAGTCATTCTATTATATCCAAATGAGAATATTAGAGCAGTACAGTTTTTGAAGAAACCAAGTGCTTCTGCAGTATTACCAGTTGAAGAGTATCCAAATGCGTATGCTTCAGCTTTACAATTAGTAAATACAGCATTAGGTTCTATAAGAACTGAGGCACCTACAAAACCTGTATGACAACCAAAACTATACCAACTACTCTTACAATCTGTAAAAGTTGTACCAGCAATATAAACAGTTCCACCACTAGGTCCAAAATTACCTGCATAACCAAAAGAAGAAGCTGGCGTTGGATCCGTTGTTGATACCAAGCACTTATTAAATGTTGAATCTATAATTCCTGCATCAACAAGTGCAGCACCAAATGAATTTGATCCAGCAACACAGTTTTCAAAAGTACAAGCTTGAATGGTAACTGTTTGTGGTGTAGATTGAGGAGGTGTTACAAAAGGAATAGGTGCAAATAATACCATAGATGATCCAAAGGAATTGCTTCCTGCAGTACAATTTTTAAATGTGTGTCCATTCATTGTTATTCCTGCACCAAATGAAAAATCACTAGCAATACATGTATCAAATGTAATAGATGTAGTACTTGGGTCAATAAGTATTTGACCATTATTTGGGCTTGCATCAATACCTTTAATAGTACAATAACTACTGCTAACTAAGAAAGTTGTAAGAATAACATCTGCTATTCCAGAAAGGCTAATGACATTTACATAATCAGCATCTAGTTCCCAACCATATGATCCATTATAAGCAGACATATCATATATACCTGGAGCTACTAGAACTGTAAATGGATTTGTTAAAGATTTAGGATTTCCGTTAGGATTAGCTGCAGCTGCTAAATCGTAAGCAGCTTTTAATCCTGCACCATTTTCTGTAGGTGTACCTGTACTATTAGCTAATATATAGTTAGTACCTTCTAATAAAGTACCTGCAGCACCATTTACACCACTTGTTCCAGAAGTACCA